TGAGATTGATAAAAAGATGGATGCTGGAAAGTTTGGCAAAACTGATGCAGATAAAGATGCTAACTTCCAACGCTATAAGAAAATTCAAGACAAGTTGAAAGACCAAGGTGTGGCGGAAGGCTTGAATGAATTCGCACCAGATGGGTTCGGTGGTGATGACGGCGATGGTTTTGACCCAGATATGGCCAAGATGGCACATGAGGAAGGCTTTACAAAAGGTGTAAGTCTTGCAATGGTTGCTACATTAGAACGAGCAATGGAAATTGGACACTGGCATAAACGACATGGTGGCATGTATAAACATTACTTTGCCAAAGGATTCAAAGAGGGGCGTTTGGCGAGAATACGCCACGACAACAAACAATACGATCTCAACCTACAGTTGAATAAAGATGGTAGTGTCAGTCACGGTGAGCAGGATATGGCGGAAGCAGGTCCATTTAGTTATGGTAAACCCCCACGCAAAGGCTCAGTGGCCGATTTGGCAGCAAAGCGTCGTCAAGAACAGGATAGAAAAACTCCCCCTATTGAACCAAAAGACCAAATGGTTGGCAACGCTAAGGTTATTACGAAAGATGTGAAGGAAAGATATGACGAATGGGACGAAGGCGATGTAATGTATCGTTGGGATGACAGCGACGGCACCATTAGAAAAAGATCCATATTACATGCCAGAAGAAGAGAATCTCTTAATCAAGGATGGAGAGATAGTGTAGAACAAGTTCTTAGAGATCAAAATATCATTCGTAGCAAATTCAACCCTAATAAGTGGATACAAAAACAGGGCAGCAAATGGATTCAAGTGTTTCCATTTGGTCAAGATGGTGTGGCGGAATCCCAACTAGCCGAACTGGATCGTCCAAGTGGTAAGTTATTCATTATTGTCAAAGCAGATAACGCCGGTGCTACTCACGTATTTGGAGACTTTGGATCATTCCCACAGGATGTTATGCACAAGATCAGCAAGCGTGGCACGAGAGATAAATCAGGTGCTAAAACCAAACTAAAGATCGATTTCTTGTTTAACGATTTTAGATCCACTATCCAACAACTAAGAACCATTTTTAGAGATGTAGATTTTGTGGGCGCCGAAGCAGCAGAATTTATTATTCACAGTTCCGCATTACGTAGCGATCAAGGTGAAGATGTTAAACACCTACGAGATTACATCGAAAATGGTGATGATCGTCGTATGAAAATATATCAGGCACCGGAGGATGATGAGGAAGATGACGGTGAAACAACCGGCGGTAATATGCTACGCATTGATCCCGAAACCGGAGCAGCACGTAAAGTAGTTGGTGTAAAACCACAAACACAAATGGGTGGCAAATCCGCAGAACAGCCAGGAATGACTACCTATCGGTTTAAAGATCCAAGATTTGCTCAACAACTACGTGGAATGAATTTAGGATTTAATATCAAAGGTGATAGCATCACTGTAGATCAAAAACAAAAAGCAAAACTGGTCAGTATGTTGGGCAATAAGTTCGGCGATATTTTTACCAGCCAAGAACGGTTTAAAGAAGAGGATGCAGTTGAAGCCATGCTACCAAAGAGTGCATTTGCAGGCAGTGATAAAAACAAACTAGGCCCAGCAGCACATCTTAAGGGCAGCATGAAACGACCAGCAAAAGCAGGTGACCTAGTCGGCGGTGATGCTCAAGAAAGTCTCGAACTAAGCGAAAAGGCAGTTAGTCAGCAACAGCAAAAGTTCTTCGGTATGGTTCACGCTATGCAGAAAGGCAAGAAGATTCCAGGAGCCAGTGCCGAACTAAAGAAAACTGCTAAAAGCATGAGTAAGAGTGATGCAAAGGATTTTGCCAAAACTAAACATGCCGGACTACCTAAGAAGGTCTCAGAATTTAAAATGGAATTACCACCGGCTAGATTGACTCCCGACGAGGCAAAAAAATTCGCAGCAGATCAACAGGCCAAGACACAGGCTATGTATCAGCAACAACAATCTCAACAATCGGCACAAACTCTTCCACAGGGTGCTATTCCTGGAAGAAATTCACCACACCCAAAAACACATATATATGATGAGAAATTGGATGCGTGGATTCCTGGGCCATCACTATTACCTACCAACGAAGATACTTACATGGAATCTCTATCTGCTGCACTAGAACAAAAACTCAGTGTAAATGATACCCCCGAAGTATGGCGTGATGATTTTGTAAATGCAGATCCTGTCAAATATAAACAGTTTAGAAACAAAACTGATGAGAAAAAACGTCATATGGCCGATGTAGCTCGTTATAATCAGATTCAGAAAAAATGAAAATAAACGAAGTCTATGATCCAGATAGATATGAAATACATAATCTAAAAAAACTGGATCATATCCTAGTTGAACTGTGCGAGATGATAGTTCACGGACAGCAAAAGGATGCCGATCACTACGGCATGGTTGCCGCTTGTGTGTTGGATCCAGACAATCGTCCTGTATTTGGAATAAATCAACCTGCCGACGACGGAACACGAGTTCATGCCGAACGTGTGGCCATAGACAAATACCATAGAGAATATGGTGAGATACCAGAGGGCAGTATCATCATCACTACATTGAGTCCTTGTAATGAATTGCACGATGTAACTGCAGATGATCGTTACAAGGAAAGCTGCACCGATTTAATCAACCGCAGCCCGGTCCGTAAAGTCTATTGTGGATACATGGATCCTACACAGGGCGATGATCAACACGATGAACGTGAGTTCACCTTAGAAGAATCTGCCAATCCTGATATACGCAGACTTTGCGAAACATTTGCCAATACATTCTTGACAACAGACAAATAATCTCTTATACTAGTGTATAAGGAGAATTATTCTATGAGTAAAGCATATGGTGCGCCCGAACAGGCTAAGATCAAGCAGATCGTTGCCGAAGGGGTTACAGTCATGCAGGAAATCCAAGATCTCACCGAAGGTCTTAATGATACTATCAAAGCAGTAGCCGAAGAACTGGAAGTAAAACCCAGTGTGATCAAAAAAGCAATTCGCATTGCACAGAAAGACACGTGGGATCAAGTATTCCGTGAATTTGACGATCTTGAATCCATTGTGGATATCAGTGGTCATGCCAATCGACGCAAAGATGATGAATAAATAATGATTAATACTCTGTTCAGGCCGACCCTGGAGTGGATTAGGAATGATTATGAATCCAATCGTTTTAGGTTTATTATGGAGCTCATTGCTTGGGCTATTAGTATTGGGTGTGCTATTGCGATGGCTGGAACAGTACCATCCCCTCCCTTTATTTACATGTACCCTCTTTGGATTTCTGGTTGTGCTATCTATGCCTGGGCTGCTTGGACTAGGCGCTCATTTGGTATGCTGGCTAACTACTGCCTGCTTGTCACCATTGATTCCACAGGCCTGGTAAGACTGTTAATAAATACACATTGATTAAGGTTAGATCAGCCACAAATGATCGCTAGGGTATTTGTCTGCCGCAAAAGACAAAAGGAGAAAAATTATGAGCTATGTTGATGCCCGCTGGGATCGTGACCGAGATATTGTCCAGGTCATTGAAAGAGATCCAAAAAAAGGTCGTATCTATCAAGAATACGCCGCCCGATACATTTTCTATTATCCAGATGCTCGAGGAAAATATCGCAGCATCCATAACGAGCCGTTGAATAAGGTAACGGCTAAAAGTTTCAAAGAATTTACCAAAGAACAAAAGATTCACAGCAATCATCGCTTGTATGAAAGCGACATGAATCCTATATTTCGCTGCCTTGAAGAAAACTACTTGGATAGAGATGCTCCAAAACTAAACGTAGCATTTTTCGATATTGAGGTGGACTTTGATCCAGAACGGGGATATGCATCGCCTGATGATGCTTTTATGCCCATCACTGCCATTGCTGTTCATCTACAGTGGCTAGATACGCTGGTATGTTTGGCTGTTCCGCCTAAAACACTGACTATAGCAGAGGCACAAGAACAGGTTAAAGAATTCCCTAACACTATCCTATTTGAAACAGAATATGAAATGTTAGATACATTCCTTAATCTTATCGAAGACGCAGATGTTCTTAGTGGGTGGAACAGCGAAGGATTTGATATACCATATACGGTAAATAGAGTCACCAAGGTTTTAAGCAAAGAGGATACTCGCAGGTTTTGTCTGTGGGATCAGATGCCTAAAAAACGTGAATATGAAAAGTATGGAAAAACTGCTGTTACATATGACCTAGTCGGTCGCGTTCATTTAGATTCATTGGAACTTTACAGGAAATATACATATGAAGAGCGTCACACATACCGATTGGATGCCATTGGAGAAATGGAAATCGGTGAAAACAAAACAGTCTACGAAGGATCTCTGGACCAACTCTACAACAACGACTTCCGCAAATTCATTGAATACAACAGGCAAGACTGCGCACTTCTGGACAAACTCGACAAAAAACTCAAGTTCCTGGATCTAGCCAATACTATTGCACATGAAAATACTGTGCTGCTACAGACCACTATGGGTGCTGTGGCTGTAACTGAACAGGCCATTGTTAATGAAGCACATCGTCGTGGAATGATGGTGCCCAGCAGACCCAGACGTAGCGAAGATGGAACAGATACACAAGCGGCAGGTGCTTATGTAGCATATCCTAAAAAAGGTCTACATGACTGGATTGGTAGTATGGACATTAACAGTCTGTATCCATCAGTAATTCGAGCACTCAATATGGGCCCAGAAACCATCATCGGTCAATTACGCATGGATTATACGAAAGAAGAAATTGACGTTAAAATGGCCAAGGGCTCTAGTTTTGCTGCTGCATGGGAAGGTAAATTCGGCACTAATGAATACGAATTTGTTATGGCACAAGATCGCAGTCATGACATTGTGGTTGATTGGGAAGATGGCAGAACTGAGATCATGAGCGGTGCTCAAATCTACGAAATGGTTTTTAATGGTGGTAAACCATGGATGCTTTCTGCCAATGGCACAATCTTCACCCACGAGTTTGAAGGTATTATTCCCGGACTGCTGAAACGCTGGTATGCTGAACGTAAAGAAATGCAGGCCAAACTAAAAGACGCTATTAAAGCGGAGAATAAAATTGAAGAAGAATACTGGGACAAACGACAACTGGTTAAGAAAATTAATCTTAACAGTCTATACGGTGCTATTCTTAACGCTGGTTGTAGGTTCTTTGATAATCGCATCGGTCAGTCTACCACCCTTACCGGGCGTTCAATTGCCCGACACATGGCTGGCAAAATTAACGAAGTCATAACTGGCGACTATAACCATGTAGGCAAGGCTGTTATTTACGGTGATACAGATAGTGCTTACTTTACAGCATATACTGCACTGAAGAATGAAATCGCCAAAGGCGAAATTGCCTGGGACAAAGACACCGTGGTCAAACTATACGATACGGTAGCCGATGAAGTAAACTCAACATTTGCAGATTTTATGTTGGAGGCATTTCATTGTCCTAAAACACGTGGTGAAGTTATTAAAGCCGGTCGAGAGATCGTTGCTATTAAGGGACTATTCATTACTAAGAAACGCTATGCTGTTCTTAACTATGATAAAGAAGGCAAGCGACTCGATGTGGAAGGAAGGCCAGGAAAGATTAAGGCCATGGGTCTAGATCTTAAACGCAGTGATACTCCAGAATTTATGCAAAAGTTCTTGGAAGAGATTTTGACTAAAGTGCTAAACGGTGCCCAAGAAGAAGAAATCTTAGAGAGAATTAGCGAATTTAGAACAGATTTTAAAACTCGACCCGGTTGGGAAAAAGGCAGTCCTAAACGAGCTAACAACATCACCGAATATCAAGCTAAAGAAGCTAAACAAGGCAAGGCCAATATGCCCGGTCATGTTAGAGCCAGTATTAATTGGAATACGCTCAAACGAATGAACGGCGACAAATATTCTATGAATATTGTTGATGGCATGAAAGTAATCGTGTGCAAACTGAGAGATAATCCATTAGGATATACCAGCGTGGCATATCCTGTCGATGAACTGCGTTTGCCTAAATGGTTTCAAGAATTGCCATTTGATCACGGTGAAATGGAAGCCACTATCATCAATAACAAATTAGATAATCTCATTGGAGTTCTGGAATGGGATTTAGACTCGACTACACAGAACAACACATTTGGTAATCTTTTTTCATTTGATTGATTTTTGCCTTGACTTTGCTTCAAAATCTAAATAAACTAACACAAAGGAAATATATCATGCTAGACCTACTCAAAGACATCGTTGCCCATACTCAAAAACTTGGCTTCTTAAACATTGTTAAAGTCACAGGAACCGATAAGCAGACACTCATTGATTCCATGGCAGAAGACCGCACCGTAATCATGTATGCCGAAACTACTGATCCACAACCAGAAATGATTGGCACATTTGGTATGCCTCAACTGGAAAAACTTCGTTATCTAGTAGACGGTAAAGAATATCAACAGGATGCTACTATTGAAGTAGTTCGCGAAACTCGCAATGGAGAATTGGTTCCAGTCGGTCTCCACTTTGAAAATGCAGATGGTGATTTTAAAAACGATTACCGTTTTATGAACCAGGACATCATCAACGAGAAACTTAAAACTGTTAAATTCCGTGGCGTCAAATGGGATGTAGAAGTTGAGCCAACCGTTAGTGCTATTCAGAGATTTCAATTCCAGGCTGGTGCCAATACAGAACATGTTACCTTTTTGGCCAAGGTCGATGGAGACAAATTGAAATTTACATTCGGCGATGTTAGCACACACGGCGGAGAATTTATATTTGCTACCGGTGTTACAGGTAAAATCACCAAGTCCTGGACATGGCCGGTGGCATCTGTGCTGGGCATTTTTAAAATTGCCGATGCTAACAATGCTAAGATCAGTTTCAGCAATGAAGGTGCTATGCAGATTACGCTAGATAGCGGACTTGCAGTCTACAAATACATTATTCCAGCACAGGCATGATAAAAAGTTTATTCCATTCTGGCAAATATCTTACAGTAAGTGGTGGACAACCTGCCACCACCTACATCGACCCTTATAGTGGCGCACAGAGTGCAGGAATGATGCGATATAATGGCTCCACTTATAATATAGAAGTATACGACGGTACTATGTGGCAACCTTTACAAAGTTCCCATGCCAGTATACAATTAGATAACGAGGCAATCGGTATTTTAGACTGGGCCAGAGAAAAACGCCAACAGGAAATGGAATTAGAAAGTTTATCATTGAATCATCCTGCTGTAAAGGCAGCATATGAAAATGTAAAGCGAGCCAAAGATCAGTTAAAAGCAACAATTATATTGAGTAAAGAAAACAACTCTATCTAATAGGAATATATCGCAAGTAAGCATAAATAAACATATAGGAGATTATTATGTTTTATGTTTATGCTTACTTAAGAACCAAGGATTTAACACCATATTACATCGGTAAGGGAAAAGATAACAGAGCATGGGATAAAGACCATTCTGTTATTGTTCCTAAAGATCTAAATAGAATTGTTATATTAGAAACAAATTTAACAGAACTCGGAGCATTTTCTATTGAACGCAGAATGATAAGATGGTATGGTCGTGTTGATTTAGGAACTGGTATACTTCATAATAGAACTGACGGTGGAGATGGATCAGCAGGTATTATTCCTTGGAATCGTGGCAAAAAAATAGGATCGTATTTAACAATGGAAGGCAGAAAAAAAATAAGCGATGCTAATAAAGGTATTCCTAAGAATCACGGTGATAAGGTATCTTCCGGTCTTAAAGGGGTGCCAAAATCTGAAGAACATAAACGCAAACTAAGTGATGCCGGTAAAGGTAATATTCCTTGGAATAAAGGCAAAAAAGGTGTTCAAGTTGGAAGTAGGCTAGGTGTAGAAGTAAGTGATGAAACTCGTGCTAAAATGAGTGCGTCTCAGAAAGGTAAAGTAGTGCCGGACTTGATAAAAGAAAAAATAAGTGCTACACTTAAAGGAAGAAAAATGTCAGACGAGACTAAAAGAAAAATGTCCGAAGCAAGAAAAAAATTATGGGAACAAAAACGAAATGAAAAATAGACCACCGATAGATTTAAGTATCTTGAATAAAGATTACGCCTGCTTCCTTCCGGCTATCAGTTCGTTCTACAGCACTTATGTAGCCAAACAACGACTCAGCGAATATATACCCAAAGACCGTATGCCTATAGGGTTTGATCGCGGTATCGAGGGTATGAATTTTCTTAATCTCGAACAGGGATATTTTACATACAAATATGCCCTATACTCTGCAGGTCATGCTCAGTTGGACCTTAAAAAAGCCTTTACTGATGATTCAATGTTGCAACAACGAGATCGTGCTAATACCATGGTTCTCGGTGATTCCGGCGGATACCAAATTGGTAAAGGTATTCTTAAATTTGACTGGAAAGACTTTGAAGGAGCATCGGCGAATAAAACACGCAGTGAAATTGTTAATTGGTTAGAAGCAACAGCAGATTGGTCAATGACACTGGACGTTCCTATCTGGGCCTGTGATAAAAATAACAGAGTAAGAACCGGTTTGACTAGTCCAGACGATTGCTTGTTAAAGACTCGATTCAACAATGAATTTTTTATAAAGAATCGTCAAGGTAAAACAAAATACCTAAATGTTCTACAGGGCAGCGATTGGCTCAGCGCAGAAACATGGTATGAAGGTGTTAAGGAATACAGCGACAATAACATCTACGGCGACCAGGCTTTTGAAGGCTGGGCATTTGGTGGTGTCAATATGAGCAAGATGGACATGACACTGAAACGCATAATGATCCTGCGTGAAGAAGGACTACTTAAAGGAAAAGATTGGATACACTTTCTCGGAACTGCTCAACTAGATTGGGCTTGCTATTTAACTTCAATTCAACGACGAATCAGAGAACATATCAATGAAAACCTTACCATATCTTTTGACTGCGCCTCACCGTTTGTCGCAACTGCACACGGACTCACTTACACCAACGCAATCCACACGTCCAAAAAGTTCAGTGTTGTTATGGACAAGGCACCAGATAACAAAGCACTTGCAGAGTCCACAATCCCATTCCCATTCGAATCGGAAATCGGCCGCAGGTTAGTAATGGGCGATATTTGCCATTATGCTCCGGGAATGCTAAACAAAATAGGAAAAGAAGGTGCTACCAGTTGGGATAGTTTTGCCTACGCACTAATGATGGGGCATAATGTTTATTGCCATATTGCAGCAGTTCAACGAGCCAATCAATTGGCTGATATTGAATGCACCAAATATAAACCAGATTGGCGCGAATGGAATAAACTCAACGCTAAAAACCTCAATAGCAACCAATTTAGCGAATGGATTCCTCGAAGCATTCTTTATTTTGATCGGTTCGTTGAAGAACTTTTTGCAACTAAAAATCTCACAGAGGCTATGGGTATGCTTGAACAACCCAATGCCAAGGCATTTTTAACCAGCATTGCCGGTGCTAGAAATACAACAAATGGTCAAAGTGATAATATGTTTGGTAGTCTTTTTTCTATCGAAGAAGTTACACGAGCAGATGATATTTGGCTAGAAAATCCCGAAGATGAAAAACTTCGGGCACTTGAACAAGGACTATTAGGAGAATAACATGCCAACATGGCAACTAACAACCGCATCAAAGAAAAATGCTGTAGAGAAACAGTTTTGGACCAAAGAGGGTGTTACCGTTACTAAAGAAGAGGGATACCGTTGGGGAACCTTTTCGTGCGAAAGTGATGAACAACCCGACATCGATCTTGACAATGAAGACGGATATGATCTTACCAATTCCGATTACGACTGGGAATTAGACACACTCGACGACGGTTGTTGGGTAGTATGGGACTTCCCTGAAGATATGGACGAAGAAGAACAAGAACGAATTCAGGAATTATGGGATGAAGATTTTTTTGAAGGACTAGAAGGAGATGGGTGGGTCAATGACGATACCGAATATTGGTTCTACGGTCCACTAAAATTAGTAGAGATCGATGAATAAATTGGTAAAATTTACGATTGATTAATTTTATCAATTCTACTATAATAGATACATGGAAAGAACATACGCAACCGAATCCACTGAGGATGTAAACTTTTTTACCGGAGTGGAGGTAGAACATACCCCTGCTTTGGGTAAGAAAACACTATTTGTTGTGGGCTTGCAAAAGTTTCAAGATATTCACACACATCTGCTAGGGTGTGAACATATTTTCTTTGGTGCCAATCACAGTTTCAATCCACCTGCAGACAATCCAGAATACTGGCGGGCCTGGGAGGAAATGATTAGCGATTTCCTTAATAAGGATTACCTCTGTAGCCTAGATATTCCGATTAGTGCTGTTGAAGAATTTAATGATAGCGGACTTTGCGAATACAACAATTTTATTCCACAAATTCGTATTAGCATTCCATACGTGAAATTATGGAATTACAATACAATGGTTAAAATCGACGATCGAGATTTTAACGCAACCAATCCCGGAGTGTGGTGTCACAGCCTACACACTCTTATGGATCGTAGTAAATTTACAGGCTGGGAACAATATAACAAGGACGAAATCCTAAAATGATCACTAGTAAAATTACCAAAGGTGTTCCTGAAGCCAGCACAGACGAGCGTATGCTTAAACTGCTGGAAAGCATTGACTGGAAACTGTGGGAGATGTATAATATGATGAAAGACAATCTCCCAGAAAAACCCAAGACTAAGTCACCTAAAATCTCACCTAAAAAAGAAGCGACTCCAGAATGATTATTCGACAAGATGTTCGCCCTTGCAAGATGACTTTTATCAAAGTTCGCACAGAATTTGAAGGGTTTCATTATTATCCAAATGCTGGAACAATTGATCCTCGTATTCAGTTTCTTGAAAATGAACATCGTCATATGTTCAAAGTAGAAGTGAAAATTTCAGTTGAACATCTAGATCGTGAATTGGAATTTTTCTTAGTCAAATGGGCATTACAAGAATTTATTAAATCTGGAAATCAAAATCACAAAAGTTGTGAGATGATTGCTACAGATATTTTAGAAAATCATCTACTTCCTAAATACGGGCAACGGTATTATGAAATTGTGGTCTCCGAAGACGGAGAATCCGACGGAATTATTGAGTATAAACCTTAATAATATTTTTAAACTTTCTTTTTATTTTTATCATGGCACATCCCGCTTATATTACTAAATCTTTTCGTATGAAACCCGAAGTCAGCAAGATCTTTGATGATCTCGAAGAATGGCTTGACGTTTGCCGCTTTAATCTCATGCGTTATGACGAGAAGGACCTTTATCGCAGTCCCGACTACAAGGAATTCAAACGCCGTAGTCGCTACGAAAACAATCGTCGCGGCAACAATCGCCAGCAGGCCGATCAAGCATGAGAAAACTTTGGTATATGGGGCTAGAACCCTACAAGGCCAGATATACTTTACAACTCCAAGATTGGAACGAAACTGTATTCAAACGACGCGGTATTGACTACCAAATCGTTCCCGGAGAAACACTCAGCAGTGATCAAGCAATCGTTACTGGTCAGGTTCTCGATGCTCATGGTCGCACATATTTTGGTATGTCGCAACTAATGAATCTAGTTAAAATGATGAAGGCAGGAGAATGCAGTAATGAAGATGTTGTCTATTTTGAAGACATGTTTCAGCCAGGCATCGAAAGCCTACCATACATCCTCAATCAGATCGGTAGTGAGCATCGCCCTCGCATTTTTGTTCGCTGTCTTGCTCAGTCTATTGATCCAGATGATTTTGTTCATGTCTGGGGTATGTCAAAGTGGATGGGACACTATGAGAAAATGGTTGACTCGTTTGTAGACGGTGTGCTGGCCAGTAACGAAGAAATGGTCATGCACATGAAGATTGCTGGCTGGACTGCTCCAATCTACAATATCTCCGGGTTGGCATTTGGGAAACAAGAAGTAATGAGCCGGGTAGATGATGTGACACCGTTTGAGAATAGAACTCATCGTGTGGCGTTTTCTGCTCGGTGGGACCAGGAGAAACAACCAGACTTCTACATGGATCTAATCGAAGAATGGTTCCGTCGGTATCCTAATGATATTGCCAAAGCCCAACGTCGAGAACCAGTAGAATTCTGTATTCTTTCTGGAAGTCGCCTGCGTTCAAACGGTGCTCGATATGTAGAAAGAGCAAGAGAATTAGAAACCCGTGGATTGTTGACAATCTACGAGGATTTGGAGAAGAACGAATACTATCGTATCCTAAATGACACTCGTGTGTTGTTTAACTGTGCTTTACAGGATTGGACCAGCAATACAGTTAGCGAGGCCGATTCACTTGGATGTAATGTGTTGTTTCCGGCATATCGCAGTTTTCCAGAAACCTTTGCCAATGACCACGAACGTCTTTATGTTCCTTGGAGTATTGAGGATGCTATTCAAAAATTAGAAAACCTTCTCAAACACGAACACCCAAATCAGGGTAAGATCAGTGATTGGACCAATGACTGCATCGACCGCACACTGGACATCATCGAAGGGAAAGGTGAAGAATGGCGTCGAGACAGTGTCGATTACAGACAACATTCGCGTCAATCCAAGTATTAACTTGACTTGTTCACACATTCTTGCTACAATAGTCCTACGTTAACTCCATTAAATAGTCTTACATAGTAAGGAACTTAGATGAAACTCAAAAAATTAGCTGCCAGCATCGCCCTTGTTCTTTCAACAGGAGCGATTGCTCAGACCCAAACGTCAGTATGGGAAACTAGCGAATACTACAAAAGTCGAACTCTACAATCCATTAACGCCAGCACTGCATGGAGCCGTGGATTTACAGGTAAAGGCAGTGTAATTGCTATTTTAGATTCTGGTATTGATGCCAAAAATACCGAATTTGACAAGCGTATTAAACTAATCCAAGACTTTTCCGGTAGTGGCAGCATTGTTGATAACATCGGACACGGCACCCATGTGGCAGGCATTGCTGCCGCAGCACATAATGGAGTTGGTGTAGAGGGAGTAGCATTTGATGCTACTCTGCTTATTGGCAAAGTTACCAATAATGGATCAGCCACTACCACTACTCTAGGTAATGGTGTTCAGTGGGCCAATAACAATAATGCCGATGTTGCTAATATGAGTTTCAGCTCAACATTATCGGCTGCTACCATTGGAGCGAAACTTATTGCTCCCGGTGTTTATTCCACTGTGTATACCAATACCGGATCTTTGCCAGGTGTATCAAATACCCAACAATGGGTGGATGCTATGAAAGGCAACATGGTCTTGGTTCTAGCTGCCGGTAACGACGGAACAGCATGGTCAGGCGGACTAGCACAAATGGCAACTGCTACAGATAAAAGCGGAAACCTATTATTAGGCGGCCGAGTTATTATTGCCGGAAACTGGAACGAACAAAGTAATACCGGCTTGGGACCCAGTAGTAATGCTGCTGCCACACTTTGCCAAGTAGTAGTTGCCAATGTGTGTCAGGACCGGTATCGTATGAGCCAGTTCTACCTCCTGGCTCCAGGAACTGGAATTAGCTCAACTGTTCCACTCAGCCTGAACAACACCGGATTCAGTAACATGACTGGGACTTCAATGGCTGCTCCTGCTATTAGCGGTGGTGTAGCCATTATTCACCAAATGTGGCCGCAGATGACTGGCGCTAACATTGTTCAACTGCTGTTTGTTACGGCTAATAAAAATCTTCCAGGATACAAACCGGAACTGTATGGCCAAGGACTAATGGACCTCGACAAGGCCACCCGCCCGTTTGGAACATTGGGTATTCCTACTACCGGTCGGCTCAGCGGTCCAACAACTACTGCCGTTCAACCTGTATTGGTTACCAGCGGTAGTGCTAGCACAGGTAAAGTCAGCGGTCTTATGGTAGTTGACAGTTTCCAACGTGATTTTTATCTTCCAGGTAAAACATTAACTGCCTACAATAATCAGAGTTATTTTAATGTAGCACAGGCAGCAATGCCATATACTACCGGTAATAACTACAGCCAATTTAACAACTATACCGACTATGTTCATAATCAGTCTGGCGATTTTGAAATTAATCTTTATCGCAATACCAATTTCAATCTTGTAGGGAATAATCCTGGTATGATTGAAATGAATTATCGTCTGCGTAATGATTATGCCGATGTTAAATTCACTTCGGGTATGTTTGTAGAGAACAATACTTGGCTAGGCAACGCCCTGAACAGCTTCAGTGGCGGCGGCGATAACAAGATGAGCTCAACATACTTTACCGGTATTGGAATTGATCGCACTATTGGCAAGACCAATTTCTATGCCAATGTCACACACGGAGTTACCTTAGCTGCCAGCTCTAGCGATACTGTTAGCAACCTCAGTAATGTTCTTAGCTATACTTGGACTGTAGGTGCAGAGCACAAGGTAGATGCTAAAAACTCTGTAGGCCTTATGGTATACCAGCCTGTATCAGTATATCGTGCTATGGCAGATGTTGCTGCTCCAGTAGGACTAGACAGCAGTTTTAATGTTGTTCAAAACAGCCGTCAAAATCTGGCAGCAGATGTTCACGAAACACGAGTAGGACTTTACTACAAGTTTAAAGATGAAGACCGTTCAAATGTTCTGGCATTTGTAGAGAATCGTCAAAACTATCGTGGACAGGTTGGTGCTAGTGACAACGTTGCTGGTGTTATGTTTAATCAACGTTTTTGAATTTGGTAATTTGTTGATCGGCCTGTGATACGCAGGCCTGCATAGAGCATATCTGGGGCTCCTTTGGCGGGGCCCACCACTCTGACCAAATGTTTCCTAAAGGTTGATTATTACAATCACCTCCTGCTACCCATCCATGGTAGTTTATTATTAATCGCTCAATTCCTACATTACAACGCATTCCGGTATAAACTGGATTATTATTGTATTTTTCTTTGTATCGGTCATACCAAGTAGTTGATTGAAAATGTATTTTTTGCTCTACTGCTTTTCGACCTTGTATTATATCTAACTGATCATCAGTATAAGGATATATACCAGAATCGTGCATTGCGTTTTTATACAAAACAGATTTACTTACAACAAACTTATACTCGCGCTCTATTGCCAATGCTCGCTCAAGATCTTCATCGAAATAATCAGGACGAATAGGAACAATAACATCAATAGGTTTTGATTTTGATAAGAACAGTTCTACAATATATTTTATTAAACTGGGATTTTGCCAATAATGATAACTTAATCTCAGTTGATCAACCTGTGGTTCAACCGCCCACCAATCCATCCATAATTGCCCACCACCTGTGCGAAGTTCTATATTTCCATTGGCCTCTTTACATAATTTTAGAATCCTCACTGTTCCGTCCATATCCAACGGTTCGCCACCGTCAAATGTCCAATCTATTGTTCTGCCAAGATTAGCGTAATGATCTATCAGTAGATTGGTTATACGAACGTAGTCAACAGTAGCAGGAGGCAGCCCACCTCCCCTTGAAGCAATAGGACAATAACTACATTCTGATTTACAGTAATCGTTGAGATACCAGGTGATTTGAGTTTTTAATTCGGACATCAGTTGACACAGCCTAAATAATAGCGTATACTATTTACTCACAGACAATACATGGTATCATTTATGAATAAAATTGATGAAATCTTGTTGATTACTCAAGAAGAGTGTGCCGAAGTTACTCAGGCAATCAGCAAGTGTTTTAGGTTTGGGTTGGACAATATCAAACCAGGCAAACCAAAAAGTAACCGAGAACACCTGGAAGAAGAGCTAGGCGATTTAGTAGCAATGATTACTCTGTTAGAAATGCATGGAGTAATTAATCAACTCAATATTGAGAAGGCCAAACTGGCCAAATTTGAAAAACTAAAACAATGGTCAAATATCTATGAGCAAACTTAAAATAAGCGAACTGTTCTACTCCATTCAGGGAGAGGGCCGATATATGGGAGTGCCTAGCGTGTTCCTTCGTACCTTTGGCTGTAACTTCACCTGCGACGGATTTGGTATGCCACGTGGAGGGAAAAGTGTAGAGCGAGTAAACGTAGCATTTGCTCACGGCAATACTCCTTACAAAGATTACAAAGAACTTCCCCTTGTGAGCACAGGTTGCGACAGTTATGCCAGTTGGGATCCAGCATTTAAAGAGTTGAGCCCGCTACTTACTACAGATGCTATTGTAGATCGCATTATGGAAATTCTTCCACACGGTGAATGGCGTGACGAACATTTGGTTATCACCGGTGGAGAACCATTGCTGGGATGGCAAAAACAATATCCAGACTTGTTAGATCATCCTAAGATGGCAAGGCTTAAAGAAATCACATTTGAGACCAATGGCACCCAAACACTTACACCAAAATTTAAAGAATATTTAAGAAAATGGGAATGTTATCACGATAGTGATTTTCATAGAGAAATTACATTTAGTGTCAGTGCTAAACTGCCTTGTAGCGGAGAAGCATGGGAAGATGCTATTAAACCTAAAGTGGTCTATGAATATGAAACCTATGGCACAACCTATCTAAAGTTTGTCATTGCCACAGAACAAGACTTTGCTGATGCCCAACGTGCTATTGCTGCCTATCGTGGTGCAGGGTTTGAAGGGCATGTTTATCTAATGCCAATTGGTGGGGTAGAAAGTATCTATTCCATGAACAATAAAAATGTAGCCATGCTGGCAATGAAAAATGGACTACGATACAGCGATAGGCTTCAAGTTCCCTTATTTAAAAACGAGTGGGGGACATAATGGAATGGTTTAAAAAACTATTTGAAAAGAAAGTTGAAGGGAAACTTGCACCCGAACCAGAGGCCGCTCCTACTGCCAAGGAAATTGCCACTGCTAATAAAGAGCCCTGGGTAGCCGTATTAACCACTCATGTTAACAAAGAAAACATTCGCAATGGATTTTTCGAACTTGACTGGAATGAATACTTTGTGCTACAATTACGCAGTGCTGGATACACCGGAGAAACAGATGAAGCTATTGTGGATTCCTGGTTTACCGAACTGTGCCGCAATGTTGGAACCGAGGAAGGTGTCGATATGAACCGACGTGGTTCTGGTTACGTTAATCGCGCTCTTCGTGATGATGGGCGAACTGAGATTTATTAATGAGCAAAACTTATATTCTAGTCGATACTGCAAATACATTTTTTAGGGCCAGACATGTGGTCCGTGGAGATCTCAATGATAAGATTGGTATGAGCATTCATACTGTATTGAGTAGTGTTCGCAAGGCATGGAGAGACTTTAAAGGCGACCATGTCATCTTCTGCTTAGAAGGACGCAGTTGGCGCAAGGATCATTATGCTCCTTACAAACGGCAAAGGGCAGAAGCTCGTGCAGCACACAGCCCACGAGAAGCAGAAGAAGAGCGTGTATTCTGGGAAACATTTGATCAGTTTAAAGACTTTGTTCTAAACAAAACTAATACCAGCGTTCTACATAATCCACAATTGGAAGCAGATGATCTCATTGCTGGATGGATTCAAAGTCATCCCAACGATAATCATGTAATCATCAGCACAGACGGCGACTTTGCTCAGCTTATTGCGCCTAATGTGCGTCAATATAACGGCATCATGGGTGTTACCACTACTCACGAAGGATACTACGATGAGAAGGGTAAACCGGTAATCGATAAAAAGACCAAAGCAGTAAAACCTGCACCCGAGCCAGAGTGGCTACTATTTGAAAAATGTATGCGCGGCGATACTAGCGATAACATCTTTAGTGCCTATCCCGGTGTGAGAGAAAAAGGCAGTAAGAATAAAGTTGGTCTGCGAGAAGCATTTGCCGATAGAACAACTCGCGGATATAACTGGAACAACATGATGCTACAACGATGGGTTGATCATGAAGGTGTTGAACATCGTGTGTTAGACGATTACCAACGTAATGTCCAACTATGCGATCTTACTGCTCAACCACCCGAGATTAGAAAGATTATTCAAGAAACGATAGATCAAGAAATTGAAAAGGCAAAAAATATTCCACAGGTAGGAATAAGATTACTTAAATTCTGTGCGGCTTTTGACTTGCAAAAGATCAGTGAACAAGTAGAAAGTTATGCAGAACCACTTAACGCAAGGTATGCTCAATGACATCATCAACAGCAAAAAATCTAATCCCAAATAAAGAATGGTTAGTCAAATACGGCACTGAGAAAATTGGCAGTATTTCCAAGGAAAAAAAAGGTTACGCATTTTTAAGAAATGGTCAAAAGATCTCTTTTAAAAATCTGTCCGAAGTTAAATCTCAACTGGGTATTGCACTATTCGAAGACAATATCAAAAAAATAAAAACAGATAAAGAAGAGAATAAGAACTATTCTATCTATGATTATCCCTGTAAAACCAAGCCTTACGACCCGGTATTCAATTTAAAAAATCGTCTACCGCTATATGTTAAAAATCTCAAAAGTAAAAGTAGGTATTGCGCCGGATATTATCTAATTGAATTTCGCAAAGGCTGGACAAAAGCATATTGCCCTAAACTAATTACACTACAGAGATATCCATTTCAAGGTCCGTTTAAAACCGAAGAAGAGATGAAAATTCGGTTAAATATTGCAAATAAATCATGAAAGAACTAAACACACTGCCTATTGAAGATTTCTTAAATCGTGCTCGTGTTGCCATTAAAAGCAATCAACGAGACCTTACTCTTTCTATCAAAGAAGTAACCGATCTACAGAATAGCCTAAGTGTAGTAATGACCCGTTTAGCAGGTGAATTGGACCAAGTAATGACCAATATTCCATCGGGCGATATTGAAGTTAAAATGAACGGCGGGTTTTTTTAGACTTAAAATATAATAAATACACATACCATTTTGGAGACATGTGTATATGAGCCGTCCTAAACCTAATGTAATATTAGAAAATATCAGCAAAAAGACATTTAAGGTAGAACAAGTTCTTGAAGCAGAAGCAATCTGGGCCGTTTTTTATAAAGATAAACCTATTAACTTGAAAACCAGTAGCATTGTAGCACAACATATAGGTCCTAAATATAAAAAAGTCAGTTTTTCTAACGCTGGACATGCACATAATCTCGCAAGTAAAATGAATAAACTTTTTAACACAGAAGATTTTTCTGTATACAAACTAACCACCGGTGAAAAGATCACCAATGAATCAAAAGATTGAAATAACACGCTATGTGGCAGAACAGCTAGGCCTGCCAGTTGATGATAAAAATTTAAGAAAATGCAAACGCCTTTGGTGGCAAAATTTAAGAGTTAAACCCAAAGGTGGACTACGCCTAACCGAAGCAGGATATACTGCTCTTTGCCAAGCCAAAATTAGAGATCTCAAAGTCAAATATGACGCCAAGTTTGAGTATAAGAGCGAATTTATTCTCCTACTAGACAACTACATAGACGCACCTTGGTATATCACACCCAAAGCCATTCATGTATTCAACGACCGGTTGGCTGTTCAATTGGTGTTGTTTTCAGGCAACATTGAACGTCTAATACGGGCAAAAATTGCCAGCGACTTGACAGCAACCGCTGACTAAGGTATAATAGATACATGTTGAAGCAGTAGGCAATCGACATTAACCAATACTAACTTTGAGAGTTTTTAAATGTCAGAGAAAATTTCCGCAAATCGCACCGTTAGCCCAAACGAAGCCAAACGTAGCATTCGCAAGTGCATTAAAATCCAACGCCCTGTATTCATGTGGGGTCCTCCGGGTATCGGCAAGAGCGATATCGTAAAACAGATCGGCGACGAGTTTGATCGCGAGGTCATTGATGTTCGGCTGAGCCTTTGGGAACCTACCGATATCAAAGGTATTCCCTATTACAATAGTGCTGCCAATACTATGACTTGGGCACCTCCAGCAGAACTGCCTACAGATCCAGACAGCACCGCCATCCTGTTCTTGGATGAGCTGAACTCGGCTGCTCCGGCCACGCAGGCTGCGGCATATCAGCTGATTCTTAATCGCCGCGTTGGCACCTATGTTCTTCCTAAAGGTGTTAGCATTGTGGCAGCAGGCAATCGCGAGACTGACAAGGGCGTTACTTATCGTATGCCTGCTCCGTTGGCAAATCGCTTCCTGCATATTGAATTGCGTAGCGACTACGAAGATTGGCTACAGTGGGCTACGCTGAACAAAGTTCACGAACAGGTCGTAGGTTATATTGGTTTTGCTAAACAAGATCTTTATGACTTTGATCCAAAAAGTGCAAGCCGCTCCTTTGCTACTCCGCGTAGCTGGTCCTTTGTTAGCGAATTGTTGCAGGACGACGACTTGCCAGAAAGCACACTGACTGATTTGGTTGCCGGTGCTGTAGGCGAGGGCCTTGCTGTTAAATTTATGGCGCATCGCAAGGTTGCCAAGCAAATGCCTGACCCAACAGAGATTCTCAACGGCAAGGTCAAAGTTTGTAATATCAAAGAAATTTCGGCAATGTATTCGCTGACTGTGAGTATGTGCTACGAACTGCAATCTGCATATGAGAAGAAAGTTAAAGATTGGGATCCTATGGCAGATTGCTTCTTTGGGTTTATGATGGATAATTTCCCAACAGAATTGGTTGTGATGGGTGCAAAAACGGCCTTGACCACATACAAACTTCCATTCGATGCCAGCAAGTTGAAGAACTTCGACCGCTTCCACGAGAAGTATGGCAAGTATATTATCACTGCAATGGAGTAAAAATAGGGCCCGAAAGGGCCTTATTTGTCTCTTGACATATTAAATAAGTGTGTGTATAATAGCTCATATACAGTTAAACAACGGAGAAAGCAATGGCATCAGTGATGAAATCCGAGAAGACCAAGAAGATTGTTCCTAAGAACTTTACTCAGGCAGAAAAGAATAAGATTGTAGAAAAATTGGTAACCGCTCGTATTGGGCTGTTGCTCCGTCATCCATTCTTTGGCAATCTTGCTACTCGCATGCAACTTATTGATGCCACCGACTGGTGCTCTACACTGGCCACAGATGGTCGTCGTTTTTATTACAACAACGACTTTGTAAATCGACTGACTCCAAAACAAGCCGAGTTTGGCTTTGCACACGAAGTGCTTCATAACGTGTTTGATCATATGGGTCGCCGTGATGGGCGTCATGCTGTATTGAGTAATATTGCTGCCGATTATGCCGCTAATCAAATCCTCAAAGATGAGCGTATTGGCGAAGTGCCAGATTGGATTAAAATTTTCCAAGATAACAAATATCGCGGCAAGTCTTACGAGGAGATCTACGAGGAACTATACGACAAAGCCGAAAAGATCAATGTAGAAGATCTCGGCGAATTGTTAGATGAGCATCTCGACGATGTCGAAGATGGCGACAACGACGGCGACGGGGACCAAGAAGGCAAAGGAAAACGACCACGCCTTACCGCTGAGGAACGAAAACAAATCCGCGATGAGATCAAAGAAGCAGTAGTAGCCGCGGCACAGGCAGCAGGTGCAGGTAAAGTGCCGGCAGGTATTGCTCGTATGATCAAAGATTTTACCGAGCCTAAGATGGACTGGCGGCAGATGTTGCGTATGAATATCCAAAGTATTCTCAAAAGTAACTTCAGTTTTAATCGTCCAAATCGCAAAAGTCAACACTGCGGTGCTGTATTGCCCGGTATGATGAATGAAGAGACTATTGACATAGCCTGCGGTATTGATATGAGTGGCAGTATTACTGATGCAATGGGCAAAGACATGATCAGCGAGATCAAAGGCATCATGGAAGAATACCAAGACTTTAAACTTAAACTTTGGTGTTTTGATACCAGTGTTTATAGCTATGCCGAATTCTCCGGCGATAATGCCGACGAAATTATGGAATACGAATGCAAAGGTGGTGGTGGCACTGACTTTGAAGTCAATTGGTCCTTTATGAAAGAAGAAGGTATCGAGCCTAAGAAGTTCATTATGTTCACAGACGGGCTGCCTTATAGCTCGTGGGGTGACGAACATTATTGCGATACGCTGTTTATTATCCACGGTAGCGAAACTATTGTGCCACCGTTTGGACAATACGCTTATTACAAAGATGCTGCCTAATGGCTCTCAGTAGAGGACAAGTCAATCCGTTAAGTGCCTTGGGGGTAAGAAAATTAAACTTTATTCCCGAGCATTTTAGTTCTATTACTGTATCCACTGCTGTAGATATCAAATTATTAGACCATTGGATTAACTACAACTTAAATAGTAGGTATGCAATTAAACGAAGCCTAAGCGTCGATCGACTTAATAAAGTCGTTGACGTAACGGTAATTGGCATAGAGGATCCCAGGGAGATCACTATGCTGTCATTAGGATGTCCCTATTTACACAACAAGGAAGATTTTTAAAATGGATGATCAAGCACAAGTAGCAACAGAAACCGGTGTTGGTGGCGATGTTCCAGCCGCCGCTCCTGCACCTGAACTCAGCATCAGCGACCTTCAAAACCTACGTGCCATTGTAGATACAGCAGCACGTCGCGGCGCTTTCCAAGCAGCAGAAATGAGCGCAGTTGGTTCAGTTTTTGATCGTGTTAACGCATTTCTTAATGCTGTAGCACCACAAAAACCCGCCGAGGCACCTGCTGAAGCTCCTGCCGATACCCAAGAAGCCTAAATAGGAGTTCACATGAAACATGTGGGAAAAATGAAAAACAATGGCGCTAAGATCGTCATTGCTTATCGAACTTTACCAGGTGATCCTTACAGTGCCTTAGTGATTGGGACTAACGTGTTGGGTGATACTTACCACGATAGCCTTATGAATTTGATCCAGGGCAACGAAGCACAGGCAGCAAACGAATTGGCAGATATTCTTGCTGTTCGTAGGTTTCCAGATGGCAGTAACATGCTAGAGTGGTTTCATATTAATAACCACCTTAAAAAGGTTCCCACAAATGGAGTCATAGTAACTCCCACTCCTCAAAGCAGTGTTCCACTTGACGAACTCAATGTGATCATTGCTGAACAAAAAGGTGTGGCATTAGAGGATCTAGCAGTTACAGATGGTAAGAATCCCAATCCTAAACCTGCTAAAACTGCAGAACCTGTAGTCGAACCTGTTGTTGAAGAAATGAGTGCTGGGGAACTACGGTCTCGTGCCGATGCCCTATTCAAACAGGCTCAACAACTTCGCAAGAAGGCAGATGAACTTGATCCACCAAAAAGCAAGAGCAAGAAAGCCGCTGTAGAGGCTGAATGAAACAGTATCTAGATGCTCTTAAAAATGTTCTAGAAAACGGTGACCTACGTCCTGATCGCACAGGTGTAGGCACCCGCAGTCTTTTCGGTCTTCAACTGAGGTTCGATTTAACAGAAGGATTTCCAGCTGTTACTACTAAAAAACTCGCCTGGCGATCTGTAGTAAGCGAATTGCTTTGGTTTATTGAAGGCAGCGGTGATGAACGAAAACTGAAAGAACTACTTTACGGTGATCCAAATAGCGACAAGAAAACTATTTGGAGTGATAACGAAAGTGCTGATTATTGGCAACGTAGAAAAAAGTTTAAAGGCGATTTAGGTAGAATTTACGGTGTTCAATGGCGCACTTGGAGAGCTCCGGTGTTTGGCGCAAACCGTATGGGAATCAAACACATCGATCAACTGACTGAGTTGATCAACAGTATCAAATCTGATCCTTACGGTAGACGACATATTATTACAGCATGGAATCCAGGTGAACTGGATCTAATGGCATTGCCACCATGCCATATGATGGCTCAGTTCTATGTTAGTGGCGGTAAACTAAGTTGTCAGATGTATCAGCGCAGTGCGGATATGTTTTTAGGAGTGCCATTCAACATCGCTAGCTATGCACTGTTTACGCACATGATAGCCCAGGTCTGTAATTTAGCTGTAGGGGAGTTGATTATTACATTGGGTGATGCTCATATCTACAATAATCACATCGATCAAGTTAAAGAACAATTGTCCAGAGAGCCTATGGCTTTGCCTGTTCTAACACTGAATCCAGCAATCAGTGTCATTACCAATTTTGGTATGGATGATATCGAACTAATCGGATATACCAGCCACGGCGCTATAGCAGCACCAATGGCTGTTTAGACTACTAAAACTTCTATAACCCCAAAGCCCTCGGATTGCGATCCTAGGGCTTTTCCTATTACAGCGTTAGGACTATCGCCTTGACTCCAGGCTGCTGCATATCCCGGAATAGAGCTGGTTACCAATAGATCACCTTTTTCTACGGTGCCGCAAATCTTGCAAGAAACTCGTCCTTTTAAGGCAATAAAGGGGTGAGTTTCGTCGTTTCCGGCGTCAGAATTCATCATATATGCCGGATTTTTACTGACTATTCCAATCACCGCTGTATTGGCCTTAATGTCTGTAGTTGTAACCTCTTTTTCTCCACCTATTACTAAAACCGTTCCTACTTCGTAAGGTCGATCTGCTGCATAACGTTCTGCTAGGTCTGCGTAGTAGGCAGCAGTAGCAGTGGCATTCAAAACTCCAGTAGACACATTGTAGCTAAAAGAACTTGTGGATCCAATTGAACTAGCACCACCACTATAGGTGTTTACAAAAGGAACAAAGAATGTTCCAGAAACTTTTGGAGTAACTGTGAGACCGGTTGCTGTAACTGCTGTTAGCGCTTCGGCGGCTGTTCCCCAGAAGTAATAATCACTGGCTCTACTTGATCCATTTACATCGCATCCTGCTAGTGTTATACCTTTCTTAATGCCGTTGGAGAAATCAGGGTTCTCTCCAGTTGAACTAATCAAATCAGAGTTTGTTACTTTGATGGTAGAAGTTGTTACCAAATCTGTAAATGCTGTGATAGCAACAGAAGGTCTACCATTTAGATTACCTTTGATAAAAGGAATACTATATGGCGTGTTGGTAGGATCAATATAAGTTTCTTCGGTAAATGTCCAAGATGATTTAGCAGAAGATACTGTAGTAGGACCAACAGTTAGATAGGTAGCACCATTAAATGCCTTGAGTTGATTATTAGCAGTATCCCACCATAACTCACCTTGAATTGAAGTAGTAGGAGTAGCCGACTGCACCCTAAGAGTTGCCAGTCCTTTGAAGTTTTTTCCATCATAACAGACACTTAATCTTCTTTGATCACTACTGCTGTTAAACCAAAGTTGTCCCATTATTGGGCGACTAGGCTGTGTGGTATTAGAGAAATTCTCTAATAACTTTAATAAATTTTCATTGATAATTTCGCCGTAACCAGAATAATTTCTGCCGACAAAACTTAGATTAGTGGTGAGATCTAAACTGGCATCTTCCAATACTGCAAGTTTAGATCCATTAGTTTTATTTAAAATATAAGGCATAATTTATTTATAAGACCCATACTGAGACCAAATCCCTACCCCAATTACCTGATCGAGAATCTTCCAAGGCAATAGCAAATACTTCTGGATGCCCGGGTTGAGTAACCCTTGCTCTACCATTATCTGCGGCTACTAGTCTATCTCCCTTATTAACCGAAGAATCACATCTAATTTGAATTCGCCCTTTGATCACCACTGTTACATCGGTTTGATTACTGCCGGATACTATACCAACTACCCTGTCCCCGTTTGAGCAGGCAACAATCTCCGCCGTTCCACCTATGGCAACCACAGTTCCGTCTGCAAGAGCAGTGTCTGATTTGAATACTTCGGTTATAACGGTCATATATTTTAAATCCTTGAAAATTCACTTATAACATTAGTGGCCGTGTAAGCGGCTCCAGTGCTCTTACCTACCCATCCACCAGTATGATCTGCCGTAAAAAGTCTAATCTGATATACATAAGAATTAGCAGTTGAGCTTAATAAAACTCTAACTTCGCTATTAACCGGGACTCCTGTTTCTTTTAACGTGGCTGCATAATAATTAGGTATTGGATCTATCCCGGTGTTGATTGGAAAAACTGATCTCAATACCTGTGCGATTCTAGAATTTTGAGTAGTTACATTTACAGAATTAGATTCGTATAAGTTGTCCAATGTAGTAATATTACTCAAGTTTAAATCTAATGTTAGATACTTGTTTGAAATTTTTCCACTATATTGTATATCACCTAATACAGTCAATCCTTTAACTGTAGAGGTCGTAGTGCCGGATGTTAGGTATGAAAAATTCGTAATAGTGCTGATAACAAATGGATCCGATGCAACATATCCTAATGTCACACCATAATTTTTAAGTAAAGTTACGTTTTTAACATTGTTATCAATATCTCTAACACTAACTGCAGGTAAAATAAAACCGTTATCACCAATTAATTTAGAAAATGCAGGACCTATTACTGTAGAAGTGCTTCCTGTATAAACTTTTAATTGATCGTTAGTATTATCCCACCATAGATCGCCGGCAACCAATGTTGACGGTTGAGTGGAAGATATAATTGCGCCACTGATGGATTTAAAACTTCCATCATAGACCTTAACTCTTTTTGCTGTTGTGTCATACCACAGTTGCCCTTTAAGAGGACTACGTGGAGGATTATTAGCACTATTTGCTGAATTTGCTAATAGCTTAACAAGATTGTTATTATATTCTTGACCGAACCCAGTATAATTTTTACCAATTAAGGCTAAACTGGTTGTAATTTCATCTACAGTACCATCTGCTAATAGTAACAGAGTAGTGCCGTCAGTGTTTTTTATTGTGTAAGACATTCAATTTTATCCTATTCGCCAATTAGATCCGTCATAAAATACAGGAACATAGTAGTTCGGAGATCCAGAAACAGCAACACTATAGAATGTATTGGTATTGGCATCACTAACAAATGCTCGCATTCCTTGAGAAGGAGTCGGTAATGTTGTTACGGTATAAGTCTTTGTTACAACTGTTTCGTCAACATACAAACTACCACCAATACCAACTCCACCGGCTACAATTAATGCACCTGTTGTAGTTGATGTTGATACTGCTGTATTTGATAAAGATAAAGTAGCAGTGTTTAAATTAATACCATTAACGTATAATTTATTACCGATATAAAGATTACCGCCAACAGCTACTCCACCTGTGACTACTAACGCACCGGTTGTAGTGCTAGAGGCTTCGGTAGTTACACCAACTTTAACTAATGTTTTTTCAATTGATACAGATTCTGTTAGACCGGCAGTAACACCTTTGGTTTTGAAAATTATTTTTCCACCAGCGGTGTTGTTAAGAATTACAGCATCGTTAACACTCTTATAAAATTGAGTATAGTTTGATGCTGAATCATCTGATTTGTAGATTACCACTCCGTCTCGACCAAGAGCAGCTGATTGATCAGCGGGTGTTTTATATACAACTTTACCCGTAATTGTTTCTCCACCGGAATTATTTTTCCTTAAAAATCCCGATGCTGAATACAATGTGCCATTGATAGAAAAGTTTAGTGCGGCTAACGCAGTTCCATTAAGAATTGAACCGGTGACTAAATTAGTCCCAGTAGTCAATGAAGTAAACCCATCTATTACCGGATTAGGAGTAAATGCATCACCTGCAACAACCGATATAACTGCTCCGTCTACTTTGTTTAAGATAACATTGTATGGTCCGCCTGAAACCGCAGGTAAAGTAGCAACAAAAGCGCCTGTATCAGTTGATGTAGAAGGGCCTACAGTAGTCCAATTTCCAGCACTGTAAATCTTAAGCTGATTTTTTCCTATGTCAACCCAAATATCACCTGTTTTAAGACCTTGTGTGGCTTCTAACTTTGGATCGGTAGACTGTTGATATATTCCTGTAACACTGGGCCAACGAGTGCTGGAAACAGTTCCATCCATGATCCGTAAAACTTTATTATTAGGATCACTAGTATCATACCATAACTGCCCTTCAATTGGGTTTTCTGGAGGAACTGAACTGGCAAAATTTTCCAACAGATGTAGGAAATTTTCTGCTACCTTTTCGCCATAATTAGGATAACCCCGTCCTACTAAACTTAGACTGGTGTCAACAGTGTTAATGCCAGGAGGCATGGCGGGAACCACAATGTCTGTGGTTTTAGTGCTATCAGAAAATTTCAACGTGTAGGACATACTTAAATTCCGTTAGTAAGACTTTGAACCCTTACTGTATAATCAATTTGTATCATTCTGTTCAATGATTTTTGAACAGGATGAAAAATAACATGAGTTAATAAATCTCCCATCCCCGGACCTTCTGGACTGTAGGCCTTAAGTCCTAACTCATCAAAAACGAATTGACCATCGGTATTGGTGGCATTATCAAAAGCTGCCTGACCAGAGGGCTCACCAAAGTCTAATAAACAACTGACTAAAATATCACTATAAGCAGTTCCTAAAACATGTCTAACTTCCATAAAATTTCTTGCTGGATCTAGACTTTCTGGTAATTTAGGATCTACAGTCTTGATATAAGTTTCATTATACAGAGCGCTGTTTGTGCCAACTGTATTAGGGGTTAGGTATGTAATGATACCAGTTTCCCCAACTCGTGTTCCACCATTACCAAACGCCATTTCAGCAATGGTTCCAAAGCCTTGACTACTTAAACTTCTTGCTAATGCTAGAGAAAAATTCTCATAATGGATGGCATTACGCTTGTCAATAAAAACTTCTTTAGATACAGGATCGAAAATTTTAATGTGCCCTTGAATGCTGATAGCGCCTTGCTCGTCGGGTTTTCTAATGGTTGCTGTATTATTCATAGTGATATTTATGCTATATTAAAAGGTGGTGGCATAGAGTTTACGCCATGTATTGGTAGCAACACATATATAGACAAAGTCCCCAGAATAGGCAATTTGCCCAACTGTTCCAGAACTACTGCTATTAGCAGGGACCGACACTATTGTTATAGCGTTTGCTCCACTTGGACCGCTTGGACCGCTTGGCCCACTAACTCCTTGTGGACCCGATGCTCCCTGAGGACCTTGCGGACCTTGGGCTCCGGCACCTTGTGGTCCACTGGGTCCTTGTGGTCCTGCTACATTACTAACTCCACTGGGTCCTTGTGGTCCCTGGGCACCAACAAATCCACGTGGACCGGAAGATCCACTCGGACCCTGCGGACCTTGGGCACCTGCTCCTGTCGGACCAACTGGTCCTTGTGGGCCAGTTACACCCTGTGGGCCTTGGGCACCTGCTCCGCTTGGTCCAACCGGTCCTTGTGGCCCTGCTATATTACTAACTCCGCTAGGACCGCTAGGACCTTGCGGTCCGGTAACACCCTGCGGTCCCTGAGCACCAGCATATCCTGTATAACCGATAGGACCTTGTGGGCCTACTGCGCCTTGCGGTCCTTGTGGCCCGGTTACTCCATGAGCACCATCTGTTCCATTCGGGCCGCTAGGACCTTGTGGTCCTGTTCCGCTTGGACCAGTTGGCCCACTAGGACCTCTAGATACTTGATTTAGAATGTCTTGATACGACGCACGTTTGGCCAGCCTGTGATCCTCAACAAGAAAATATGTCTCATTGGTTGCTGTTGTAATAACAGGTAATTGTGAAATCTTTGGCATCTTAATATCCTTCTAGCGGCTGGTCTTGATCAGTGGTTATAGCGTATCCATCATCGCCTGCAAGGGCAGGATCACCTCCATAATAATACTTATCTGGTAGTTCGGCTGGTCTGGCCTGTAAGAACTTGGCCTGGGTTGTGCTACTCTCCATTAAAGATTTAGTCGATTCGGAACTGATTTGATCATTCCATACCGAAGAAATTTCACGTTTAACCAAGGTAAGTTTAACCCCTTCCTGAACTCCATTTTCAATATTTAACGTAATTTGCTGTGAATCAATATCTATAGTAAACTCTGGCTCTCTATAATCCAGCCCATGATAGACATATCCATTTACTGATTGTAATTCAGTGGAATTTTCATAAATCCAAACTTGATTTGAATCGGTTACAATATACCCATCACCTATTGCTGTGGTTGCTGGTAATAGACTAACCGATGTAACAGTTCCTAGATAATTGAATTTAGGAGTGTCTGGGAATACAGAAATATCTTGGTAGAAAGTTCCTACCTTGCTTAATCGTCTACCACCGTAATTGACTTCAACTTGATCCTTGGCATCAATACCATCGACAAAAGTTATTCCATCATTGGTAAATTGATGGTATGTTCCGGTATTGACAACATAATTAGTTGGGCTAATTGAATAGGTATTAGTCAATGTTGAAGTTAATAATACCTGTTTGTAGATATTTTCTTTGAACGGAACTGTTTGATCAAGCCCTTGATCAATAACTTTGGTATTTTCTTCACTGTGAAAGCTAGGTGCTGTTCCTAATGTTGTTCTGCGTAACTGCCCCAGAACATTACCTGTAACTGTAAAGAATTCAATTCTTTCACCGTCAATAATTACAACACCGGGCATATTTTTAGACACTAGAGGTGGAGTTAATACACTGGCATCTGCTACATATATCTCAGTATCAGTAAACGATAATGGCCGTGTCAAGTATGTAGTATTCTGTTTGCTTAGTCTCTTAAAATGTGTTCTGTTGAAGATGTCATTGAATACACGATAACCCAACACAGTGGTAGCCAACGGTGAGTCGCTGATCGATATGATGGTTATGTTATCGCTTGCTGTATGCTCAAATCTCGAACTTATTTGAACTGTTACAAAATCATCCAGTATTTCATAATCTAGTTTATTAACTAAAGGAACACCGTTGACAATAACCCAGACATAATTGTCATTCAGTGCCGGACGGCTGATTTGATATCTACGACCAGCAAGACCCGTGAATTGCTCTGTTCTAATAAACATGTTATCATGGTTAGTATAAGTGATAACTTTGAGCTGTTTACTGGTGGAGAATCCCGGCTCTAACGATAATACATTACCTACAATATCATAATCATAGTTAGGTGTTGCCGGCTTCGATAATATGGCTACTACGTCATTGACCTGACAGATACCAAAATTAATTGCAACCTGTGTTCCACCTACTACACTGTATTCAAATCCTGGTTTTAGTTCAATACCATTAACATATACTCTTAACTTGCTACCTAGAGTATAGGTTCCTGTATTGTTAATTGGGAATGTAGTGCTGTAAAGATTAACAACTTTATAATAATCAGTATGTGGAGGTCTGAGAATGTTACGATACCCAGTGGCAGGATCGTATAATTCCACAATGGCTTCTTCTGCTACCGGCTCTATATTACCCGGAGGATAAGACAATGTGTAATAGGTGCTACCAGTAATAGCAAATGTTTCTTCCTTAACTTCATTAAAATATTTGTTATATGTTCCAAAGAACCATGCAGTTACAGTATTGGTTTTATCAATAGGCAATCTATAAACATTAACAGCAGCTCTACGGTTAACTGAATTAGCATAAGTTAATTCATAATAAACACCGGTTCCTGTGGACTCAATTTTCTGCCCGTTAACTGTTACATAAGCACTTTTCACAGTTTGATAAGAGGATAAACTCTGTGCCTGAACTGTGGATGTTCCAATAACAGAAACGCTGGAGGAATCTATCACTCCGGCTTCTTGATCGTGTCTTCCACCACCTATGCTGACAATAGTATAACCTAAATTGCCACTAACAGACTGCGGTGGAACAACGAGCTCATTAGTTGCCCAATTAATAGTGTAAGTATTAGCGGTAAAATTAGTGCCTGTAATATAGGTAAAAATAGTATTATTAAACGATACTATGATATTATCAGAACTTGGAGGGACAATTCCTAACACACTGGTAGTAGTTGTCCCTGCTGAAATATTAACATAAGAGCTAAGAACAACGGGCCCACCTTGTGGATTTTTAGTGTAAACATTTATTCCTAAACTTTCGTTAACTTCGCCAGGAACTAGTTCTTCTGGTGCATAGCTAGTATTAGGAGTAATAAAACCATCACCATCAATAATAATATCTTCTGGGTTAATTCCTAAGGCACCTATTCTTGTAGAAGTATTCCATGTGCCACCTTCAATAGCACTGTCAAGAATACTCATTTCAGAATCTAGTGTCCAAAATTCTATAGTAGAACCTAATGGAATTGTTGTGTATGTTGTGGTATTAAACTTAACAATATTAGTAGTTGTGTTTATACCAACCACTCTAACTGTAGCAGTTGTGAAGATTTGTGTTAATGTGCTGGCTACGTTGACATACTGTCCCAAGGCAACTCCAGTTGTGCTAGACAATTGAATCGATGTCCATGTTCCTCCAATTAATGAAGAAGCAGAACTAGCAGTTGTGCTGGTATAAAATCCAACACTGTCAGCATATGATGTTGTATCAAATCCTCTATACACATCCCAATCTGTGGAATAATCAAACATTAATCCTTCGACTCGTGTTTTAGGATATACGATTCCTGTCATCAACTGCCCGAGATCTAACCCAGGCATACCAGAAGTTGCTGTATAATAATTTAAAATTCTATCTATAGAATTTAATGAATCAGTTTTCTTATAGTAAGACACCGTTAAGATTTGTCCATCATTTGGTGTATAATTTAAGAATACAATTTTATTTCTACTCTTGTAGTATTCGCCTGCAAACTGACCATAATCTTCGTCATAGTAAGTCACTGTATAATCAGACCCCAAAACTAATGAACCATCTAATGTAATTGTAATCAGAGATTTATTAGGTTGTGCCACCCATGTTAATACAAATTCATTATCAGAACCATTACAGATAAAATTATCAACAGTTGTAACATTGCTAATTTCAGGCCCTCTACTAATTCGGTCAAACTTCATCCCAATAAGATTCGTGCGAACAGTCCCGCTGGTTAGATAATTATCGGTCCATGATTTCCAAGGATACACATTAGTTAAAGTGTTGGTTATAGTAAATAACGACGAACTTTCACTAGCAAGAATCTCTATACTGGTAAATTGGTTAGCGGCTTGATCATAATAGGCAGGAAGATCAAAGTCAGTTGTAAATGTTGCGCTTGGTTCTTCTACACTATATTTGCTGGTAAAACTTCTGATATTAGTGTGGTAAGGCTTGACTTCTTTAATATAATCTTCAAAGTATTCGGCATTTTGTAACTTATATACTGTTCGTTGGTCTAGCGTTCCAGCATTGTTAACCACATTGATGAACGAAGTCTTAAACGCCCAGTCTAATAATTTCTGCTCACTTAGTGCATATTTTACTGATTTAAAGAATAATAGATTCCAATTAACTTTTAAATCGTTAACAAATAGATCATCTCTTAACGCTAAGAGAATATAATTTAATTCAATATCAGGTGTTTGATCATACAGTGTTTGATCATAACTATTGGTTTGATCAAAATTAAGATTACTATTGGCAAAATTCCAAACGGTATCTAATATTTGAATTGTTCCATTTTCACTGTAAACAATATTAAAATTCTCACTGAAATCACCCATCATGCCATCGAGCACTCTTTCTACTATAATATAATATCCCAATCCGCCATTCTTAACTTTAACATAATCGCCGGCCTTTAGATCTTCTAATGATTCTAATTGATATATTTCATCAACAGTGTAAGCATAATCTACAAACGGGTTGTAATCAGCACTGACCCAATCGTGATATGTCCAATACAATGTGGTATTGTATTTCTGTGTATGTAAGCGCACCCAGGATTTATTAGGAACATCGTAGACAAACTCACTCCACTTACCATTGTTTTCATTGTCGGCTAATACGATTGCTGTATAAGATCTAACTTCCAGTGTCGGTGCTGTGCTAAATTTAGCACCAGCATCTACGATGACTGTATCAACTACACTGCCATTTGAATCAATAACTGTTTTGATCTCTGCAGAAGAATCTGTATTATTTGGTAATTTAACTAGAGGACTGATCTTATAACCGTGTCCTGCATTGTCAATATTAATGCTGACTATTTTACCATTTTCGATATTACAAGACAACTCTGCTCTTACAAAACTTCTATTGTCAATGACCAACAGTCCTTCGTTGTCTTCAACGATTTCATCATATCTTCCACTGTTGACACCGGGCACGGCTTCTTGTTTATTCAGATTAGCAAAACTGTAATTACCAGTTATTCTATTTTCAATCAATACACTATTAGAAAACTCTACAATATTTCTAATAGCTTCTGAACGATTTTTAAACAGTGTCTGACGAGGTCTGATACTGATTCCATAGCGAGCTCTTGGTGATAATGCAGGATCCGGAACTGGATTACCAAGACTATCGTGCCCTAATAAACTGTCAAGTAATTTTTTCTCTAATAAAGTATTTGGACGACTTGTAGCTAATCCTTCTTGTAATAATAACCATTCTGTATGAAGAGGAATAGGATTATTGATAATGTCGTATGTGAGATTAATATGTATTCTGTCATCTATTAACATATCGCCCACATTGGATAATGCGAACGAATCTTGTCCAATTATGGCAGCGTATTTTAATCCGTATAATGTTGGATTAGAAATAATACTGGTTATTTGATCAGCACTAATTCTTCTGTTTTTAACATCGGGCAATGTTACTTTATTTTTTACCCAGAAATAATATCTATTCTCAAACGAGCTGGTAGCAGAATTATAAACCTGCTTGATAGAATATACAGAATCGTTTGCATATTTTGGCTGACCGCTAATTCCCTGAGATAAGCCTGCTACTGTATCTGCAATTTGACTCCACTCGCTAGGCAGGTATGGAGTTCCTACCCATTCGTAAATATCAATGCTGGATCCAGGGAATACACGCCCCCAATTATTTTTTCTATATGCTGCATCGCCCTGCTCATACCACACATATTTTACTGTGCTAAGATCCCACCATAGTTCACCGACGTGACTATCTAACCAATTGGTGTTAGGATCGGTTACTGTAGAACTGCTGCCTACAGAATATATTGCTGGATCTGTTAATGATTTGTATCTTATGTCCTGATCTGCTTGCCCGGCAATTCTACCCTTTACAGGATCAATGGTATCTAGATACTCTACAACTTCTTCATTAAATGTGTCAATTAAAGAAACTTTTTGAAGGGTGCTTAAATCTACCAATTCAGTTTGCTTTCTAATTTCGCGGAGACTATCTGATTCTGTATTAATCTTATAAAATTGATGAAAGGCTCCAGGAACATCACTGCTATAAGCCGGTGCACCAACATAAATGCTGTTGGCATTTACCGCAACACTATAACCAAAATTAGTGCCGGAACTGGCATTTACTGGTGCCAATTCATAGGTTAATCTAAATTTATTTGTTTTTCTATTATAGATGTATGCTGCTCCGGAATCTGTAGATGAATCATAAAATGTGGTAGAGTCAGCATCAAATATTGTGTTACTGTCAAGGACTATGCTATCAGGATTGTTAGCATAAGGAGTAGTAGGATCAGGTTGAGTTGCTAATAAATCCTTATAGGTATCAAAAGTAGTAACGATTGATTTATTTTTACCTATAGCAGAAATAACCAACTCAGTATTAGAATCATTAATATCAATGGCCTGACCAAATTTCATTCCTACTGTAGGTAAGGGATTATCTAATATACTGTCTAATACAAATAAACCGTTAGTTGATGTGTATACTGCAACTTTTCCATAAGATTGATCTTGACCTCTTGCATCAATAGCCGAAACAAATAGATAAGATCCATCGGGGGAAACTTTAACCACTGATCCAAATTTACCGTGATTACCAAATGGAGAATTAATGGTCTGAGAATAAGTTAGTCCTGTTCCAGTAAAGATCGAAACTATTCCTGCTACAGAATGCCCAGGTGCCCCAATTGCTACGATATCTGCTGCATCAGATCCACCGATTGAATAACCCCATTGATCGCCACTACTTAACACTACACTTGCGGTATTAAGTGATTTGATATAACTTAAATTAACTGTTCCAGTTGTAACTGTGTTAGCGGTTACCCGATAAGCATAAACATTACCAGTCCCTTGATTATAAATCTCAGGGGCGCCTACTAACAAAATCTTACTGTCGTCTGTAGTTATTTGTTGAATATAAAGACTGTGTCCAAACCTTTCGTAGCTAGATGGGTTAGGGCTTAGTAAAACATGTTGAGTATCTTCCTGGGCTGTTATAGGATCAACTGAACTTATTTTTACAGCACCTTCTTGAACATAGGCACTGGTTGTTCCTGTAGAATATGCGTATCTAACTGCTGTAACATCATTGGATCTAGTTCCGCTAGCACCAGGGGCTCCGGCAAAAAATAATCCATACCCAGTAGACCCAGCAGATCCTATAAAGTCTCTGTCATCATAGGCAAGAGAATAACCAAATTCTGCATCGCAACCAGGAGAATAATAAATGGCTGTGCTTTCGTTTAGTCCATATCTAAGTTTAATCTCAACCCCGTTGGGCTTTTCCGCATAAACAAACACTGTTCCTGTGTTGTTGGCAGTCTTATATCCCGGTGCTCCTGCCATGAAAATATTAGAATTTTTAGCCTTGGTTAAACTCCATCCTAATTCTTCTCTCGAAGCTGTAGTTGCTCCCGACACTGAATATCTATTGTAATTTTTTACTTTTTGATATACAACCCAATTTCCAGTTCCATCATCGTCTACCCAAACTTTGGTATTGATTGGAAACTGTAATAATGTATTATCAGATGGTAATTGATCGTAGAAACTATAACGAGAATTAACAAATTTAAAAAGTAATCCCGTCGAAGCTAAAGACGTAATAGAGTTAGCCGCAGCATAATCAATAGTGAACTCAGTAAATTTATTAACTGATTTTACTGTATAAATTCCATCAATCCTACTATCACATTCGTAGATAGCAATGATGTCTCCCGTTGACAAATAATGTGTTTTATCTGTTATTAGAGTAAGCTCTCCAGTAGTGCCAAATTCGACTTTGGCTCCAATTATTCTAGACTTGGACAACGAATATCTAAATACACCCCAGTCGTTATTCTTTTTAGCAGCTACCCAAACCGTATCTCCACGCTTGATTGTCTTATCAGATTGTGCAATAGCCAGCACATCTGTTTCGCTATATGCTGTATACTCAATGTCATCAAAATTCACATAACCGGCAATAGGCAACTGAAAAATATCAGTGCTGGATGTGGTAACAAATGTTGTGCTAGCGACATATTCTGTAGGAACAATTGACCAACTGGTCGCTGTGCTGTAGTAAATTAAATCATTAGGAACTGATGGCACAGAGTCAATTAACTTAACAATCTGGGGATTTTCTATAAAGGTTCCCTCTACCAAGGATACTTCTAGTTCTTTAAAAGTTTCGTATGATCCATAATGCCCTATTCTAAATGCCCATTCTTCATTGTATTCTATATCTCCTTGAAGATTATGAATACTGGCTTTGGCTAATTTAGTGATAGCATTACGAGTTCCTTTTTCTTTGATATATCCTTGATAAAATTTATATTGACTAATTGGATTAGTGAAGATATTATTTAGATAAACCCTGGGAGTATATCCAGTGAGATGCTGAGCCATCTTTTGCTGGGCAAGATCAAAATTATCTATGTCCAAACTATAAAAATCTTCAAACTGGCTAATCTTATAATCAAAGTTGGGAATAAGATCTGCAGATGGCTTAGATCTTAAAACTGTCCATTTGTTGAAATCAAACGCAGTAGTCCCGGCAATATTTTTATTGGCTGAATAATAATTGCCATTGAATCTAACAACATCAGCATATCTGTAATCGGTATAGGTTTTCCAATCTTCAACTACAGCGGCATCATAGATAAATCCTGGACTAAAATAATCCCCATTCCAACCAGCAGTTCTAAAACCAACCAACTTCATTCGGCGTTGACGGTAACCAGTTTCTATATCATAGATAGTATCATTGAACATTGTGGTGTTTTTAAACACCATGGCATGCTCTTTCTGAACGTTGTTGAGAACAGCAAAGTATATTCCCTGTGGAGTATTGCTGGTGCGAATGGTGCAAGTGCCATTATCTCTATTAACGCTGAGATTACTATTCCTAAAGGCTTTTCCGTTAACTTGCAATATTGTCCGACGATAGAAATTATTGAAAATATTATCAACTACACTGTCAGTAGAATAGAATTTAATTTGATCAGCAAATGGACTTAGTGTAATTACACTGTTGTCTGCCCAATTTTGTGTAGTCCAGAATAAAAATTCTTTGCCGGAAAATTTCCAATCTAATATCGTTTGTAAATCATTATTGAATTGATCAAAAATAAATCCTTGATCTTCTAACCAAGTGCCATAACCAATAATAAGATCATAAACATCCTGAATTTTATCAAATTTTGTTCCGTATGGAATCTGAACTAATTTTTTATCATATCTAATGGCTGTTTGAACACTAACACCGCCGTCTATCGGCAATGAAGGCAACAATTGAAAATAGTTGGCATTGAACGTATCACCGCTCTTATGATCAATCTTTACTCGATAGAATCTATCACTATAAGAAACTATTTGTCCTTTTTGATAGAACACTCCGTATGTTGCCGATTGTGCTGTAGTAATTTCAGCATCAGTTAATCCAGTTTCACCCCCAGAGGAACTGGACTTCCAGATGACAAAAGGTTGTGAAACTCCGCCTACTGTAATAGTCGGAGTGGTGGCATTGCGAACAGGTGAATAAGTGTTAAAGTAAGGCCTGAAATTATCATACCCTCTGACTATAAACTTTCCATTGGATTTTTGAACAATGATACCAGATATCGCTGTTACCTTAACTGGGTTACTGGTGTTTAATATAAGGGAATAATCTTCAGGTGGAAGAATTGCCCCTGAACTAGAACTGGTAGGGTCAATTGCATCTATAATGACCTGCATCTTATTTTTGCTAATGAATCCGCCGACCTTATAGAATAAATTAAAATCAACATAAGAAAGATCGCTGCTTAATTCATTAATATAGTTGCCAGTTCTTTGACGACCTGCCTCACTAACAAATACCGAATAACCAGTTGTTATATCACCGTTATTGCCGTGTATTTTAACTATTCCGGGACTTAAAAATTTGTGATCATCACCGTAGGACCATTGATCAGAAATATTTTTTGTTAATCTTATAGGATCATATAATAATGCAGCATAATCAGCAGGCTTGGTCAATGCCATTAATTTTTGTAAGACAAATGGCCAATAACTGCTACGACGCCATGCGGTTTCAGCAGGTCCTTGTTCATTAAACGCCCACAGACTGTTAATTTTAGTAGGCGTTATGCTGTTGTCTTGAACAATTAATTCGGTAGGATCTACTAGGTCTCCGTACTCGTCAACTGGTAATAGATCTAGTAGACCATCTCGAACATATAAAGTATTAACAGTTCCGTTGATTCTACCTGCTGCTATATCCTCCCAAAGCACTGTATTACCGCTAGTATACGGAGCAACACCATAGAGATCGTCCCACCAATCAGGTTTAATAGCAATACCCAACATCTCCCAAGGAGCAGTGTGCGGACGATCGGTATCATAAAAATATTTGTAAATTGCTCTCCAGCTACCTATTAGATTTTCATCTATATTGGAATTATAGGTATTTGTATAATTCCAGGTAAATGGATTACCCGTATCAAATGCGGAATTATTGGTAATTTCAATACCATTTATTCCTGCCCAATTATTAAATTCTCCATTGATAATCGCTTTAATTTCGTCAACGGTAAATTGTGTATTTCTAAATGCTCCCGGAATAACGGTGTTAGAGTCCAGTAACTCACTGCGATATTCTGCCTTGATATTATTGAAGATTCGTTTTTCAAATTCTAAAATTATAGCATCTCTATAGTCATTATAGGCAATCATTATACTACCATCATGACCTTGAATGACTACAGTTTCCTGATCTACGTAAGTGTTATCATTAAAAATCTTAGGAGTATATTTTGGATATAGACCTAACTTGGTAGGAGTTGATGGAACAAAATTACCCACGGTATTGGTATAATCGTCAATAACAATGGTATCCCCGACTGTAAGATCTACTAATATTTTAACACTGGAATCATTGATTTCAAATGTATAATCAATATCGCGTAGTAGTTGGACTCTATTGAGATAGACCAATACTGCCCGCATAGAAAGCACTGCTGGATCATAGTCGGACGTGATTGAATAAATTTTATTTCTGCTATTGGTAACTGTCCATTTTCTCGTTATCTTGTCTGTTCCATATGGAGCCATATCAGACCAATAGTAAGGACTTAATGTGTCTTTATCAGAATTTAATTCATTAAGAGCTTGATCAACAGCGGCCACAGGATCTGTTTGATTATCAATTTGAGCTATTTTCTTTAAGAATGCTAACTTGTATTGATTATATTGTTCGGCAGCTAAATCAATAGCATCAATTAAACTGTGTTCTTTTTTACCAATAAACAATTGAGCAAATGCTAAAGGATTTACATTTGAAATTAATCTACGGTAAGAATTGTTTACATGATCTGCTATTTCGCTTAGAGTTAAACTGGAAATTGCGCCGTTTAGCGGATTATTGGTTAACCCTAACGGTGGTTCGTAATAAGTATCACCAGTAACAGGAGATACCAGTGTAGGAATAGGATAAGGATCTGCTAAAGACCAAACATTGGCATAAGTGTCCCCGTTGGCTGTGGAAAACTTACAATAGGTGATACCTGTAGAAATTATGTCAGTAGTTTGGCTATCAACTGATATGGAAATGGTATCTGTCATGAAATAGTTCTTAAACAGATAGCTGCCTGTTCCAACGCTGTTTCTATATTTTATTTTAAATTGTAAAATAGGATCGTATATAGTTCCTATTTCGTATCCAAAGATTTTATTACCGGCAAAATTGCTCTTGTAATAATTAATGTCACTATAACTATGTCCTTTATTATCAAACAACTCAAATAAGGGTGCTTGATTTACTGTAGTATGTTGTTGAGCATAGACCCAATAATCACCATCAAACCACCAGCTTGTTCCAGAATTTTTATCACCTAATACAGCACTGGTTATAGATCCAGCAATAGGTGCGGCTATTTCTTGTAGAACTAATCTTGTTCTATCTTGAATAATTACATAATTAACTTGATAAATTTTACTGCGAACTAGACTATCTGTATCGGCAGTGAAAATAACTGTATGACCTTGTTCTAACAGAATACCATCAACATAATAACCAGCCGAGCCTTCAACAATACTAAACGCATCAGTAGTTACAGTATCTATTAAATCAACATCAGGAATACCTACATTTCCGTGATTATATAGTTTTAAATCTGCCTTAAATTCAATAATAGGACGTCTTGCTCTTTTGTTAGCTGGATATACCGGTTGTTGATTTGTTGACTCAGCACTAACCCGGATAACATCTTTATGAACCCACCGATTATATCTTGACCAGGAATTTAAATCTCTACTGGCTCTATTAATTGTAATATATTCAGGTGTTTCTGGTAGATTTTTATATCCATCAAAAGGATAATCATCGAATGGATCGGCATCAAAGTGTTCAATATACAGCGTAGTAATAGCTTCCGAAGAACTTAAATTATCATAAGGTATTAATTTTATTCCAGTTCCTACACCTTCGACAAAAAAATCCTTCCCTAGATATGACTCAGGAGAAACTGTTCCTTCGAACCTAACCTTCATACCATTTAGCAGAGCAGTTCCGTTATAGGTATATGCTGGTTGCCCAAGTATATCCGTTGTTATGTTGAGATTATTACCAGTAATGATAAAATTATCAGGTCCGGTTACTAACCAATAATAATTTTGATAATTTACAAATTTGTCCCAATCAATATGAGGATCATAGGAGTAAAAATTACTTCTATATAATCTATCAAAATTATCAACATGGCCGCCATAAAGACTGATCTCGTTAGTTAGATCATCGATACCTATTACATCGTTTATGGTTCCAAGACTGTCTTTTACAATACAAGCAGGTTCGAGCTGGTAGTCTCTACGTAGCTGCGATGTTTCTGAAACATAGATATCGCTAGTGGAAACATAATTAGGTGTAATAGCAGAACCTATATACCCATCTATTCTTTCTAATTGCGCCGGATTGATCAACTGATCAATGGTGCTGGATAAGAATTTAGAATTCTTATCTGTCCTTAGAAATTCAGGTAGTAAATTGACCGATTTAATATCTTTAGATGCCATTATTAATTTCCACTACTGGTCACAATTGAACTGGTTTTTAGCTGACTTGCTGTGATTGCTGAAATTATCTCTATATCATTTGCTGTGGCACCGTTGATAAACAATTCATTTGTCATACAGGCAACTTCATAAAGACTTCCAAAATTATTATTAGACTTGGGAACTATTACAAAGTTTGTAATATCCGGAGTCATAACATTCATTATATATGTAGACAACTCGCTGAAATAAAAGCTCTGACCAAAATCCCAATTTTCTAAACTGAAGAAATTCTGAATGGCAATTAAAATACGGCTTTTCAATTCATTATCACTAACCGGTATTGCTGGATTTTTTACTGCTTTAAACTTGGCCTGAAGATTGATATCTGCCAAATCTCCAAATAAAACTTTATATCGCACCGGCTGAAAAACAATTTCATCGCTTATGGTTTTAATTGAATCTAATTTCCCACCATAATTTTGTTCTAGACTTTGACTAGTCGGTGCCATTGGTTCTGCTCCAGAACCAGTTATTAACCAGGACCTATAAGCAGTATCATACGACGATGTCAATAAGTAAACATCCATAATATTGCTCTTACTAGGATCAATTCTTCTGTCCTCTGCACTGTTATGGATATAATGAAATTTTAAATTAGATCTTCCAGGATAGGCAAAATAATCTGGCTCATACACCCACGGATCCAGTGTGCCTTCTAGTGCGACAGAGTAACTTTTTACGACATTGTATGCTTGATCATAAAAATAATAAAGGTCACCATCTGCAGGAGTTGTTGTTACACTCTCCGGGGTCGGAAATGGTGTAAACATTTCACTGTCTTGTAATTGATACCGCAATCCATCTGAAGAAATTTTAAAGTAAACAAAATTGTGCAGATTATTACCGGAATTAACTGCGTTAGGATCTACAATATTACTGAATGAATCAGGGTCGGTTATCTGCCCAGAACTATTATAATCATAGAAACTTACTCGAACTTTTTTAGGTTCTACATATCCATCTGTTTCAATAACAGATCCATCAATCTGCCATTGATAATCTTTATCTAAAGAGGATGTTCCGGCATTAACAGTGTTAACTGATAATACATTAATTTGATCTTTTACAACTTTATTATTGACAAAATCATAATTTATAGAATCATTATCTATGAAGAAAGCAGTTTCTTTATTGCTTTCAAAAATATAATCTGTTATTCTATATCTAACTTTGTAATTACTTCCTGTCCATGTAAATGCTATCATCCAACTGGCATCTTTGTTAGCATTTTCTATATTGCCTTGATATATTAGACTAAATGGATTGATTAAATCTAAATTAGTGTCTACAATAATATTCCAAGACCTGGTTAATTTATCAAAACTTAATCCAAAATTTCTTTTGTTGATACACAGACTTACCAATTCATTTTCAAAAGCAGTGGTAAGCACATTGATAAAATTAGGTATAATCTCAACTGGAATAGCATTGTTATCAACGTAATTACTTAGAACAATAGGCCCTGTTCCGTCATCTAATGCTCCTTGCCCGTCATTAGAACCGTTTCCAATTACCTGTGAAATCTTAGCCCATATATAATTCGATGTGTTGCTTCCGTAATTAGAAACTAACTTACCCGAAGAAGAAAAATACTTGCCAGCCGGCGCTGCAAACTTTACCAATGCTCCAGTAGTTATATACGATAAGTTGTTTGAAGTAACCGATCCTACATTTAACGGGCCCGACAACTCTGCAGATTGTCCTAGAAAATATCCTCGAGGTTGCCCAATAACAGGCACTTGCCAAGATAGATTATAACTTAATAATTCAGGTCGTTCGTATTGATCAAAATAAAATGAACGCAAAGCAGGAGATGCTACAATAGGTTCTAATTTTTGTTTTAAAATCGATAGTATTTCATTTCTATTGGTAACATTGAATTCAAAAATTTGTTCGTGATTGTTTTTATAAATCATACCGTCGGCAGCAAAGATATTTGTTTTGCTGTATTTCCCACTGACGTCACTGAGGTCAAAATATTTGCTCAACCCGCTGCTGATTCTATTAACACTTTTAACTTTTAATATATCACTGCCCAATGTTAGAGGAGCAATATTATAATCCTCTGCTGTGACCATTCTGTTTTGTGTATAGAATGCTTGAGGTGCTTTGCTCTGAATACTGGTATTACTTTCGGCACCGGCACTATTAGTAACTGTATACCGAAGGCCCATATTCATTGTTAAGGTATGACTTTGACCTTGCTTGTTGGTATAAGGTATTTCTATAACAATACCGCCCATTTGTTCTGGCTTGATAACATAGGTAAGGCCGTTACTTTGACGATAATAAACTACAAACTGGCCTTTAGGTAAATTACCAAAACTACCGTCGGCAAAATTTAAATCAATTTGATCTTGATCTCTTGAAGTAACGCTGTAAATATTTCTTTCATCTTTAGCAGTGCTGTTATAAATGATGTTGTTTCCAACTACATCGGGAACCTTTTTCCATAGCGTAGAATAACTACCGTTTCCGTCTAGTTGCCATAACCATACATCGGTGTTATTGATATTGGTAGAATTAATTCCAATAATTTCGTTAGCCACAGGACGATCTAAACTGAAGGTAGATCTATTCAAACTACCCTGTCGAAAATAAACAAAGAATCCATTATTGGCGCTGTTAAATCCTTTATTGTCGTTACGATATAAAAAACTGAATGTATTAGCAGGCTTAGGTGATTCTTCATAAATTGAAGTTGCTCCAGAAAAACTTGCCGGAACAATTTCAAAATTCATCGACGTTCCATTTACATTTTTGGTAAAACTGTATAGAGGGACATCGCTATTGGTGCTGGCGATTCTATATTGCTCTGTTAATACCCCATCAATTGTAGCCCTATCGTAAGGCTTTCCAAAAACAAATGTGCCAGGGATGGCAGAATTTATAATGCCTATGAACTGCTGATACCAATTTGAATTGGTTGAATCATTCCATAAAACTGTGGTATTGGCCAAATTATTGCCAGCACCATCAAATACATTATCAGTTGTAGCAACTGAGTTTAGTTTGAGAAATCCTGATGCAGGGGTATTGCGAGAAGGAACATAACTAACCAACTGCGCCAACCGTAAAATGCTATCTCTGCGTTGAGCAGTTTCTAAGAAATTTTCACGAGCATTGAGATCAATACGAAAACTTAAATTCTGCCCAAGATAAGCAATAAGATCCACTAACGCAATATATTCACTGCTTTCAATGTAATCATTAAAGTCTTCGGGATAATTTTCCTGAAGATACGCAATCATCGTTCTTCTTAGTGTTTCGAAATCATAACTTTTAAAGTCAGCATTTCTAAAAGATTGATATATTTTTTTCCAATCTTCGCTTACAAGCAGTTTATTATTAGTCGATGGGATCATGGTTTTAATAGTAGATATCGTATTTATTGATGTAATAAACTGAATATATTATTGGACGGCTATCCCGGTTTCTCTATTAAATGATACCCTCATACTGGCAGATTGATCGGTTCCTACTATCTGTAATGTTAATTCTAATAGATACCCATCCTGATATTCTGTTAAATCCATTTGTAAAGGAATTGCCCTAGGATCTGCTGTGCAGATAGTTTTAATATCATTTTTGAGAAGATCTGTCGTTTCGTCTGTTAACGGTTCCATGATCAGGTCCCAAATAATGCTACCGAACGCAGGATTCATTACCCTTTCACCACGCTTGGTGTTGAAGTGATTTATAATATCTTGTTTAATTAAATCAATGTCATAGAGATTATTACCCTTATTGGTAGGATCGACTGTGCTGAATCCTTTGTAAAAATGATCCTGTTTTGCAGCCTGCTGATATATAGAATCTTGAGTAGTAATTACTAATGTTTTGTATGACATGATGATATTTATTCAGCTTTTTTGTTCGCTGTTCCTGTTAACACATCAGTGGCAGTGGAGTTAACCTTAACCCTATTTGTGTTATTTTCGTGTTGTATCCAAGGTTCATGCACCGGAACACGTTGCATAATACTGACCATGTTTGTGGTTGTATAATGCTTTCCTGCCCACCCCACAGAAGGATCTGTATTTGGCAAACTGTATTTGTCTAAAGAAGTTGGTGTTGTAGCCGATGCGGCAGGAGAAGCTGTGGCTGCCGTAGGACCATTCATATGAATTGCTTTGGCAGATTCTAAATGTTGACCCTGTGTAGAAATATTAGTATTACCATTGGCTGAAAAATTATTATTTCCTCCGGCTGCAATATTAAAATTACCAGAGGCGGTTTGTTTAATGTCTCCTACTACTTTGAGATCAAACCCAGCATCAGATTTTATTTTTGTGCTGCCGGTTACTGATTGGTCTAAATTGCCTTTGAATTGAATTTTACCATCAACTCCTACTATAACATTATGATTGTTATCAGTATTGATATTGAAATCCCCAACTGAGTGTATGTTGATATTTCTTCCTGCTTCTAAATTAATATCTCGGTCGGCTCTGAAATTAAAATCTGCTTCAGAATGTATGCTGATAGAGTCTCGAGAGTATATATCAATCTTACCGTCGCTGGTTAATTCTATCCAAGCTGTTCCTCGACTATTGGCAATGTAAATTAAATCGTGTGTATTATGAAATAGTATTTGATGACCAGTTCTAGTTCGAATCCTCATCAACTCATTGTCACCTTTTTCGTCGCCGTCATCCATGACAAAGGTAGTCCCACCGAGTCGACTAACTGGTTGAAGCTTGCTGTGCCCTTTATAACCAACATCAGCCTTTTTACCATTAGGGTCAAGCGGGCCAGGTGTGCTGATACCAAATACTTTACTAGGTGCTTCACGCCTTGCTGAACTAGATGTTATTCCTCTAATATCATCTGCTAGCAATCCCTGGTCCCTAAGTCGTTCAGCAAAAGGATGTAGTGGTTTTTTAAACTTATTAACATTAGGTCCGGCATTTTCAATCTGTGTAGATTTAAGAAATTCGCCAACAGGTAATGGACCATCTGTATATTGTCTTTTTTGTTCTTCTGATGTAAACGCAGTATCGCTGGCAGCAATACCCGGAACCATGTGATTTTGAAATTGATCCATAACGCAACCAATCCAATATCCCTGGTTAGTATCTCCGTCAATGAATATAACCAATACCCTAGTTCCTATATCAGGCGGAACCATCCACATACCATAGCTTTTTTGAACATCTTTGAAATCTGCACCATTAGGACCTTGATACTTGTCCGAGGTTGCTCCATAGAATGGGCTGAGATATTTTACAATATAAGTGTTTGCTTGTTCGGTCGGATCAGGGTATAATCCTTTAATCAACGCCACTTCTAATCTGCCCATAAAGGTGGGATCTAAGTTATTGGTTATTATACCAATAAAGGGACCTGGTGATCCTAATTTTGATCTAGTTCTGGTATCTACAAAATCCATAATATTAAATTGCTGCCACCCCGAAAGGATTTATCTTAACATCAGCAACAGGAGCTGCCTGTTTAGAAGGATCTTGATCAGTGATATTAGAATCTGCAGGATTGGTAATTTTATTTCCATCCGGCAATTGCCCAGGAACCCTTATAATTTTTAATTTTTGTTTGAATAATCCTTCTCTAAATGAACTAGTAGCTTCTGTTACCATAAAAACTCCACTGGCATCTGCCGAACTTGGTTCAAATTTAAGGGAACCAGTTCTTTCATCAATATCAATCGGATTTTTAAATGTCAATGATACTAATAACTGACCATAAAACCTGTCGGCTTCGTTATCCTTGGTAACACCCTGTTGAGTTTCACTCGGCTTGGGATTATAATTTCCAATACCCCCAGTGACAAGGTAAAAAGGATCTCCAATAATTTCTAAATCCCCAGATACTCTACTGACAGAATTTACCAAGGCTAAGTGCATATTTTTTGCCATAGCAGTGTATGGGTCGGAGTTGGGCTGATTACCAGTTATTTCATTTCCAACCTGAACTTTATTTCTTTCCGAATTTGAAGCGGTTTCTGCTCGACCGGCTTCAGTATCTATCGGAATTGTCCTGATCTCTTCCTTGGCGTTGCTTTTACTAGTTGCATTGGCCAAGCTCGAATCGTTATTTCTTCCTAATGCTTTAGGAATAGCTTCAAAATATAGATAATTGTAATCCAATTTGAAAGAAGTTATATCTACATTCTTTCCTGTATAGATATAATTGTAGTCTCTTAATACCAGTGTTTTTAATTTAGATTTATCTATATTTTGACTATTTCCGTATGTAGGAATAAAAGTATAATGAACGTAATGTTCCGTAACTATATAAGTGAATTTTTGATAAGGTCTTCCCTTTGGCGAATTAATTTTTTCTTTATTTTCAACATGTAGCCTGATAAGAAAATATTTAACTCTGCCATAACTATCAGGGTTTCCAGTTTGCCCTATGGTATCTAATTTTGTTCTGACATACGCACTATCTCTTATAGTGGCTGTAATAATATCATGAATATTATCACCTTCTTTAAACTGTATCGTAGGAGCGGTAGATGTTGTCCCTAACGCTTCGGCTATTGATGTGGTGGTGCTAACGGCATCGTGCCGAATAAATCTAACCAGATCACCGCCTTTATGTCCATACGATATGTCAAATCCAGCAATTTCGTTTTCTTCTTCACTTTTTAGATCCCATCCACTACCAGCGTTCCATTTAGGAAATTTTATTTCATATGAATCCGACTCAGTGTCATCCTTATTGGTAGCTTCACTGGTATTAATTCTGTTACTTAAAATTTCCATTAAATTTTTTAATGCACTGCCGACCTTAGATCCTGTCATCGATGCCGAAGATTGAATCTTACCTTCCTCGCCAAATCCCTTATCGGCAAATGGCACGGCGGTGCATGAATATTTTGTCCCGTTTTCTGTTACTTCTATACTCATTCCTGTAAATCGAATTAAAAAATATCGGGATGTATTAGGAATAGATTCAGGTTTAGGAAGATCTACATCGTCTTTATAACCTATAAAATCAATCTTCAATAAAAAACTGGCATTAGAATAAACGTCGTATCCTGCGGCCTGTGCCGATACTTGTAATGCTTCAATAAATCCATTAATACTATATGGCTCAAAGACATCGAAAGATACGTTAGTAGGTAGTGTAAGACCGCCAGCCTTGTTAGGTGCCATAATAGTTGTTATTTCAACATTATCAATATACATGTCAAATCGACCGGGGCTTTTTTTGTTAAATTCTTGAACTAACTTTTGAGCCGATTGTCGATCAAACCCTGTAAGAACTTTAGTGGTTTTGTTTCTAACTTTGAACCCATCGCCATCGCTGGTTTCAGTTGATATTGATGTGTCTGTCCGATACATCGGGGAGCCTGTTACATCTCCGGTTAATCCCTGAGATCCTTTTCCTCCCGATTTTAAAATTACAAAATCTTGAGAACTTTTTCTATAATTTTCAGGATCGTTAGCCTTTTTAATACTAACAGCAGACAAGGTAAAGTTATAAGTGTAGGATCTGTAACTGTTTAAAACATTGGTATTTCCCGAAGATTCAATGTTTAAAATATTAGAAACAGGTTTAACTACAGCAGGCGTATCTCTACTAACCTCGGGGGTTTTTGTTATACCAATTGAAGGGATTAGTGTGTCACCATGCCCACCTCTTACTGTATTAAATCCCACTTTAATTTCCCAAGGCAGATGTTAAAGTAGCCTGAGTAGGAACATAAATTTTTACTCCGGCTACTAGATCAAAAACAGGATCTCGAAGTATGTCTTTATTCCTCACACCAAATACCCACCAGAGGCTAGGTGTTTGATACAGATCATATGCCAACAGGTCCGGACGATTCTCATATTCTTTGCCCACTGTGAATAGCACATCATCGACAGATTGTGGAATATCTCGAAATACTTGAACATCCAAATATCCTAATGAATAATCTGTCTTAGCATAAGGGCTGTTGTTATCGTATAGTGCCATTATAGATATCCTTTAGTCCTTCCAGTTGCTAACCAATTTTGAACTGTAAAGTTTTTAATTTCATTCCTACTATATACCACGGCACAATTTAATGTAATAGTGCAAGAAGTAGGCACAGATGCTTTGTTAGATGAACCCGATTTATTCACTGTAAAATAATCCACACCATCTGGCAATTCTATTCTAAAAGATTTAATAACTACAGGAGTTTCATCAAGCATTTGCTGACCATAAGCATATAATCTACATACAGGAGGAGGTGCTCCGCTATTATCCTCCCCACCTGCTCTCATTTTAGTTAGTGCTTTTAATAAATGTATTGTTGATAATAATATATAAGCATCTGTTTCATTTTGAACTGTAAACTTTCCTATGATATTGATATCAGTTACAGAACTGTTTTTATAAAAATACTGTGTATAATTACTGTGTGTAGGAGTCACTGCCGCATAATCTGCTTTATTGTCATACGAAATCTGCGGAGTATATGGAAAAATTATTCCGCCTACATTATATAAAGAGAAAGAAGGATCTACTAACCCACCTACACCAACATAATCTAGATAATCAGCAGGAACTTTAATCCTTACCCGCATGTCTGCACCTAGTGCTTTTCCAGACACACCCGTGACGTTAACTTTAGCAGTTGGTAAACCTATGCCTTTGACTTTATTGACCAATGCTTGAGCACTGCGAGTAAGCCCTTGAACATTCCTGGCAGCATCACCTAAGGCCCGTCCTCCAAACTTGTCAATAACACCTACAATTTCATCACCGGTAGCCATAAACCACTCCTTTACTGTGTATTTACCGTTAAATAAACTGCTAACTTAATAACCCGTGGTATTGACATAAACACATTGCTGTGCTATTATAAATCACAAGGAAAATATAAAAAATATGACGATTGACGCAACCACTGGACGCAAGGTAAAATATCTAAATAATCGAGACTTACTGATAGAAATTCACAAAAGTAAATGTTCTTACTCTAGCTTTGCTAAACCAGAATACCATCAATACGACGTTATCGTTTCTAACCTGTCCAGCATTGACCAGTCTGTAATCGACGAAGCCAAAAAGAATCGTGCTAAAAGATTAGGATTAGAAGCATTTAACTTAGCAAGAGCCGCCGGTGATAAGAAAATTAAACTGGCAGAATGTGTAAAGGATCCTAATACCATTGACAAAATTGATCTTGTTATTCGCATAATGACTTTTGATCATATCCCATTAAGCCCGGGTAGAAAGAAAACTACCAAAACCACAGCCGATGGTCACGAAAAAGTAAACTTCCCTCCATTCCAACATTGGAAATACGACGACCAAGATCAACTGATCTGTGTAGGAAAGAGCCACTGGAAGGGCCCAGTTGATACAGGTAATTTTAATAAAGACCATGGTCGTATCACAGAAGGTCTGGGACGCATGTATATTAAACTAAGCGAACGCTATGCCCAACGCAGCAACTGGCGTGGATATACTTACATTGACGAAATGCGTGGACAAGCCATTCTACAATTAAGTCAAATTGGTCTACAGTTTGATGAGAGTAAAAGCGAAAACCCATTTGCCTACTACACTGCCGCGGTAACTAATTCTTTTACTCGTGTGCTGAATATCGAGAAAAAGAATCAAAATATTCGCGATGATATGCTGGAAGAAAATGGACTAACTCCAAGTTCTACTAGACAACACGCACATGAATATGCAGAGGAAACTGCTCGTCAAGCTGAACTGTATAAAAACATCAGGCAACCTAAGAGAGACGACAGCATCGAAGAAGAATTGCCAGAAGAAGAAGTATAATGTTGATTTTGATCCTACATGTATAAATAATAATTTACATTTAGGATCAAAAATATGTTTATATACAAAATTACAGTTGTTCCATTAAATCAAGTCTATATTGGAATGGACACCGAACTCGAATATAAGAAATCAAGATGGAAAGATCATTGCCGATCTGCTAAAAAAGAAACTAAAAGAAAAATTCATGTAGCCATGAAGCAACATGGTATTGAAAATTGTTTATATGAAGTTATTGAACGAGGATTTACATCTTTAGGATCGTTAGCAATAGCAGAAATAAAACATATTGAATTGCATGATTCTTATAAAAATGGATTAAACTCTAGTAGAGGCGGTGATGGGTTAGGTCACAATGGGTGGATCAATCTCACTGAAGAAGAAATACTTGCAATAAAATCAACATTAGGAAAACATTTTACAGAATATAATAAAGTAAAATGGGCTAATACTACTCCTGAACAAAGAAAAGAGATGCTTAAACCTGCATTTACACCCGAGGTAAATGCTCGAAGAGCATCATCATTAAAAGAATATTACAAATCTGTTCCCGGAGCAAAAGAATACAAAATTAGTAAATTACTTGAATGGCAAAATAATAATAAAGAAAAACACAGAAAAATTGCAAAGGAAAATGGAGCAAAGGGATCTGCAAAAGTTTCGAAGAAATTAGAGGTTGAAACTGAGGATGGTAAAGTGTTATACTTTACCAGCAAAGCCGAATTTTACAGACAGACAGGCCAGTGGGCTAAAACAGTTTTAGAAAAGTCAAACAAGGGAGAATTTTATAATGGATATAAAGCCAAGGAAGTATAATGGGACTGTTTAAGAAAGTTGCCTGTATGACAGATCTTCATGTGGGCGCCAAGTCCAATAGCGTAATTCATCTACAGGATTGTGAAGATTTTGTAGACTGGTTTATTGCAGAGGCTCAATCTGCAGGTTGCGAAACTGCAATCTTTCTCGGTGATTGGTCGCACAACAGAAACAGCATGAACCTATACACTCTAGACACCAGTATTAGGTGTTTAGAGAAACTGGGTGCTGCCTTTAAACAGTTTTTCTGGTTCCCAGGCAATCACGACCTGTTCTATAAAGACAAACGAGACATTCACAGCAGTATTTTTGGCAGACACATCCCCGGAGTAACTGTAGTTGAAGGTGTTACCACACTAGATGAAGTTACTCTAGTGCCTTGGCTAGTGGGTGATGAGTGGAAAACCATGCGCAACATCAAAAGCCGCTATGTGTTTGGACACTTTGAACTGCCCAAGTTCTTTATGAATGCCATGGTGCAAATGCCGGATCATGGCGAACTACGGGCAGAAGACTTTGTCGGGCCAGAATATGTGTTCAGTGGCCATTTCCACAAACGCCAAACTAATCAAAATGTTGTATATATTGGTAATGCTTTCCCACATAACTTCTCCGATGCGTGGGATGATGAACGCGGCATGATGATGATAGAGTGGGGTGGGCAGCCAGAATACAAAAACTGGCCTGACGCTCCTAAGTTTAGAACTATCAAACTTAGCGAACTAATTGATCGCAAGGATGAGATCATGCTGAGCAAAATGTATCTGCGTGTTAATCTCGACATTGATATCAGTTTTGAAGAAGCCAACTACATCAAAGAAACCTTTATTAAAGACTATGACATCAGAGAAATTGGTCTGGTCCAAGATAAAAGCAACTTAGAAGGCAGTTACGAAGACACGCCCGACACTAAATTTGAAAGTATTGACACTATTGTTGCCGAACAACTGGTCAATATCGACAGCGGCCAATTTGATAAAAAAATCCTAATGGATATCTACAACGATCTATGACATTCCGCATTAAAAACTTAACCGTAAAGAATTTTATGAGCGTGGGTAATCAAACCCAGGCAGTAAATTTTGACCAAGAATCTCTTACATTGGTGCTAGGCAGCAACCTAGACCTAGGTGGCGACGATACTGGATCACGCAACGGCACCGGTAAGACTACAATTATCAATGCTCTCAGCTATGCCCTATACGGACAAGCACTGACCAACATCCGTAAAGAAAACTTAATCAACAAGATCAACGGTAAGAACATGTTGATCACTGTGGAGTTCGAAAAGAATGGGCTAAACTATCGTATTGAACGAGGACGCAAACCCAATTTGCTGAGATTGTATGTAGATGATCGAGAGATCAGTATGGATAATCAAGGCGAGGACGAAAGCCAAGGTGACAGCAGAGAAACACAAAAGTCTATTGAACAGATGTTGGACATGACTCATACCATGTTCAAACATCTAGTTGCTCTGAATACCTATACAGAACCTTTCTTGGCCATGCGGGCTGCTGATCAACGTGAAGTAATTGAACAATTGTTGGGCATTACACTGCTCAGTGAAAAGGCCGAACTACTAAAAACTCGTGTCAAAGAAACTAAAGATTTAATCAGTTCCGAACAATTTCGTATTGAAGCAATTAAATCTGCCAACGAAAACGTTCAAAAAAGCATTGACAGTTTAGGCATTAAGAGCGCAGCATGGAATAAAAAGAAGAATGAAGAGATTGAAAAACTAGGTGCTGCTATTGTCAGTCTTGAATCGGTAGATATTGATGCCGAACTACTGCTTCATGCTACACTAAAGCAGTGGCTAGAAAACTCTAACAGGATTAGAGATCTAAATAAACAAAAAGCCACATATGAAACAGCAGTGACACAGGCCGAAAAAGCCGTTGAACGGTATCGTAAGGCATTGGAATCACTACTGGATAAAAAATGTCCTGCTTGTGAACAGAATATTCATGATCACAAACATGAAGAAATGACCACAACGGCAACTAAGAATTTAGAAGATGCTGTTGTATATCTCGATACTTGTCAGACCAACTATGATAATGTGCTGCAAGAGCTTTCAGACATAGGCGAACAAGGGCGCAGACCAGAACCTTTCTACGATACAGAGGCGGAAGCACTAGGGCATAAGAATAATTTAGATCAATTAACCAAGTCACTAGAGAGCAAGGTATTGGAATTAAATCCCTTTGATGAACAAATTGAAGAATTAAAGAATACCGCTATCCAAGAAATATCCTGGGACACCATTAATGATCTTACTCGATTAAAGGATCATCAAGAATTCTTACATAAACTGTTGACCAATAAAGATAGTTTTATTAGAAAACGTATTATTGATCAGAATTTGTCCTATCTCAACAAGCGATTAAGTTATTATATTGACAAACTTGGATTACCACATACTGTTGTGTTTCAAAATGACCTTACAGTGGAGATTACACAGTTAGGACAAGACTTAGATTTTGACAATTTGTCACGCGGAGAACGCAATAGATTGATTCTCAGCATGAGTTTTGCCTTCCGTGATGTATGGGAAGGACTGTATCAACATATCAATCTACTGTTTATCGACGAGTTAGTCGATGCGGGCATGGACTCAGCAGGGGTAGAAAGTGCCCTAGCGGTTCTAAAAAAGATGGCCAGAGAACGAAATAAGAATATATACTTAATCAGTCATAAGGATGAATTGATCGGGCGTGTGAATAACGTGCTTAGGGTTATCAAAGAGAATGGGTTCACTTCGTATTCTAACAGTTTAGATTATGTTAACTGAAAAAATTGATCGTTATAGAGTGCTGTATTCAGAATATGTAAAGCACTTTGTAACTTTGCATAACTATCATAGCGTGTTTATGGAGAATCGAGGTAAAGATTCTACTGCTCAAGTTAGAACCAGTTTATATTCAATGATCAAACTTGAAAGAGAAATGGCTCAATTGGCATTAGAGTGCTTTAAAGAAAATCAAGAAAACACCAAGGCTCAAAGACAACGTCTCAAAGAATTGAGAGCAAAAGCAAAACCCAGGATTAAGCCTGGCGGAAGACCAAAAGGAAGAAAAAATGGAATCGACAGTTGAAAATCTACAAGCAGCATTTGATGAGTTTCTCAAAGAAGATGCTAAATTCACCAGTGGTAACGCTGCTGCCGGAACTCGTGCTCGCAAAGCATTGGCCGATATCAGCAAACTAGTGAAGGCTCGTCGCAACGAAATCACTGCTGAAAAGAATGCTCGCAAGGCAGAAAAAGACGCAGCGAAAGCAGCACCAGTAAAAGCAGCTAAAAAATAATCAATGACCTGGACCTATCAAGGTACAGTTATTGATGAACTGCCCGAGGATTGTGTTGGTTATGTTTATATCATAACCAACACTGTCACCGGCAGAAAATACATAGGCAAAAAATTAAGTAAATTCAGCAAAACTACATATAAAACAGTTACATTAAAAAACGGCACTAAAAAGAAAAAACGAATTAAAAGTAAAATAGACAGCGATTGGAGAGAATATTGGGGTAGCAGTCCTAATCTCCATGAAGACATATCTAAACTAGGCAAAGAAAATTTCACAAGAGAAATACTTTATTATTGTGGCAGCAAGGCAGAAACCAGTTACATCGAGGCCCGAGAACAGTTTGAACGCAAAGTATTGGAATCAGACGATTATTACAATGGCATCATAAACTGCCGTATTCACGGTAGTCATATAAGAAAAAAATAGGCATATCACGCGGTATTAAGGCTTGCACTGGCCAACTTCAAGTGCCCTAAACCTGGACAATCGTATCACAGGGACGGAAATCTCTTGCCGCTAAGAGTTCTCAATCACTACCCGCAAGGATGTAGACAGCCAAGACCTGCTGTTTGATTGTTAGAAAATATTAAAATAGGCTAAAAGAAGGGAGAAAAACCCTGGGCATACCAATATGTTAGTGTATATTGTTATGCTGCCGTCATATCGAAGACGGAGCTCGAGGTACCGGATGACCGCCTCTGTAACGCTCTAACACTAAGTGAACATAAGAACTCGGATAATGTTCAATATTCTTCGCCCTGTGCGGGCGAAGTGTGACCAATGAATCTGGATAATATTAATATCTTCTTCGAAGAAGACCATATGATATGAGCGCTTCGCGCGAAATATCAAGTGAACGCAGTTCACTTCTCAGTATTAAAAGAAAGGAAGTCCGCTTTCCTTTGTTGTTTCTAAGTTCTCACTAATAATACTACTAATAATTTCTCTACTTTCGTAATCTAATTGAAAGGCTTGCTCTATGGTAATAGATCCTCTCATATACCAACACAGTTTAAATAATTCTTTCTTTAATACCTTTGATTCTTTTTCATGGCTCTCAACTAATTTGATAATCTCATCATTAGATAATGTTAAGAGCCTTGAACGAAAAAATTGGAATTATCCATTGTGATAGGTAATTCATAAGATACAGGAGCACCAGCAAGAATCTGCTCTTCGGTAGAATGCACTGTTATTGGAAGAATACCCACTGTCTTTTTGTTTTCAGTTATAAGGTCTTGAATCTTTTGCGTTAACACTGCGTCAGCATTTTGAATAAATTCTTGAATAAATTGTCGATTTTCAACAAAACTATTGGGTGTCTTTACATAAAATATACTGGCCGCAATCATTTCTACTGTAAGATCAGTTAGCTTTGATAGTCCTTGATTAAAAAATTCTAATTTTTGTTCATCTGATAAATCGGAATTAGCAACGGACTGCATGGTCTTTTGTGATTCAAACGTCCTAATACCTACATCGGTCATTTGCCTATATGTTAACGGCTTAACACCACATGTAATATCTGGACTAATTTCTACGGTTTCATTCCAATTTGTTGTAGATAATATCTGATCCATTACAGCAGTAAGGTCGATACTGTGGTCAACGGTTTCATCAGTCCCGGGAACCTGATGTGAGATGGTCATGGTCCCGCCGTATGTAGCGATTCTAATTGCGATTAGAATAAGGTCAACATCTATCCCGGGACATTTCCATGCATCTTTTATGTTAGGCATACAACTTTGAATAACATCAACTACCGCTTGCCCATTCATTAGGGCGTCCGGAGTCTTGAATGTTAATTCATCCTTGGCTGTCATCGAATATACTGGAAATTCGTTGTTTTCGGGCACATCAATACTGCCCTCTTCCCAAAAGAATCCATTACTTGGTAATCGAACATAGATCTTCGGCTGTCTCATATAGCCGAGTAATGGGTTTACTTTTGCCTGAATCGTCATATCTTATCTCCAATAAATACATATTAACTAGATTATTTATATGAGCACTTTATTGGAAAAACTAAATGGCAGATGAAGCAGCAACTACCACAGCAGGAATAGTAGGATTAGGAGCTGCTGCAATAGCGACTAAGGTTGCTCTTGATAAACTCCCTAGTGGTATTTCTAATATACTTAATACGTTTGTTTCCTCATCATTTGCGATGTCTAAATCGGCCGCTTCAGGGGCAGCAAGTCTTGGGGATATGGGGGCAGCAGTTGGGCAGGTAGCCAGTTTACTTGGGCCACTAGGGGCAGCCTTTTCTTCTGTTTTAAACACTGCTATAGCAACACTAGAAAAAAATATAGCAACTCAGCAGACTCTCAGTAATGTTGGCGCGACATTTGGCGGAAAACTTGATCTCATGAGAGATACTGCCAATAAAACTTATCTTAGCCTTGATCAGTTTGGAAAAGTTGTTGGTGATAACTCGAGTATATTAACTACCTTTGGTGGAGGTGTTCAAGCAGGAACTGAAACATTTGCTAGGACACAGGGCATTTTACTGGCCAAGGGATCAGAGACCAGCAACATGATGGCCAATCTTGGTATTGGATTCCAAGAAGCAGCAGAGATGACAGCATTGTTTATGCGTGGCCAAGGTTCGATGAACAAAGCCAGGCAGATGAGTGAAACAGAAATAGCAAAGGCTACTGCTGATTATGCTGTGCAATTAACTGCCCTAAGCGATCTTACAGGTCAAAGTAGAAAAGCATTGGCAGAAAAGGCTGCCGAGGAACTGGCAGAAGCACAATATCAAAATTATCTTGCTTCGCTCGATCCTGAAGAAGCTAAAAAACTTCAAGCAGCAGTGACTCAAGAACTTGCTGTAACCGGTAAAGCAGGAGCAGACGCACTAAAAGCACAGGCTGCTGGGTTTCCACCAATGACTCAAGCGGCAAGATTGTTTACAGCTACACAAGAAGCCAGTGTAGCAAGACAGCAGGAATTAATAGCAATATCAAAAGATGGAAACATTAAGTACGAGGATGCACTAGGAAGATTTAGCAAATCTCTAGCAGACTCGATTCCGGGTGTGCGAGAAGATTTTAATAAAATCAGGACAGTATTACTCGCCGGTGGACTACAAGGCGGCACAGATCTTAGCAAAGCCATTGAGCAAATTGTTAGAACATTAACTGCAACAACTAACAAGACCCCGGCAGAAATAAAAGAAATTACAGATAGTTTAGTAGCCAGCTCGAAACTATCAAAAACAGAAGCAACAATAGGAACAGATCAGTTAAAACAAACCATAGACAATGCTAATAAGGTTCTAAAAGCATTAGAACCTACTTTTAAAAGTGCGTTGACAATAGGAACCAGTATTTCTGAGTTTTTAAACAATAAAATTGCATTACCGTTAGCTAAGAAATTACCCGATATAATAACTTCTATAGAATCTTTTACACAGCAGTTGTTTGATAAAGCAGGAGGAATGACAGCAATAGAGGGCATGTTGGATCCAACCAAACTTGGGGAAAAAATAACAAAATTTGTCAACGACGCTCTTGACTTAGCAAAAACTGCCACAGCGGCTGCTCTCGGAGATAAAACTGCTCAAGAAAAGTTGTTTAAAGATATGTTAGCAGGGTGGAATGGAGTAATGGACCACATTAAGAATTCCATTCCAACACTGACAAATTTACTATTTGAGAATCAGCCAGGTGCTGCTGGTGAAGGAACACCCGGCGCTGTTAGTGGTGCAGAAAATTCAGGAGGGATTGTAAGACAAATCTTAAACGGAATCGATGAAAGATTTTTTAGTTCACCCCCGTCGCAATCGGCGATACCGGCAGCACCATTAACTGGGGAAAGAGAAAAGGGTGGAGTAACTACTCCGGGATCTTACCTAGTTGGAGAACGTGGTCCTGAAATAGTAAATCTCGGTGCTCGGGGCGATGTTATTAGCAATGACAATCTCACTTCGATGATGTCTGCTGTGTCTAATCAGAACGGGCTAGCAGAAAGTATAAATCAGTTAAATACTACTAATGGTCAAATGCTATCGGCAGTTCGAGAACTGGTAGAAGTTAGTAAACGCACATTAACTGCTACCCGAGGCCTAAACGGAAACCTATTTGCGGCATAATATATGGCATGGAAAAAGTATTTTACTCCCGTTAACACCGGTGGACGACTAAGTCCAGTTAGCGGCTCAATGAGCTCAGGTGGTTCGACAAACCCTAGCAGGACTAACTATTCCAGCTACTTACCTGATGTCTATTCAGGACATCCTAATCGTCTTGAACGTTACGGTCAATATGACACCATGGACTGGGACAGCGAAGTCAACGCTGCCCTAGATATCCTGGCAGAATTCTGCACACAGGCCAACGAAGAAAATGGCACACCATTTCAAGTATTCTTTAAAGAGTCTGCTACCAGCACTGAAATTAAGATTATTAAAAAATATCTACAGCAGTGGACTAAACTAAACAAGTTCCATACTAGAATATTTAAAATAGTTCGTAATGCTTTCAAATATGGCGACAGTTTCTTTGTTAGAGATCCAGAAACACAGGCTTGGATGTATGTTGATCCTGCCAAAGTAGATAAAGTTATTGTAAATGAAAGTGAAGGTAAGAAACCTGAACAATATATCATTAGAGACTTTAACCCTAACTTAGAAACACTGGCCACTACTGCTATTAATCCTAGCAATGTGCATGGCGGTGGCAATCAATTTGGTGGTAGTTACGGAACAGGGCAGGGCGGCGCTGGCGGCTCACGCGGCATGGTTGGTGCTTTTCCTACCAGCACAAACAGCAGCAGGTTCCAACAGAATCAAAATCAATACGCCATCGATGCCAAACATGTAATACACATCAGCATGAGTGAAGGGCTAGATAATAACTATCCTTTTGGTAATAGCCTAATGGAAAGCATCTTCAAAGTGTTCAAACAGAAAGAACTACTAGAAGACAGTATTCTAATCTATCGCATTCAACGTGCTCCAGAGCGTCGTGTGTTTTATATTGATGTGGGCAACATGCCTAGTCATTTGGCTATGAGTTTTGTTGAACGTGTTAAAAATGAAGTTAATCAACGCCGTATCCCTAGCACTACAGGAGGTAGTCAAACTGTTGTAGATGCTGGATATAATCCTCTAAGCATTAATGAAGATTATTTCTTCCCACAAACAGCAGAAGGTCGTGGTAGTAAAGTTGAAATTCTTCAAGGCGGTCAGAATTTAGGAGAAATTGATGACCTTAAATATTTTACCAATAAGTTGTTTAGAGCTCTCCGTATACCTAGTAGTTATCTACCAACTGGTTCCGATGATGGTGGTAGTAACTTCAATGATGGCCGAGTCGGGACAGCATATATTCAAGAATTAAGATTCAACGAATATTGTAAGCGTCTACAAAGCCTTATGCATGAAGCATTTGACACTGAATTCAAACGCTACTTACTGAACAAAGGTATTAATATTGACAGCAATATTTTCGATGTTAAGTTTAATCCACCGCAGAACTTTGCTAGCTACCGGCAAGCAGAAATGGACACAGCCCGTGTTAATACATTTAATGTAATGGTAGCTGTTCCGTTTGTTAGCAAGCGATTTGCTATGAAACGTTTCTTAGGAATGACGGCCGAGGAGGTGGCAGAGAATGAACGCATGTGGAAAGAAGAAAACATCGACGAGGATACCAAACTCAGCGCTAGTGCAGAAATGCGCAGTGCTGGAGTTAGTGCTAATTCTGTAGCAGGCGATTTAAGCAGTTTAGGAGCCAATACCGCAGAACCATCAGCGGTAGGTGAAGAAAATGCCGCACCGGGTGGCGCTCCAACACCACCAGCAGCGGCTGGGGCAACTACCCCACCTTGAGATAAATATTGACATGATACTAAGGGAATTCATTTATTTTGATCGAGATCATGCTGATCAGCAGGACGATGGCAGATACCTCAGTCAGAATGATACCACAGTGTTGCGGCAAGGCGATCTGCGAAAAAGTAGACTAACTTTGCGTATGATAAACAATATACGCAAAGCTGCGGAATCTCATAGTAAAGAAGTTAAGAAAGAATTGGGATTAGTTAGAAAGATGTATGCCGCTCCTCCAGCGGAAGCAGCACCTTAATAACTACTGATATAAATTTTTGTTAAATTTTTTAACAAAAACTTGTCAAACCAGAGGTAAAACTCTGCCATCTCAGGCCAAAACGACTCGTTTTAGGCCTATTTCGTGTAGCATATTTGTAACGGTGTTAAATATAACATAGCCTTGCCGCTAACCTATAGGAGAATTTTTAATATGTCTACGAAATTTGAACAATTATTAGACTATCTAGTAAACGAAGAGATGGACAAAGCCAATGAACTTTTCCATGAGATCGTTGTAGAGAAGTCAAGAACAATTTATGAAAATCTTATCGCCGAAGAGGATGATGAGATGGATGAGTCTGTAAAAGACGAAGAAATGGACGAGTCTGCTGATGAGCAGGAAATGGATGAAGGTTCCGAAGAACTAGAAGACAGTTTCGTAATGGACGCTGAGGACGACATGGGCGGAGAAGAAGGCGATGCTACTGATGATTTTGGTAGTGACATCGAAGCCGACATGGACCACGATGAAGGTGACGAAGATCAAGCCATGTTTGATATCAAGAACGCCATTGAAGAACTAGAAGCAGCCTTTGCTGAATTAGAAGCAGCCCAGGGCGGAGAAATGGGCGACGAGTTCGGTGATGAAGAGGGCGACGAAGAGTTTGGCGACGAAGAAGATGACGAAGAGCTTGAAATGGGCATGTTCGAAGGACGCCGCTTACGTGAATATCGTGAAGCCGTTAGTGACGGACACGGTGCTGAAAAGAAAGGTGCTGCCGAAGGCGGTCTAGCAGGTGCTAACACAGGCGAGAAAATGCCTAGTGGTGTTAATACCAAGCCGGTCGTGAGTAGCGGTAAAGGCAAGCCTACAACTGGTGCCGATGCTAAAAACATCCTAGGTAAGAGTGCAACTGCTGACGAAGACGGAACATCACCACACGGTAAAGTTGGCGGTCTAGTTAAGAGTGGCGGTCAGTTTACTAAAGGTGTTGAAAAAAACATCGCCAGCAGTTCTAAGGCCAGCATGAAAGATGGTGCTGCTCTAAACAAGCAGGGATCTGGATATCCTAGCAACAACAAGACCCCAGGTCCAGTTGGTAGCGGAACAGGCGACAAAGCTGGTCAGACCAGTGTTGGTAATGTTAAGAGCCCACTGAACGGTGCTCCTAATCGTAACGCCTAATAGAGAAACAGATGAAGTTGGCATATCTACGTGAGCATCTAAGTTTCGACCAGAGCGGCATTGTTCTGGAAAGCGACGACAAGGATGGTAAGAATCTTTACTTAAAAGGTATTACCATCCAAGGCGGTATTCGCAATGCCAACCAACGTGTTTATCCAGTGGATGAAATTGAACGTGCTGTAAAAACACTGAATGATCAGATTCAAAATGGTTATTCAGTGTTAGGCGAAGTTGATCATCCCGATGATTTAAAAGTGAATTTGGATCGTGTGTCTCATATGATTACTCATATGTGGATGGAAGGTCCCAATGGATATGGAAAGATGAAAATCCTTCCTACGCCGATGGGTAATTTAATTCGTACTATGCTTGAAAGCGGTGTAAAACTTGGCGTAAGTTCTCGTGGTAGCGGCAATGTCAACGACATGAACGGCCATGTATCCGATTTTGAGATTATCACAGTAGATGTGGTTGCCCAACCCAGTGCTCCCGGTGCTTATCCTACTCCAGTTTACGAACATTTAATGAATGCTCGTGGAGGAAGCAAAGCATTTAAGGTTGCACAAGAAACGAAAGAAGATCCAAAGGCCCAGAAATATTTGAAGGAAAGTCTCCTTCAAATTATTAAAGGTCTAAAATAAGCCCGAGGAGAAAAGCAAATGGACGCATTCAAACAATTGGTCGAAAGTGGGTTAATTAATGAAGATGTAAGATCTGAGTTAGAAACCGCCTTTGCCCAAAAATTACAAGAGAATCGCGACCAAGTCACCGCTGAACTTCGTGAAGAATTCGCACAAAAATACAGTCACGATAAGACTGTTATGGTTGAGGCGATCGACAAGATGTTAAGCGATAGATTGGCCGTAGAGATGTCCGAGTTGCACGAAGATAGAACAGGACTAGCAGAAGCTAAACAGGCATACAAACAAAAGATGACTGAAGATAGCCGAAAGCTAGAAGGTTTTGTAATCAACCAGCTTGGTAAAGAACTAGTAGAGTTCCAAAACGATCGCAAGAAAGTTAGCGAGAACTTTTCTAAATTAGAGCAATTCGTAGTACATGCTCTAGCCAGAGAAATCAAAGAGTTTGCCATTGACAAACGTGACCTAGCTGAAACTAAAGTCAAGTTAGTTCGTGAAGCCAAAGACAAATTTGAGACTATCAAACAAAACTTCATTAAGCGATCTGCTAAGGTCGTCGAAGCCACAGTTACACGCAAGCTAACATCTGAAATCAAGCAATTGAAAGAAGATATTGACAGCAGCCGTAACAACAGCTTCGGTCGTAAGATTTATGAAGCGTTTGCTCAGGAGTTCGCAGGATCTTACTTAAATGAAAAATCTGAAACAGCAAAATTGTTAAAGATCATTCAAAAGAAAGATGCCGAACTTGCTGAAACCCAACAAGCCCTAGAAGAAAAAGCTACCATTGTGGAATCTAAGGAACGCGAGATCCGCGTTGCTCGAGACCTAATGGAACGCAAACAGGTCATGGGCGAGTTATTAGCACCACTAAGTGCTGACAAAAGAGCGCTGATGCAACAACTTCTTGAGTCTGTTCAGACCAAGAAACTTGCTGATGCATATGACAAGTACCTACCCACAGTTATGGATGGCGAGAAGAGAAAAGTAGCTAAAGCTACCCTAACAGAAAGCACAGAAATTACTGGTGATCGTGAAGTGAAGCCTGAGGTAGGCTTAGACAATATCTTAGATATCCGCAAGTTGGCGGGACTAAAATAATATTCAAGGAGACAAAGAAATGTCAAAACTTTTAAATGAAAGATGGTCAGAGACCAAAGAAGCTCTGCTTGAAGGCCTACAAGGAAACCGTCGTGCTAGTATGGGCATCTGCTTAGAAAACACACGTCGCCATTTGGCTGAGAGCGCAACTGCTGGTGCAACCAGTGCTGGTAACATTGCTACACTAAACCGTGTAATTCTACCAGTTATCCGTCGAGTTATGCCTACTGTTATTGCTAACGAAATCGTTGGTGTACAGCCTATGACTGGACCTGTTGCACAGATCCACACACTACGTGTTCGCTATGCTGACAGTACTGACGAAGTTACTGCAGGCGCAGAGGCACTAAGCCCATTCAACATTGCTCGTGCTTATTCCGGTAACGGCAGCACCAGTACACCTAAGGCCAGCTCTACTGCTGCTCTAGAAGGTCAACCTGGTAAGCGTATGAGCATCCAAATCCTCAAGACTCCAGTCGAAGCAAAGAGCCGCAAGCTATCTGCTCGTTGGACATTTGAGGCAGCTCAGGATGCACAAGCACAACAGGGTATCGATATCGAAGCTGAAATCATGGCTGCTCTAGCCCAGGAAATCACTGCTGAGATTGACCAAGAGATCCTAGCTAGCCTACGTGGTTTAGCAACTGTTGAACAGACTTATGACCAGTCATTAGTTTCTGGTACAGCAACATTCGTTGGTGACGAGCACGCCGCTCTAGCTATCCAGATCAACCGTGTCAGCAACTTGATTGCTCAGCGTACACGTCGCGGTGCTGGTAACTGGGCCGTTGTTTCTAACCAGGCTCTAACAATCCTACAAAGTGCTACTACAAGTGCTTTCGCTCGTACCACTGAAGGTACATTCGAAGCACCTACAAACACCAAGTTTGTTGGTACACTAAATGGCGCCATGAAAGTTTATGTTGACGCTTACTTAGCTGACACAAGCGATCGTGACGAAGACCAAGTTCTTATCGGTTACAAAGGCACAAGCGAGGCAGATGCTGCCGCGTTCTACTGCCCTTATATTCCTTTAATGAGTTCTGGAGTCGTTCTTGACCCAGCTACCTTCGAACCAGTCGTTGGTTTCTTAACCAGATATGGTTATGTGGAGCTCACTAACACTGCTAGCAGCCTTGGAAATGCTGCTGACTATCTAGGAAAAGTAGCTATTACTTCTTCTAACGTCAGTTTCCGTTAATTCAATACTGAATTTAGCAGGTATAAAAACGCCCTTCGGGGCGTTTTTTATTGATTAAAATATTATGTTGAATTTAGTAATATGATAAATAAAAATATGAACAAATATGAAAAATGGTATTTTGCCATAACCAATAACGCAAAGAATAGAAATACTGATGGGTATACAGAAACTCATCATATTATCCCACGTAGTCTAGGTGGATTAGACACTAAAGATAACCTAGTTAATCTCACAGCTAGAGAACATTTTATCTGTCACTGGCTGCTTACTAAAATGTATACCGGCGAAGCAAAAGGTAAAATGATCAATGCTATGTATATGATGAGAGCAGAAAGCCCTCATCAAAAAAGGTATGAATCAAAAATTACCGCAAGAATATACGAGAATTTAAGAACAGAATATAGTCGATATATTTCTAATCTTAACAAAGGTAGGATCCAGCCTCCTGAAGAAAAAGCTCGTCAGTTAGCAGCACAAATAGGAAGAAAGCGACCACCATTTAGCGAAGAATGGAGATCTAAACTATCTGCGGCAAAAACTGGAAAAAATAATAACAGGTATGGAGTAACAATCTCAGAAGAAACTCGCAAAAAAATGAGCGATCGTGCCAAGGCTAGAAAATATAGTAAAGAAACTATAGAAAAACGTGCTGCTAAAACAAGAGGAAGTAAAAGAGAACGACTAATATGTCCCCATTGTAATAAAGACTGTGCGGTCAATACCTATCCTCGTTGGCACGGAGACCGTTGTAAGTTGGCTAAATAATACTGTTCGCTCGAGAGAGAGTTTATGCGGAACCCCAACCGCGTAGGCAATAGAACTGTCATAACAACAAGGAGAAATAAAATGGGACGTCCAATTAAAAAGAAATTCTTTGCGAATTTAAACTCGCCTTACCAGAATCATGCCACAGGTGGTGCAACTGGCGAAGGCGGAGAAGGCATTGCCAGCGTAACAATTACCACAACTGGAACATACGTTGGCACATTGCCAACTGTATCGTTTGGTACACCTGACCTAGCATTGGGAACAACAGCAACTGGTGTTGTACACGGTATGGCCTTAACTGCTACTGTAAACACTACAGGTACAGGATATGCTTATGCTAATACACTAGCAGTTGGTGGAGGAACAAATGTTACTTCGGCAACATTTACTGTTAATGCTCTTAGAACAGTTTCCATTAATAGCACACCGCAAAATGGCGGAAGCAACAACGACACAGGCGACCGTTTTTCCTTCAGCGGAACATACGGTGGTGGTACATGGACAACTCCACTAGAAGTTGTAGTCACCGCAGCAGCAGGTGGAACAGCATCAGCAGTAGCCATTTATAGTCCAGGTGTTTGGTCAGGAACTACCGCCCCGGCCAATACTATCGGCGCTACCCGCACACAGACCTACGGTGCTATTGACACGAACGGAACCAATCTTCAAGTAACATTAACTGACTGGGGTGTTGCTGGCGTTACAGTAGCTAACGGTGGAGATTATACAGCAGTACCTAGCAACCCTGTATCTACTAGCGGTAGTGGAAACGGAAATGCTAAATTGAACGTTACTTACGGTGTTAAGAGTGTTGCGATCACCAATGCCGGTAGTCATTATTTTGATGTAGCCGACGCTAGTGTTACATTTAGTGGTGGAGCAGCAGCCGGTACTTCGGTGCTGACTAACCTGTATCAACCAGGTCTAGCAGTTTATGTTAATATTATTGATGGTACTGAAGGTGCTCTTGCTGATATTATGAAACAGGAAGCCAGCCGTCGTTACCTAGTTAAGACCAGAGATGACAATGGTAAAGTTGGTCAGTGCCGACTAGTGGCCAGCAACCCTGGTGATCTGTATCCGGGTGAAATGTGTTTAATCGCCACTGACACAGAAGGTTGCACATATTGGGTAACCAAGCTAACTGCACACAGAGCTTATCTAGTTCAAAGAACCAGTGCCGGTGCTGGATATAGATTTGCCGACGGTTCGTCCGCTGGTTGGTCTATTAGCAGTGCTAGCCTTGGTATTGTTTCCCTAGCACATACTGCTTAAAAACAGTAGAAATACTGTAAGAAAAGGGCCCTTTGCGGCCCTTTTCCATTTATAACATAACATAAATACTGGTATGACCACTGCCTGGACCCTACCTACTAATGTTATTCAATATGTCGAACCTGGCGGAGAAGCAACACATATTCCTTGGCGAGAAATAGACAGCTTCAGTGCATTAAAAACTCTTGATGCTAGAAGTATTCAAACACAAGGAGCACTACAACATATTGCTCGCAGTCCTAAACACGATATTACAAATAAAACTTATTATATTCGTGCTACTGGTTTTCGATTTACTAACTTACCAGAAACACTATCTGGGATAGAAGCAAGACTTACTACACAGAGATATGGTAGAGCCACTGATGATACTGTGGAACTGTGTCTTGACGGAGAAAGCATCGGAGAAAATCGCGCCACATTGCCTATTGCTCCGATAAAAGTATATGGTGGTCCCAGTGATGTATGGAAAGCAATCACATTAACCATTGACGATATTAAAAATTCAACGTTTGGTATAATTTTTAGGTTTCGTGCTCATCCACACTGGCCTCATCGTGATCCTGTAATGGTGGATGCTGTGGAACTGCGAATTCATTAAACTAATAAATACTCTAAAGGAAAAAGATAGATGGCCCGCACTACTGGTTCTAAAAATGTAAAATCTACTGGCGATCAAACCATCAGCACTCCTGCTGGTAATGTAGTTTTAACGCCCTCAGCAGGCGGGCAAGTCACTGTATCTCAAGGTAATGTTGAAGTTGTATCGGGTAATGTAACTGTTGATTCCGGTAATGTTGTTGTTACTGGTGGTAGGGTTATTGTTGGTACTACAGGTGGAACTGCGGCAGCGGATCATAACGTAGGAAATATTCTTAATCCTACAGGTAACGATCCTGCTACTATCGACCAGACTGCATATAGCACAACAGCAGAACGCCAGCTAGGCGGAGCATACTTTACCGGCGGTGTTGGTATAGAAAAAGATCTCGCAGTAGGCGGCTTTATCTATGGTAGAATTAGTACAGCATTAACAGCAACTACATCTACGCAACTGTTAATACAACAAACTAACGACGACAGCCCATTTTACTTAACATTTGCTCCCGGAACTGGAAATGCTTCACTGTTTATCGATAATACCGGACAAGTAGGAGTGGATAATCCTCAGGGATTGTCTTACAATCCTGCCGAGGGTAGATTGTCCACTGATCGTTTACAGGTAGTTGCTAATCAAATAGCAAGGAATGATCAAGGAGTGGATCTAGATACAGCAGCCTTGGTTGTTAAAGGCGGTGCTGCTGTAACAGAAAACATTTTAGTCGGTGGCGAAGTTTATTCTGTTAATAACTTTACTGGTTCTTATTTAGAAACCATTTATTCCAAGTATTTAGATTCCAGTTCAAAGTCTAGTACAATGGTGCTGGGTGCTGGTCAAGTAGATGTATTTGGTGATTTAAGAGTTAGGGGAACCAACCCAATTGGAACTGCTCCAGTAGTAACCAATATTCTTTATGTTACCATGGACGGAGATGATACCAACGATGGTCGTGCTATGGATGCAGGACGTGCTTGCCGAACTATCGGCGGTGCATTAAACAGTCCTTATTATCAATCTGGAACACAAATCCGTGTAGCCCCTGGGCATTACTTAGAAGATAATCCACTACAATTAAAACCTTATACTAGTATTGTAGGATCAGATTTGAGAACTTGTAGTATTGAACCGATTAATAAAACTCAAGATTTGTTCCATATGAATTCAGGATGCTATCTAGCATTCATGCAGTTCTTAAATGGCCGCAGTGGTCTATTAGAAGGTGCGTATGCTCCTGGGTTCAATAGAGGTGCTTATTGTACAGCATTCCCACCGTTGGAAGGCGATAATCGTATTAACTTATTCCATAGTCCTTATATTCAAAACTGTACCAATCTAAGCGGCCCTTGGCTGAAAGATGGTACAATGTTTGTTCCTGATCAAACAGTTCAGATTCCTACTGCGGTTGGCACAGGAACTTGGGTCTCTAATACAACTACATTGGTAGTTAATGTAAGCACTGGAACGATTGCAGTAGGAATGAGTGTAAATGCTGGTCAACAAAATCCTGGATTCTTTAATGCAAGAACGCTGTTATTGGCCAATAAGCCTTTCTTACAGCAACAAGTTGTTGCTCGTGTTGATGCACTATTTCCAGGATTTGAATATAATCGAGAAAAATGCTATAGAGATGTTGGCATTTTAGTAGAAAATACAGCATATGATGCTGCATTTGGTGGCAATGAAAAGTCTGTTGAAAGCGGATTGGCATATTATAACGGAGTAGTTAGTGTAATTGCTGGACAAGAAGCACAAACCATCGCGGCAATCGAATATCTAAGAGATCGTAGTAAAGAGATTGTTACCAATACCACTTGTACAAATACCTATACTGGCTATACCGCACACCAAGTTATTAACTGGGCCTTACCCGGTGGGGCAATATCTACAGCATCTATTTCTACCTTATATGGAATAGTAACAGCAACAATAACAAGTCCGTCTAATTCTCCAGACATTTATAAAAGCACGGGCCCCGATGCAGCATTTGTTAGTGCAGAAATACTAATGCAGGCCAATAGATCATTTATCCAAGAAAATACTATCAAATGGATCAATGCTACTTACCCAGGATTCACTTACGATAACGATAAATGTTATAGAGATGTTGGATTAATTATTGATGCAGTTAGCCAAGATATTTTATTAGGCGGCAATCAAAAAAGTGTTGAAGCAGGATTAAGTTATTGGAATCGCGGTTACAACTATGTTGCCCATCAACTGACCACAACAACTAATGCTATAAATTATGCAAGAGATCGCAGTTTAGAAGTTATTGCTAATACTGTTTGCACTAATACATTCACAGGTGTAACACACAATCAAGTCATAAACACATTCTTCCAATACGGTGGGGACTATATGCCCCAGGAAGCAGTTAAACGAAACTTTAATATTGTTACAACCATTATAAACAATGGAGTTAGTGCTGCTCCTCCGTCTTATGCTGGAGGTGGATTATTTTCTTTAACTGGTATAAACGGGGCAGATGTTAAAATAGCCCCAACAGTAGTATCAGTTACCAACACTAACCAGGTATATACCGTTGGTCTCAGCACAGCCACAATAGGTTTTGGAAATAATGCTACCTTATATTTTGGTAATACTTACATATTCCCTAAACAAGATTTTGAAGTTGAACAACTAAGTCTAGAATATACAGGTAATGCAAATACCTGGAACCAGAGAAAGGTCGATCCTATCGGTGCAATGGGCGGAAGTTTAGTAGACGGCGCTGTAGTCAGCGACATTAGTCCTATTCAATCCTTTGTCTATGACGCATTTACCCAGTTACCGCAAGGTGGAAAAGGTGTGCATATCACCAACAATGGTTATGCTCAGTTGGTGTCAGTGTTTACAATTTTCTGTTCTACTGCTGTTCTAGTAGAAAATGGTGGTATAGCATCTATCACAAACAGTAATAGTAACTTTGGAGATCAATGTTTGGTTGCCAAAGGATATGGGCCGAGGGCTTTTGGTGGCACTGTGTTTAATCCTCCTAATAGAGCTTATCCATTTAGCCCGGGAGCAGACGGATTAGATCAATATTATCCCAATGGGTTTTGGCCCAATAAGGGAAAGGTAGAAGTTTTCCTACCGGATACAGCAGATCGTCCACACATTTCTTTAATAATGGAAGTTGAACCACCAGTAGGACACATCAATGAACAAGGTTTCCCTGGATTTTTAAATGCCCAACCCAGTACCGGAACACTAACAACTTCTACAATTATTTTAAGAGATATTGATACAACAGACATTGCCGTAGGTAATGACGTTTATATTAGAGATCAGTATGGTAGACAGTATGATGATAATGGTGTATGGTATGCTGGTACAGGAACAGTAGTAACTGATATTAATTATAATGCCATTACATTTAATAAGGCATTATATCCAGCATCTACTGGAACTGCCGGAGATCCTACTAACCCTACTTACTTCACACTGTATTTCTGCGGTAACAGTTATTATACAGTATTAAGCAGTACAGTTGCTACAAATCCTTACGAATTAAACAATAATATTTTAGTACCACCAAGTGATACTAATTTATATCAAGGTCCTACTTATAATCAAGTAAACGCACATATTGCTTCTATGGTCTACTTAAACACTTTAACTAACAAAGTTATTAGTAACACTACCGTATCTCCTACATATATGACAACTAGTAGTCAAGTTGTATTACCATTGATTACAGGTGGCGGTAGTGCTACAGCGTTCATTAATACTAGATTTGCTAATATAACCAACATAATAGGAGCAGCTAATATTACCGCCGCCAAAGCAGTGGTGCCGGCGAATTCTGTAACAAAAACTGGAACAATAACCAGTGGAGCAGGTTCCGCTATTACACTAATTAAAGAAAATTTAGACTTCTTAGCAGACGAAGTAACAGCATATGTTCATGCTATGCAGCCTGGTGTATTCAGCGGATTAACACAAGCCCAAATAGATTATATCGATACAAAATGTAAACGCGATACTAAAATTATTTTACAGAGATTAATTTACGATTTAGAAACAGGCGGCAACTATAATAGTGTAATGAGCGGATTAAGTTATTGGTCTAGGGCAGGAACGCATCACATAGTAGAACTAGGTGAAGCAGTTGTTAGCACAGATTTGTTCCCAGACGGTGCTACAGTTAATTTCTACCAACGTAGCTATATTAGCGCCAGCGGATATCTATTTGAATATGTAGGAGCAGGTACTAATTATGGAGCACTACCTCAAAGGGGAATCTTAGATCCTGTTCAGGCTAAAGAAACAATACCCCTAGATGGCGGCAAAGTGTTCTTTACCAGCACCGATCAAAACGGTGACTTCCGCATAGGACGAGGTTTAGTCATTAGTCAGGCAACTGGAGTTCTAAGCGGAAGAACATTTGTACAAAGTTTATACGCAAATATGACTCCATTCATATTAGCAATCGAATAATAGGATAAAATAAAATGGCACAGTTACCATTAAATAAATTTTTAACAAAAACGGCAGTGTTAACCACTAGTACCACATCCACAGTTTATACAGCACCTATTGGTGTTACAGCAATTGTATTAATGGCACAGGTAGCTAACTTAACCACTACTACACAAACTGTCAGTTTCCTACATTATAGAACACGACCGGTATTAGCTGATGCTCAGGGAAATGGTTATCAGAGTACCGGAACTAGTTATTTGGTGAAAAATTTTGCAATTCCTGAAAATGACGCAGGAACCCCACTAACAGGTAAAATGATTATAGAAAGTTTAGATAAAGTTTATGCCTATGCTGGGAATGAAAATTCTCTGCAATTAGTTTTAAGTATATTAGAAACTGCAAATTCATAATAGAGAAATACGATGCCATCATTATTAAGCGGATCAACTCTAAGACGCGGTGGAAGCGGTCAATTTATTGATCTTAAAGGGGCGCAACCCCAATTACCACCAACTCCTACTACCAGTACTGGCTATACGCTAGTTACCGACAACTTATTGCGTACCAGTTATAGATCCAGCTTGGGTAATTTAGAATTTAGTTCAGGTAATGTATTCAGCAATATCGCTAATCAAGATATAAAATTGATAGGGACCGGAACCGGCGTTGTTATTGTAGCCGGTGGAACAGCTAGCACAAGCACAAACACAGGTGCGCTAATTATCAAAGGCGGTGTTGGGATTAGTGATGCACTATGGACAGAAAAAGATATACATGTTAATGGATTAACTATTGGTCAAGGGTGGCAAGGACTTAATAATATTGTTATACAGGGTGTTGCTACCCCTACAGTAGATAATGATTTTAATGGTCAAGAAAGTATTGTCATCGGTTACGACGCATTAACAGGACTCTCAACAAGTTATAAAAGTATTGCAGTAGGTCGTTATGCTCTTAGTTCGGGCACACAGATTAATAATTCCATTGCTATTGGTGATAGTGCTCTTAAAAATCTAGGAATTTATCATTTACTAACAGCAGCAACAGTTACTAATGTTGCATTAGGTGGACCTGCTGTAGTAGTTACTGCTCCACAACATGGGTTAAGCACAGGAACATTAGTTACCATAGATGGTATTATTGGTACAACTCAGCTTAATAATAACAATTACTACATTAATGTATTAAGCCCATCATCAATTGCCCTGTATTCGGATATTAATTTAAGCATTCCTGTTAACGGTAGCGGATATACTGCTTACGTAAACAGCGGAACAGTATATCTTGATACTGTGTGGGATGACAATATTGCTATTGGAACAGACGCAGGTCGTAATCTTATTAATGGTAAACAAAACTTACTTGTTGGAGACCGTACTGCTGTTAATTTAACCACAGGTAGCTACAATATATTCCTAGGTCACGAAGTTGGAAATAACATAACTCGAGGCACCGCCAATATCAGTATAGGTGGTGATAACCTAGTCAATGGGCTAGATAACCAAGTTAATATTGGTAGCGTGTTCTATTACGATGGAAACGGTTATTTACAACTCAACAGTAATACCGGTATTGGGTTAGGGACTGAGGTAAGCGCCACAATATATCTAACTGACATATTAGGAATTGATAAAACCAATCCAGTTGTAGTTCATATTGACAGCACTTACGAAATTAGCACAGGAACAGAAGTTGTATTAACAGAAATAGTAGGAACTACCGAATTAAATGATCAAATTTATTGGGCTAGTTACTTAGGAACTACTACATTCAGTATCTATTATGATGAAGCATTAACCCAACCCGTTAATGGAACTGGGTTTGGAACTTACGTTAGTGGTGGTAAAATAAACAGTCTAAGTCCATATGGTGCTCTAACTGTGTTTGGCGGGACTGGAATTAAAGGTGATTTAATGGTCACCGGAATGGCCACATTCTACAATGGAATGAATGTAAGATATTTGATTACAGGTACCATTACTACTGCAACTAATTTAGCAGGCGGAGCGCTAGGTAGTATACCGTATCAAACTGCCGACGGGGTTACTGGATTTATTCCTATCGGTGGTAACAATAAAGTATTAACCAGCAATGGTAGCACTGCAACCTGGCAAGATTTTTCTTCATTATCTGCCGGTCTAGCATCTACTGCTACCAATAGTGACAATGTGTTTATTAATGATACTGTCCCTTTACAAACATACTATCTAGGATTAAGTGAACTAATTGGGGATTATAGCCCAATAGACAGCGATAGTGCATTAACATATATTACAACTGACAAATCCACAAGCACTTATTTTGTTACTGGAACTAGCACATTAAATGTCCCTGGTAGCATTTATAGTATGGACGGTAATGCATATGAAAATAATTTACTATATACCCCGAGGGTAACGATATCAACATCACCGCCGCCGGGTCCAAGAGTTGGGGATTTTTGGATTGATCCTAATTTTGGGGTTGAACTACAATATATTAAAGACGGAACTAGCACGTTCTGGATACAATTTACATCGGCAATATAAAAATGATTAACGAACAAAGAGTAGAAATATGTCAGAATTAAATTTTCCTCCTAATCCTAATGTTGGAGATACTTGGACTATTGGGTCTAACACATGGGTATGGAACGGATATGCTTGGATCAAGACTAGTCCATTATCTGTAGGTGGCAGCGCACAGTCTACTAGCACAACCACAGGAGCATTGGTAGTCGCCGGTGGTGTCGGAGTAGGCGGAGCAATTAACGCCGGGACAACCAGCACTATTAATGGTGCTGAAATTGTCACTACAGCTACTATTGGTCAATATGCCCCGGCACCTAACCTACAGAGAGTAACTGATGTTGGCAACACCACCACCAACCAAATAATAATTTTAAACACTACCGAATCTACTAGCACAACTACAGGAGCGTTGTTAGTAGAAGGCGGGATAGGTGTAGGTGGGGATATTTGGGTGGAAGGAAGATTGACTTCAGAATCGGTCAAAATCATGGATGCAGTGTTTGATTCTACGGTAATGTTGGTAAATACGACTGGAACTGTAGTAATAGATTCTTATTCAGTTGACCAATTTAGGTCAGCCAAGTATCTAATACAAATAGACGAAGGGGATGGACCCACAGCAGACTTTCAGACCATCGAAATACTGTTGTTGGTGGATAATGTAGGTACGGTATATGCAACAGAATATGCTGTATTAACTACAAATGGGGAGATGGGGGAGTTTGAAGCAGACGTTCAAATGGACGAAATAGTGAGATTGTATTTTACACCTTACTATCCAACTGCTAAAAATATTAAAGTGTTGAGGACAGGATTAGCCTCATAGACTATAACTAAAGGAAATTTAAAAAATGGCACTACTTTCTAAAGATTTTATTGTAAAATCTGGTTTAATCGTTCAAGGAACGACTAACCCGGTATCTACATCAACTGGCAACACCGGCACGCTACAAGTGAATGGTGGCGCCGCGTTCGCTAAGGACATATTGATCGGAAGCAGTGCTACTGTTTTTGGTCCTAGCGTTCTAAAAAGCACATTAACTGTTGCCGGCAATGTCGATGTTAACAATGGTAATTTCACTATTCAAGCCGCAACAGGCAATACATATGCTGCTGGTACATTAGTAGTTGACGGTGTTAGCACAGTCAGCAATATCGTTATTGACGGTAACGAAGGTATTACTGGATTAAACACCGGATATGATTTAACAGTTAAGGCTGTTTCCGGTCGTAGTACAAAAGTCAGCTCCGACGCTGCTTCAAGTTTGATTTATAATGCTGGGTTATACGGTCCCGGTAACGCCTATGCTGAGGTTACTGTAAACGGAACTGATGGTGTTATTTTCCAGACAAACAACAACGGTTCAAATTTAAATGAATTGGTTTTTGATAACAGCGGTGTCTTAAAATTAACTCATCTTGCTAATGCTACTTCCACTGCTGCATTAGAAATCAAAGGTGTTAGTAACGGTGGTGTTAAATTAAGCGACACCGGCGATGCAGCCGATGCTCACCCAGCCCTAAATGTCAGTGCCGGTGGTGCTTACATTTACAACGATTTAAAAATTGACGGTACTACTCATGCCAGTGGTACTCCTGCTGGTGCATTAGTACTTACAAACGGTGGTGCATACATCCATGAGAATGTGTTTATTCATTCTAGTGGTGCTGCTGGAGATGCCGAACCTGCTCTAAAGTTAGATCAAGGTGGTGCTTACATCAATAAAGATCTACAGATTGACAGCACAACTAACGGTTCAACAGCCGGTGGCGGAGCATTAAGAGTAGCCTCTGGAGGTGCTTATGTTGATCAAGATGTTTACATTGGTGGTTCTACAACCAATGATGCAACAAGTAGTTCAGCATCATTACATGTTGGCCAAGGTGGTATTTACGTTGCCAAAAATGTGCTTATCGATGGTACCGAAGGCGGTGATACAGGTATCGGTGCGCTAAATGTTCCAAATGGCGGCGCTAATTTTGGTCTTAACGTAGTAATAGCCAGCACAAATGATGCCAATGGCAGTTACCCAGCATTAAATCTATCCAGCGGTGGACTTTATGTTAACAAGCGAGCAATCATCGACAGCACACAAACTGCTACAGATTCAGGCGGCGGCGATGCTGCACTAAAAGTAGCAGGCGGTGTTTACATCGGCGACAACTTGATTGTTAAGAGTGCTGCTGCAAATACAGGAACTAAAACTTCTAACGCATTCTACGTTGACGGCGGTGCTTGGGTTGACAAGACACTAGTTGTTGCTGGGGATACAACATTCCGTGGCAGTGTAACATTTAATGGTACAGCAACTTATGTATATTCTACCAACACAGTCTATACAGACAATATCATCAACATGCACACACCAAACGGTGGTGATTTAAACAATCACGCCTGGGGTACAGATGATGGTAAAGACATTGGTTTTATTTTCCACTACTACAAAGGTGCTGACAAAAACGCATTCTTAGGGTTTGCTAACGACAGCAGTTATTTAGAGTGGTATAGTGACGGAACTGAAACAGCAGGTGGTGTATTTACTGGCACAACATATGGCACATTTAAGACTGGTGCTATTGAACTGGTTAATACTACTCCATCATCTAATACCGGAACTGGCGCACTGATTATTGCTGGTGGTGTTGGCATTGCTGGTGATATCTATCTACAAGACGAAACAGGTACACATAACAAGTTATATGGTACTGCTACAAAAGCAGATAACTTAAATCGTGGTTTGAATGGACAGATTCCAATTCAAACAGCCAGCGGTGAGACAACATTTATTCCTGCTGGAACAGCTGATCATCAAGTTTTAACTTGGGATAACGGTGGTACTACAGCTACTTGGCAAAGTGCTTCGGGAACTTCAGTCGGTCGTGCTACTACAGCAACCAACGTTGTTGGTCCACAGTGGAGTGTCTTGTATCAGAAAGACAATGATATAACCACAGCAACCAGCTATCTACAGTATGATGGTGATAACTATTCTTTCAAAGTTAATACCGTTAACCTTTATACCAACGATAGCACTGGTAAAGATGGTGAGGCTGATAATGTATTGGCTGCCGATAGTGGTCAAAGCATTGAATTATATAGTGATTACTATGCTCAACTAAACTATAACAACGATGCTTTTATTTGGGTAAACACCGCCGGCGCACACATGGAAGCAGATGGTATCACCTTAACACTAAACACTAGTGGTAACTTGGTGTTCAATGATGGTGGCAGCAAATACTTCCAGGCACCATATGTTCGTCCACAAAACTTAACCAGTGGTCGTGTTGTATTCACTGATAACGATCTTAACCTAGTCGACGACAGCGGTTTAACCTACAACAGTGGTAGCGCTACACTATCAGTTAGCGGTGCGCTTGAAGTCACTGGCGGAACCGGCGGCGACATCACTATGACTGGTGGTAATATCACTGGTGCTAATACTATCACTATTGATGGTACAGAAGGTGGTTACAGTTATGCAAACGATGCAGCGTTGATGATTCCAAACGGTGGTATCTATTCTAAGAAAGCTATCTACATTGATTCCAATGCTAACTATAATGATGGTCCAGTAACCGCAGCACTAGATGTACCAAACGGTGGTGTTAATGTTGGATTGTCGGTGGGTGTCGGTGGCAACTTGGTATTCACATCAACTACTGGTCGGGTTGAGTTTGATAGCACTGCAAATCTACGTGAAGAGAACAGTGTTGCTCTTGGCGGCGGTGCTAGAGACTTGGTGCTTGATGCTCAGTCACAGGTTCTAATCAAAACCAGTGAAGCTGGCAATGAGTGGGTTTATGGCATCGATGGTAAACTAGCATTGCCAAACGGTACTAAAGTTTACGACGACACTGGTAAGTTCTATGTAGATTCCCTGCGTGATGATAGTACAGCTACAACTCTAGTAGTTTATAACTCGGCTACTAAAGAGCTAACTCGTACTACAACATTTAATAACACACTAACAGTTAATAACAGTGTCATTATTAAAGGAACAGCAGCTAGTTCAACCAATACAACAGCAACAGGTGCCCTACAAGTAGTTGGTGGAGCAAGTATTGCTGGTGGTTTATATGTTGATCAAAATGCTTATATTAACGCAGACTTGTATGTTCAAGGCACGCTGTATGTCCAGGGTAATAGCCTAGATGGTGTTGACCAGATTACTGGTAGCACAGGTACATTTGCTGATGTTCATTCAACTGGTACAATCTTTGCTAACAATGTAACAGCGACATTTGTTGAAACTGCTACTTTACTAGTCGATGGTACAGAAGGTGGGTATGGTTATCCTGACGCAGCGTTGAACATACCAAACGGTGGTGCTTACTTTGGTAGAATGGTTTGGATTAACAATGATAATCCTAGCCTAGCTAATACTGCCGACTATGTTTCTTTTAACACACAAGGTGGTGCTAGCATACAGAAAGACTTGTATGTTGGAACAACTGCTACATTTAACGGCAGTGTTTACATTGCCAATGATATCTACTTAGGTGGAAAGAAACTGTCCAGCACAAGCAGTCAGTTTATGGACATCATATCGACTGGTACTGCGACACTTAATAATGTCGATATTACCGGTACCTTTACTGCTACATCGTTAACTATTACTAGTACCGATAACAGTGTCGATGTGTACGGTAAGGATCTTGATCAAACAAGTCAATCGTTAGGAGTCCGTGGTGCTATTAAAGCACTAGGCGATGTTGCAGTAGGCGGTGTGCTCTACGCTGGTATGAACAACGGCGGTGATGTTGGTGGTGAAAGCCCAGACGGCAAGCCAATCGACGGTGTGTTCATTGTCAACAGCATGCAGAGTGGTGGAAGCTATACCGGACTTAACGGAAGCTGGACAGAGGTTATTGACAGCTGGGATAGCGGTACTTATACCAGTGCCAAATACATGGTTCAACTTACTGACAACGGTGGTAAGATACACACTCAAGAAATCATGGTCATCCAAGATGGTACCAATGTTTATATGAGTGAGTACGGTATTATAACTACTCTAGGCGAGCTTGGGACATTTAGCGGTAGTATCGTTAGTGGAAATGTTGAAATAACATTTACTCCTAACTATTCTACAAGTAGTATGAATATTCAAGTGGTTCGTCAAAGTATCATAACCAGTATTGAAAACTATTGTTAATATAGCATAGCTAGGCAAAAACAGGACCGCAAGGTCCTGTTTTGCTTTATACTATACTTTATCCCAAACGTATAAATACTCTTTATATAACCTAAGCCGTTATAGTGGAGAGGGAAGCTAATGGCTCTGAATAATATTGACTTTGTAGTCAAAAATGGTCTGGTGGTCTCAACAACTGCCACAGTTGAATCAACAACTAATTCTATCGACACCTCGTCTGGTGCGCTTCACGTTGCTGGTGGAGCATCTGTTGTTAAAGATCTTTGGGTAGGTGGGACAGTATATACCAGAGGCGGTGCTGTTCTAACAACTTCCACCCTTCAAACTGTTACACACTCGGGTAATACTACTACCTATTCGATTATAATACTCAATACTTCTAGCAGTACCAGTACCGATACTGGTGCATTGACAGTAGCAGGCGGAGTAGGTATTGGCGGCGATGTATATGTAGGTGGTACAATATTTGGTACCATAGGCGGGAATAACATTTCCGGACCAGTCGGCGGTAGTATTAATGCCGACAATGTTCAAATCAACAATGTAGATACTTTTTCTACTACTAGTTACTATGTGACATTAAGTGAGCTCAAGGATGGAAATTATAGTCCTTTGGATGCTGATTCGTCATTAACATACGACGCCGGCAGTCAAACACTTTCTGTTGCTAAACTATCCATTAGCGGTGGTATACTAACAGGTAGTGCAAGAATAACTAACAACGTTAGTGTAGGTGGTAGTGTCAGCATTAACGGATCCAGTGCCACTGTAACTATATTAAGTTTTAATGGCGTTAGCTTTTTAACAGATAGCGTTCACGCTTTTAGCGGCGGCGAGGTTGTAGTTCCTCAAACATCGGGACTTGGATTAGTTTCTGGAACAACATATTACGTTCCTGCTGTATTAAGTCCTACACGCTTCCAACTTAGTCTTACACCGGGTGGTCCTAGCACAGGAACTGTTGGGGTATCTACAATATTAGCCAATACAGGACCTGGTCCGGGACTTAAAGTTACCGGCGGCATAGAATCTACAGGAACAAATACTGGAGCCGTTCTAGTTGAAGGCGGTGTAGGTATTAGCGGAAATTTAAATGTAGGCGGTAGAATTATAGGTGGCGGTGTAAGGACTACAACTGCTGCTAATGCACCGATTAATCCCACAGTAGGCGATGTTTGGTACAACACTACAAACGATGCTGTATATAGATATACTGATGATGGCAGCGGCGAAATCTATTGGATAGATATGACCGGGCCTGCTGTAGTTAACTTTACAGCAGATATGCTAGCAGGAATAACAGCAGGTGGTGCTAGCAATTCTGACAATATTCTAGTTAATAACGTTCAACCAGGCAATACATATTATGTAGCATTAACCGAAACTAAGGATGGAACTTATAGTCCTTTAGATGCGGATACCGTATTAACATACAATTCAACGAATCATCAAGTTTCATCTGAGAATTTATTAGTAACAGGGAATGCTGAAGCTAGTTCAACAATAACTGGAGCCCTACAAGTTATTGGGGGTGTAGGAATCGGCGGATCTTTATATGCTGGCAATATCTACACTAATGGACAATTAATTGGAGCAGCAGGGTCGGCTGGCCCACAAGGACCAACAGGCGATACCGGTGCTCAAGGACCACAAGGAGTTACAGGACCACAAGGACCGACAGGTAATACTGGAGCACAAGGCCCACAAGGACCAACTGGTAATACTGGCGCACAAGGCCCACAAGGAGTTACAGGCGATACCGGTGCTCAAGGACCACAAGGAGTTACAGGTCCACAAGGACCGACTGGTAATACTGGTGCTCAAGGACCACAAGGACCACAAGGAGTTACTGGTAATACTGGTGCTCAGGGACCGCAAGGTGTAACTGGTAATACTGGAGCACAAGGCCCACAAGGACCGCAAGGCAATACTGGCGCACAAGGACCTCAAGGAGTTACTGGGCCACAAGGGCCGACTGGTAATACTGGAGCACAGGGACCACAAGGACCGCAAGGTGTAACTGGTAATACCGGTGCTCAAGGTCCACAAGGACCGACCGGAGATACTGGTGCTCAAGGGCCGCAAGGAGTTACCGGTCCACAGGGACCACAAGGCAATACAGGTGCCCAAGGACCACAAGGACCAACTGGTAATACTGGCGCACAAGGACCTCAAGGAGTTACGGGTAACACTGGAGCACAAGGACCACAAGGACCGACTGGTAATACTGGCGCACAAGGACCTCAAGGAGTTACTGGACCACAAGGTCCTCAAGGCAATACCGGTGCTCAAGGTCCACAAGGACCAACTGGTAATACTGGCGCACAAGGACCGCAAGGTGTTACAGGTAACACTGGTGCTCAAGGACCGCAAGGTGTTACAGGTAACACCGGAGCACAAGGACCTCAAGGACCGCAAGGAGTCGCAGGACCACAAGGACCGCAAGGAGTCGCAGGGCCACAAGGACCTAGTAGAACAAATCAAGATCTATATACTACCAGCTCAGTAACATTTGCTGCAATATCAGTTAGCAATAATACTTCGTCAAGTAGTACCTCTACAGGAGCCTTACAAGTAATAGGCGGAGTTGGCGTTGGTGGAAATTTATATGTTGGCGGAGAAATTGTTGCTCAGAAGCTGACTATAGAATATACAACTGTTACTACTACGTTAGTTAAAACTGACGATGTTATACAAACAACTAATAATACAGCCGCAAGTTCTACTACAACTGGGGCATTGATTGTTGCAGGCGGAGTCGGTATTGGCGGATCTATATATGCAGGTAATATCTATACCAATGGACAATTAGTTAGTGCAGTAGGACCGACTGGTCCAACTGGACCGCAAGGTAATACTGGCGCACAAGGCCCACAAGGAGTTACAGGGCCGCAAGGGCCTACTGGTAATACCGGAGCACAGGGACCACAGGGACCAACTGGCAATACTGGCGCACAAGGACCACAGGGAGTAACTGGTAACACAGGTGCTCAAGGACCGCAAGGACCGACTGGTAATACTGGCGCACAAGGTCCACAAGGACCGACTGGCAACACCGGTGCTCAAGGCCCACAAGGAGTCACCGGTCCACAGGGACCAACAGGCAATACTGGCGCTCAAGGACCACAGGGACCAACAGGCAATACTGGCGCTCAAGGACCACAAGGAGTCACCGGTCCACAAGGACCGACTGGTAACACTGGTGCTCAAGGACCGCAAGGACCGCAAGGCAATACTGGTGCCCAGGGACCACAGGGACCACAGGGAGTAACTGGTCCACAAGGACCAACTGGTAATACTGGCGCACAAGGACCACAAGGACCAACTGGTAATACTGGCGCACAAGGACCACAAGGACCGCAAGGCAATACTGGTGCTCAAGGTCCACAAGGACCAACTGGTAATACTGGCGCACAAGGACCACAAGGACCGCAAGGCAATACTGGCGCTCAAGGACCACAAGGACCACAAGGAGTCCAAGGTAATACTGGAGCACAAGGTCCGCAAGGACCAACTGGTAATACTGGAGCTCAAGGACCGCAAGGACCTAGCGGTGCTTCTGGACCAAGCAATGTTATTAATGCTACCAATACCTCTGCTTATACTTTTTATCCAGTCGGTGTTACTATTACAGGACAAAATGCAACAGCATTAAGTGGCAATCTTTCCTATAGTACAACTGCAAACACATTATTTGTTAATGACTCCCCGAACGGAAGTGGAGGTGTTACAGTTAATTCTTCGGGCGGGTCCGGAGCCTTTCTAAAATTAATACAAGCAGGAGCAAGTGCTGTTCAAATATGGAGTAATGCTTCGGGTCTGGGTGGATATATTGACAACCCTGGTGGCACTGGAAGAACTTTTGAAGTTCGCACTAATGGAATTGCAAGAACTACTACTAGTGATAGCGGAGCACAAATTCTCAGCCTTGGAGTAGGAACGGTTCCGAGCGGCACAGGTGGTGAAATTCGTGCTACTAATGAAGTCACAGCATACTATTCAGACCGTAGACTAAAAGAAAATGTTCAAATAATCGATAATGCTGTGGTTAAAGTTCTTTCATTGAATGGTATTACATATACGCCAAACGACTTAGCAGAATCATTTGGATATGATAAAAATAAAAAATTAGTAGGACTATTTGCAGATGAGGTTAAAGCAGTATTGCCCGAAGCAGTTCGTCCAGCACCGTTCGACGATGACGGAGCAGGTGGAAGTAAATCTGGAGAAAACTATCAAACTATTCAGTATGAAAAAATAGTGCCACTGCTTATAGAGGCTATTAAAGAACTTAAACAAGAAATCGAAATGTTAAAGAAAGGGTATCAATCGGAATGAAATACCTAAACAAAATTATAAATATAGCTAACGCTATACAAAACCAACACTAAGGAACAAATATTATGTCATTTCCAACGTCGCCCGCAAATGGACAAACCGCAGTAGTTAATGGAATAACCTACTCCTACAGCACTTCAACTACCGCATGGACCAGAGTTGCTGGACAAGTTACATCTACAACTTATCTCAGCATTACCAACAATACAGGAGTTGCTAATACCACAACAGGAGCCTTACAAGTCATAGGCGGAGTTGGAGTCGGCGGCGGAATGTATATTGGTGGTGCTTTAACAGCAACAGCAATATATGGTACATTTAATGGTACACTTGGTGGCAACGTATCGGCTGCTACTGCCAATACTGCTACCAATATAGCAGGTGGTTTAAAGAACCAGATTCCTTATCAAAGCGCAGTAGGTATCACTACGTTTAACAGTGGATTAACATTTGACGGTACTACATTTACTGCTACTAATATTATTGTTCCTGGTGTAACTAATGCTACATCGACAGTTACCGGAGCATTGCAAGTAGCTGGCGGATTAGCCGTTGGTAAAGACCTATACATTGGCGGAACATTAACTATTGCTGGTTCTTCGGGCGGCGATATTGATATGGGCGGTGGTGATATTCTCGGAGTTGGCAGAATCACAGCCAATACTGGTACATTTACTACTACCAATATTAGTTCTACAATTGGTGTTACTAGCACAAATACTGGCGCATTACAGGTAGCTGGTGGTGTTGGCGTAGGCGGTGGAATGTATGTCGGCGGAGTGATCACTGCTACTAATTTATTCGTTGGACCATATGCTGTTAGCACCGCTAGTGCATTAGCTATTCAAAGTCTTGGAGTTGGCCAAGGTAATGCTGGTACTATTAACTTTAGCACAGGTCTTAGCGCCAGTGTTTCTGCTAATGTAGCCACAGTTACACTAACAACATCTACCCTAATGACAACTGCTGTTAATTTAGCAGGCGGTTCACAGGGACAAATTCATTATCAAACTGCTGCAGGAGCAACAGCTTTTGCAAACAGCGGAACAACTGGACAATTCCTACAAGCTACTACAAATGGCGCTCCTAGCTTTACTAGCACTGCCAGTATGTATGTTGGCAATGCTGCTATTGCCAACATCCTTAATCCAGGTAACACCAGTACACAACAAGTTGGTTATGCTGCTAATTTACTGGGCAATGGAGCAGGAAACGGCGCATTGGTATATCAAAGTGCTGCCAACACCACTGCTTTCTTAGCACAAGGAACTGCTGGTTGGTTGTTGGTTAGTCAAGGTGCAGGTTCTGCTCCGGCATTTACTACTACTGGCAGTATCTATGTTAATAGTGCTGTTAACGCTGAAACATTGCGTGGAGGCAGCGCTGGAAGTTTACCATATCAAAGTGCAGCAGGAGTTACTACTTTCTTAGCAGGCGGAGCGGCTCAGCAACATTTAGTTTATGGAACGGGCAATACACTAGTATGGCAAAGCACCAGCACATTTAGTGGTGGTACAGCCAGTGCAACCGGTGTAGCAAATCAAAGCGTTACAATTACCAGTGGCGGACTTGGTGTAACAGGTGATAGCTATTTCAGCGCTGGATTAAAAACTGCAGGTTCTTTAATTGCTGGTAGCACTAGTGCTGATACAGGTACAAATACTAGCAACTCATTATATGTAGCAGGCGGTGCTTGGGTTGATAAAACCTTAGTAGTCGGTGGTGATACAACATTCCGTGGAACTGTTACATTTAACGGTACAGCAACTTATAACCTTAGTACTAACACATACTATACAGACAACATTATCGAAATGCACGTTCCTCCTACCGGAGTATACGGACAGTGGTCAGTTGATGATGGTAAGGATATTGGATTCCGTTTCCATTATTATGCGGGGGCAGACAACAATGCTGCACTAGTGCTAGCTAATGACAGCAAATATCTAGAATGGTACGAAACTGGTGCTGAAGGAACAGGCGGTACCTTTAACACTGCAACCTATGGTACATTCCAAACTGGTAGAGTATTTCTAAAAAGCACAGAAGGAGTTCTTAATACACAAACTGGTGCTCTTAGAGTAGCCGGTGGTGTTGGTATCGGCGGAGGATTGGTTGTAGGCGGTACCGTAACAGCTACGACATTTATTGGTGCGTTCTCAGGAACAGCCTCAAAGGCCAATAATATTGTCGGCGGAACAGCAGGACAAATAGTTTATCAAAGTGCAACAGACACAACTGGATTTGTCGGGCCAGGAACAGCAGGACAACTGTTAGTCAGTGCCGGTGCCAGTGCTCCTACATATACTAGCACAGGCAGTATCTATGTTAATAGCGCAGTCAATGCCGAAACATTGCGTGGTGGCACAGCTGGTCAGTTAACATATCAAAGCAGTCCGGGTGTAACAGGATTTGTTGGACCAGGAACAACAGGTCAGATTTTAGTCAGTGCCGGAACCAGTGCTCCTACATATACCAGTACAGGAAGTATCTACGTAGGTAATGCCGCCGTAGCTAACATTCTAAATGCAGGTAACACTAGCACACAACAAGTTGGATTTGCCGCTAATGTGTTAGCTGGTTCGCAGGGACAAATTGCATATCAAAGTGCGGCCAATACAACTGCGTTTGTTAACAGTGGTACAACAGGACAATTCCTACAAGCGACTACTAATGGTGCTCCTGCATTTACCAGCACTGGCAGTATGTATGTCAACAGTGCTGTGTATGCAGAAGAAATACGAGGCGGTACTGCTGGTCAACTATTGTATCAAAGTGCTCCTAGTACTACCGACTATGTAGGTCCAGGTACAGCAGGCCAGATTCTTGTAAGTGGTGGTGCTGCTATTCCGGTATATACCAGTACTGGTAGCATTTATGTTAATAGTGCTGTTAACTCTAATAATATTATTGGTGGTGCTAAGGATCAAATTCCTTATCAGAGTGCTGCAGGTGCTACTACATTTGGTAGTGGATTAACATTTAACGGCACAACATTTACTGCTACTAATATTGTAGTTCCTGGTACAACTAATGCTACATCAACAGTAACCGGAGCGTTACAAGTTGCAGGCGGTATAGGTGTAGGGGGTAATGTTATTTCCAGTGGATACGGTAAATTTACCGGTGCCTACGATGAAGTAGCTTCGACTACTACTGTTGCTTTATACCTAGGGGTAGCAGGCAGTACTCCGGCAAGTCCAAGAATTGGATTTGCTAACAGTGGTACAACTTGGCAGATAGACAACTATAACGGCAACTTCCGTTGGTATACTCCGTTTGGTACAAAGATGCAGATCGATATCAACGGTAATTTATCGGTATATTCAAATACATCAACAAATTCAACCACCACAGGTGCTTTAGTTGTAACCGGTGGTGTTGGCGTAGGCGGTGGAATGTATGTTGGTGGGGTTGTAACAGCTACCAATTTCTTTGTTGGACCATACGCTGTTAGTACAGCTAGTGCATTGGCTATTCAAAGTCTTGGAGTTGGTCAGGGTAATGCAGGCACTATTAACTTTAGTACAGGACTTAGTGCTAGTGTTTCTTCCAATGTAGCTACGGTTACGCTAACAACATCTACATTGATGACTACTGCTGTTAATTTAGCAGGCGGAAGTGCTAACCAATTCGCTTATCAAACTGCTGCAGGTGCTACTGCTTTTGCTAGCACTGCAAGTATGTATGTCGGTAACGCAGTTAATTCTCAGAATCTGCTAGGTGGAACAACTGGACAATTTGCATATCAAAGCGCTGCAAATACTACTGCGTTTGTTAGCACAGGTAGTATGTATGTTAATGGTGCTGTTAGTGCTCAGAACTTGTTTGGTGGAACAACTGGACAGTTTGCATATCAAACTGCTGCAGGTGCTACTGCTTTTGCTAGCACAGGTAGTATGTATGTTGGTAATGCTGCTGTTGCTAATATTCTCAACCCAGGTAACACCAGCACACAACAGGTTGGTTTTGCTAAGAATTTACTAGGAAATGGGGCAGGAAATGGTGCATTAGTATATCAAAGTGCCCCAGATACCACTGCTTTCTTAGCACAGGGAACTGCTGGTTGGTTGTTGGTTAGTCAGGGTGCAGGATCTGCTCCAGCATTTACTACCACTGGTAGTATCTATGTTAATAGTGCTGTTAATGCCAATAACATTATTGGCGGTGCTACTAACCAAATTCCATATCAAAGTGCTGCAGGCGCTACAACATTCGGTAGTGGATTAACTTATAATGGCACAACACTTGCTACAGGCAACGTTAGTGTAACTGGTAACACAAATGCTTCGTCTACTACAACTGGTGCATTCCAAGTAGTTGGCGGTGCTGGTATCGGTGGTAACTTGTTTGTTGGTGGTAGTGCTTATCTAGCAGGCGACTTGTATGTTGACGGAACTTCGTTTACTGTTAATAGCAATAGCATTGCTACAGGCGATAAGACATTAACACTAAGCACAGGCAGCGGCAGTGCAGCTCTAGCAGCTGGTTCTGGTTTACAGATTGGAACAACAAGCACACCATATGCTTCTTGGCTATATGACGGTAGCGCATACTGGGTTAGCGCAGGATCAAATGCCGGCGGAATTAAAGTTAGTGCTACAACCGGTGTTACTTCTACTAACACAGGTGCATTGGTAGTTGTTGGCGGTGCTGGATTTGGTGGCAACTTGTTTGTCGGTGGTGTTGTAACTGCTACATCATTCGTTGGTGCGCTAGCAGGAACAGCCGCATTAGCTACTACAGCTACTAACCTAGCAGGCGGAACGGCCAACCAGTTTGCTTATCAAACTGCTCCGGGCACTACTGCTTTTGCTAGCACTGCGAGTATGTATGTTGGTAATGCTGTTAACTCTCAAAACTTACTAGGTGGAACAACTGGACAGTTTGCATATCAAAGTGCTGCTAATACTACTGCTTTTGTTAGTACCGGCAGTATGTATGTTAACGGTGCTGTCAGTGCGCAGAACTTGTTTGGTGGAACAACTGGTCAGTTTGCTTATCAAACTGCCGCAGGTGCTACTGCTTTTGTTAGTACCAGTAGCATGTATGTTGATAGTTCTGTAAAATCCAATAATATTATTGGAGGCAGTGCTGGAAGTTTACCATATCAAACTGGTGCTAGCACCACAGCGTTCTTGGCAGGTGGTACAGCTCAACAGCATCTAGTATATGGCACAGGTAATGCTCCTGTATGGCAAAGCACCAGCACATTTAGTGGTGGAACAGCTAGCAGCAGCACAGTAGCATCGCAAAGTGTTAATATCACTGGCGGCGGTCTTGGTGTAACAGGTGCTAGCTATTTCAGCACAGATGTTGGAATGGGCGGCGAACTTAATGTTGCTGGACACATTGTCGGTGGCGGTGTGCGTAGTTCAAGCACATCGACTGTGCCGGCTAATGCTACAGTTGGAGACATTTGGTACAATACCAGCAATGACACAATGTATCGATACACTAACGATGGCACAACAAGTTATTGGGTTGATATAAATGGTCCTGCTATTGCAAATGGTTCGGCAGCTTATATGACATTGGCGGCTTTCAAAGCAGTTGTAGCAGCATCTAGTAGCTTCCTAGACTTCCAGAGCAGAGTAGCGGCCTTATAATCCAATGTTCAATAATGGAAACAGTGCTGAGACGTTAGATTAAATACAGGGGACACAAATATGAGTTTCCCTGTATTACCAACTAATGGACAAAATAGCGTAGTTAATGGTATCACCTATAGCTACTCTACAGCCACATCGTCGTGGACTAGAGTAGCAGGTCAAGTTACCTCTACTACCTATCTCAGTATTACCAATGCTACAGCTAGCACTGGCACTACTACCGGAGCATTACTTGTCGCCGGCGGTATAGGTGTAGGCGGTTCGGTCTATATCAGCGGAACAGTAGTCGGTGGCGGTATTCGCAGCACCACTGGCACTACTCCACCGAGTAATCCTACAGTAGGAGATATCTGGTATAATAGTAGTGCAGATATTACCTACAGGTATACAGATAACGGAAGTGGGTATAATGTTTGGTTAGATATAACTGGCCCTGCTGGCAGCAGTGGAGGTGGAGGTGGCGGCGGAGCAGGTATATCTGGCGGAACTGCCGGTCAATTAGTCTACATGAGTGCGCCCGATACAACAGCATTTGCTGGACCGGGCACAACAGGACAGATTTTAGTCAGTGCTGGAACCAGTGCTCCTACATATACCAGTACAGGCAGCATTTATGTAGGTAATGCTGCCGTGGCTAATATTCTCAACCCGGGCAATACAAGCACACAACAGGTTGGTTATGCTGAAAATATCCTAGGCAATGGTGTTGGCAATGGATCATTATTATATCAAAGTTCTGCTGATAATACTGCTTTCTTAGCTCAAGGAAGTGCTGGTTGGCTAATGGTCAGTGGAGGAGCAGGAAACCCTCCTGCATTTACTAACACATCTAGCATATATGTTAATAGTGCTGTTAATTCCAATAATATTATTGGTGGTAGCACTAATCAGATTCCCTATCAAAGTAGTGCTGGAAATACTGCGTTTAATGCCAGTTTAACCTTTGATCCAGGAACAGGGGTGCTATCTTGTACAGATATTAACACCACATCTGACCTAAGTATGAAAGACAATGTGGCTACCATAAGTAACCCTCACGATATTTTACGTAATCTCAGAGGAGTGCAATTTAATTGGAAACAATCTGGAAAATTATCCTATGGATTAATAGCGCAGGAGTTAGAAGAAACGTTGCCAGAATTAGTAGGAACCAATCAAACCGGGTTAAAATCAATTAGTTATTTGCCTCTAATCGGTATTTTATTAGAAGCTATCAAATCTCAACAAGACCAAATTGATAAATTAATGGAGAAAATTAAATAACTGGTCTAGGAAGGATTAATTTTTAAAACTGGGCTAAATACACTCAGTAAGCCGAGCATTAAGGAAAAGCGAAGATGGCAATTAAAATTTGTGGTAACACAGTAATACCTAATATTACTGGGTGTGATACAACCAGTGGCAACGTTGCATTAGGTGTTAACAACTTAACATCGGTAACCACCGGTCTTAAAAACGTAGCCATAGGGTTATGTTCATTAGCATCTAACACATCGGGTAGTAGAAATGCTGCCATAGGATACAGTGCATTAAGAAATAATATCACTGGAAATTCCAGTATTGCCATCGGTTATAAAGCCCTTTGTTCGAGTAATGCCACTGGTTGTAATATTGCCATTGGTTATAATGCAGGTGCAGCATTAACAAACGGCACAAATAATACCATTATTGGCGGAAGCACTGTTGTTTCCGGAATGTCTAATACTGTTATTATAGCGGCTGGCTCAACAGAACGTCTCAAAATAACTTCAGCAGGTCTGTATGTTAACGGATCTGGGTCTGTGTTTACCGGAGCACAAGGACCACAAGGACCAACTGGTAATACTGGTGCTCAAGGACCGCAAGGAGTCCAAGGAAATACTGGCGCACAAGGACCACAAGGACCAACTGGCAATACTGGTGCTCAAGGACCACAAGGAGTCCAAGGTAATACCGGAGCACAAGGCCCACAGGGCCCAAGCGGACCGAGCGGCGCTAGTGGGGGTGGTGGCGGCAGTGTTAGCTTAGACACATATTGCGCATTCGATGTCGGTGGCCCTGGCACATTGGCAAGTAGTACAGGTCTTAATAATATTGCGATTGGTTGTTATTCAATGGTGGGCAACACCAGTGGTAATAATAATATCGGACTCGGTTATAGCACATTCAGGGCCAATACCATTGGAAATAATAATATTGTGCTTGGAAAAAAAGCGTTATGTTGTAATGTTTCCGGGAATTATAATGTTGCAATAGGATATGTTGCGCTAGGACTGAATACTGGAGGTGTTAACAACATCGGTATCGGTAAACAAGCTAATTGTTGCTCTACTACCGGATGTTTTAATGTTGCTATCGGGACTTGTGCTTTACGTTGTAACAGTGTAGGACGAGGCAACGTTGCTTTAGGATATAGAGCAGCAGAGAGTAGCGGCGGACGATATTTTGATATTGCTATAGGCTACAAAGCAGGCATGTCCACTGCTACCGCTTCTTGCTGTCAAAAAATAGCAATTGGATATAAAGCAGGCTATTCTCAATGTTGTAGTCCGTTTAGTATCAGTATTGGACAATGTGCCGGAGCCAGTAGAGCTACCTGCGCTATTGCCATTGGCTGTAACGCTTTACTTTCAGTAAATGGACTGACAAACACAATTGCCATAGGTAATGGAGCGAACGAATTAACAACATCAGCCGGATGTAAATCAATTGCTCTTGGTTATCGAGCCTCAAGATGTAGTAGTGTAACTCCTGTAAATTATACCATAGCAATTGGACCACAGGCTCTTTATTGCGGCGGTACTTGTGCTAGCATTGCAATTGGAAAAAACGCATTATTTGCAAGCTCCGCGGCATACTGTAGTTTTTCTGGATTTAGCAATGTAGCAATTGGGAATAACTCGTTAGGTTCACTCACTTGCGGTATTAATAATATTGCGTTAGGCGAATCCGCTGGCCCTGGAATGACTACCGCAAGCAATAACATATTGATAGGTAAATGTACTGGAAAAACAAACGGTAACGGTAATATTGCTGTAGGATGTTGTTCTCATTTCAGTCCCACTGGCGCTACTGGTTATGCTGTTCACCAATGTAATATTGCTATAGGTATGCTGTCAATGAGGTGTACGTCAACCGCAGGAGCCTGTCAAAATATTGCTATAGGAACATTGACACTAAAAGGATCTTCCCCGCAGTCTTTTAATATTGCCATAGGATACTCGGCCGGCAATAACGGGTGCTTGAATGTTACAATAGGCGCAAAATCTGGGAATTGTATTGCTCTAAATAGTCTAAACAATACCTTTCTAGGATCATATGCCGGACAACTACTTAGTACTAATGGAAATGGCAATACAGTTCTTGGATTTAAGGCTCTAAGCACAGCAACTATTAATATATCCGGCAACGTAGCAATAGGCGATAGGGCTATGTATTGCTCTGCTGGTATTAATAATGTCGTTATAGGGCGGTACGCTTTATCTAATTTTTGTTCGGCTGCCGGTGCGGCTGTTAACGCCGGTAGTTGTAACATAGTTATAGGATTTAGTGCAGGGTGTGCTTCTTGCTTAGGATGTCTAAATTCTATCATAGGCCTTTGTGCCATGTCTCAAGCTACTCAAAGTCCGTCTTGTAACGTCATAGAAGGAGCATTTGCTGCTCTTAATTTCCAATCTGGTAATGGTAATACAGCAATAGGATTTGGTGCTTTTAGATGTTTAGGAACTGGCACCAATAACGTTGCCGTAGGAACATGTGCGTTGTCAGGAAGTGGTAGTTTATGTGCCAGTAGTTCTGTTTCTAATAGTGTAGCAGTTGGTACAAATGCTTTGTACAAGAGCGTTACCGGTTGTTCAAACGTAGCAGTTGGATTTAGCGCATTATGTAATTTAACTACCGGATTTTCAAATATTGCCATTGGAGATCAAGCCGGTTTTGGACTGAGTACAGGGTTCCATAATACAGTAATTGGTAAATTAAGCGCCTGTTTAAATGGCAAAGGCAATACAGCAATAGGCTATTGCTCCTTACGGGTTTGTTGTGCGGTTGATAGCGTTCACTGCAATACCGCTATAGGCTATAAGGCAATGGGTGCTGTAGCTGCCGATTCATGTTTTAATGTTGCTATAGGACCTTGTTCATTCCGGTGTAGATCCGGTATTGGTAATATTAACATAGGATATTGCGCTGGAAACGGAGGATGTCAAAATATTGTAATAGGTACGCTGGCCGCACCAACGATGAGTTCCGCTGTATCGGGTAATACTTGTTTTAATACCATCATAGGAGGATACGCGGCACAACGAGTAGGCGGTTGTTCTTTTGCCAATACCGTTCTTGGATTTAAAGCCCTAAACACAGCAACTGCCGGTGTATGCGGTAGCGTGGTAATAGGTGAAAGGGCCATGTATTGTGCCAGCGGTAATCAGAACATTGTTATAGGAAGATATGCGCTATCTAACTTCTGTTCAACATCAACTAATAATAGCGGTGGTTGTAACATAGTTGTAGGACTTAGTGCAGCTTGTGCTGGTTGTTTAGGATGTCTAAATATCATCATGGGCGGCTGTGCAATGGGGCAGGCCACTCAGTCTCCTGCGTGTAACATTGCTATAGGAGCATTTGCTGCTCTTAATTTCCAATCTGGTAATGGTAATACAGCAATAGGATTTGGTGCTTTTAGATGTTTAGGAACCGGTACTAATAACGTTGCTGTAGGAACAGGTGCTTTATCAGGATGTGGTAGTTTATGTGCCAGTAGTTCTGTTTCTAATAGTGTAGCAATTGGCTATAGAGCTTTATACAAGAGCGTTACAGGTTGTTCAAATGTAGCAGTTGGATTTAACGCACTATGTGGGTTAACTACCGGATTCAATAATATTGCCATTGGAGATCAAGCTGGTCTTACACTAAGCACCGGCACTAATAATATAGCGATCGGTAAATCCAGTGGAAATTTAAATGGTAAAAACAATTTAGCAATAGGATATTGCGCTCTGAAAATGCTCGGCGGTATAGACTCTGTGCAATCTAATATTGCTTTAGGCTATAGGGCAGCGCAATGTAATTGCAGTGGGTGTTTTTGTTTTAATATTGCCTTGGGTATCTGCACATTACATGGTCCTTCTAGTTCTCCTGTTACTAATAATATTGCTATAGGATATTGTGCTGGAAACGGAGGGTTTCATAATATTATGATAGGTACCGGGGTGGGAGCAGGTATTTGCACTTGTAATAATGTTCTCATAGGGTCATATGCCGGTCAACGATTGAACGTCGCTGGCACTAGTAATACCGCAGTTGGATTCAAAGCGTTAACTACATCGGGTGCTTTTGTAATCGGTAACGTAGCAATTGGCGAAAGATCTATGTATTGTAGCAACGGATGTCACAATACTGTAGTAGGAAGATATGCGCTATCTAATTTCTGTTCAGCTGCCGGAGCAGCCACTAATAGTGGATGCTTTAACGTAGTCCTAGGATTTAGTGCGGCATGTGCTGCCTGTTTAGGAAATGGTAATATCATTATGGGTTCTTGTGCAATGGGGCAGACCAACCAAAGCCCAGCATGTAATATATCCATAGGACCTTATTCTGCACTCAACTTCCAAAATGGTGGTGTTAACGTAGTAATGGGGTGTAATGCTTTTAGATGTTTAGGAACTGGTAGCAAAAACGTTGCTATAGGAGCCGGTGCTCTAGCAGGAAACGGCAGCTTGTGTGCCAACAGCCTCATTGATAGTAATGTGGCAGTTGGGTATAGATCATTATACAAAACCATCTCAGGTTGTAATAATGTGGCTATTGGGCCCAACGCATTATGTGCCAACATTACAGGAAACTGTAGTATTGCTATTGGACGAAATGCTCTATGCGGAACCAACAGTGTGACAGGATGTAACGTTGCTATTGGTGATAACGCAGGACCTACCCATACAGGATATAACGCAATCATGATTGGGGCAGGCTCTGCTGGTGCCGCAACTGGATGTAACAACTTTATATCAATTGGCAATGGTAACATTGCTTGTGCGAGAGTTCAGGTGGCCTGGACTGTTCTATCTGATTGTAGAGATAAGACCAATATTCAGGGCATCCCGATTGGTTTAGATTTTATTAAAGCAGTTCGTCCGGTAAAATTTACTTGGGACCAAAGAGATGCCCCTAATGATGGTAAAAAGGGCATGACCCAATCAGGATTTACAGCGCAGAATTTAGATGAGGCTGTTCAACAATTTGATGCCGAATGGATGGGATTGGTTAATAAAGACGAATCCGATAGATGGATGGTTACACACGATAGATTACTCCCGGTAGTTGTAAAAGCTATACAGGAATTAGAAGAAAAATTTGCCGCATTGACAACAAGAGTAAATACACTGGAACAAAATCTATGACGGTGATCAATGAATCAAATTTTTTACATAGACGGCGGTGCTGGAAGAATCATTGCCGCAATTCCTGCTCTACTTAAATTTCATAAACTTAACCCTACAGCTGATTGGAAAATACTTATCCCGGGATGGGATGCGCTATTATGGAGCATCCCAGAACTACAGGATCGTGTTTACAGTTTAGATACAAAGGGTCTTTTTGATAATATCATATCAAAAGCCGATGTAATCCACAGCCCTGAACCGTATCGTGTTCCTGGTTACTTCAATCAAAAACTTTCTTTAGCAGAAGCATTTGATCAAGAGATAAACCAAACTACAGATCATTCCGACTTGGGTCCGCCTGTAATGTTTTTCAACAAAAACGAAACAATATGGGCCGAACAGACAATAGCAGAGGCTAAAGAAAACGGCAAAAAACCAAAAACTATTGTATTTCAACCATTTGGATCTGGAGCAACTGCTAGCAAAAATGATGTATTAGATACGTCATCGCGTAGTTTAAGTGCCTCAGCATTTGTAAGTTTGGCAAAAAAACTTGCCGCTAGATACAATTTAATATTTTTTGGAGAACAAAATCTATATGTTCCTGAAGATAATGTAACTATGAAGGTGCCGGCAGCCGATCTACGCATGTGGGCCTGCTTAATTAAAGCCTGCGATTATTTTGTAGGTGTAGACAGTGTAGGACAACACATGGCACGGGCTGTTAATACTAGAGGAACTGTAATTTATGGTTCTACATTTCCTATAAACACATCTTATCCTGACTATTTTCAAGTCTTAGAAAAAGAAGGACCGAAAAAATACTCTCCAATTAGAATAACAGGGCTTGACTCGGCATTGGCAGATAGGTATAATGAAAGTCTAATGGAATTTTCTGACAAAGAAATAAAAGAAATCTACGATGCTATAGTTACAAATATTGAAAAAAGGTAATAGATGTATAACATATTGGCTATAAATCCCGGACATAACGGGTCAGCAGCACTGGTATCCGATGGTAAACTGATATATTATGTAGAAGAAGAACGTCTTAGTCGTATGAAGTATGACGGAAATCCTTTTAAAGCCATGATTCGCATACTTCACGAATATAAAATAGATGAATTAATTATCGGTGGAACTAGCAATGACTTACCACTACTACCGTGGACATTTGAAGATCCTTATTCTGCTCTAGTTCGTAAGTATAATCCGTCCGTTTCTATTACAAATTTAGGATCTCAGCACCATCTAGGTCATGCTGCTGGTGCGTTTTACAACAGTGGGTTTGAAACTGCTGTTGCTATTATAGCTGATGGAGCAGGTAGTGTTCATCAGGCACTAGTAGGACAAGAACCTAACCAACAAGCTGTAGCAGGTTTTGAAACTGAATCTATCTATAAATGCGGATATCCTACCGATATTGAACCTCTTTATAAAAGATATGCAGACGGTAATGCAAGTTATTTTAATAATGGTATACAAGAATTTGATAATACCGTAACTATAACCAAAGCATATGAAGCAGTTAGTGATTATCTAGGATTTGGGTTTATAGAGGCTGGCAAGACCATGGGGCTAGCACCATATGGGGAATACGATCCTAAAATTCCAGAGTTCTTTATTGAAGGAAAAGGAAATAAAAATCTATTAATTCCTTTATATCCCCGTGGCGCAGTAATCGATGAAAATAGATTCCCATATTTAAAAAGAACAATTGAGCCTCAAGTTTGGCATAAAGATTTTAGTGAAGTATCCGACGTAGATAAAAACCTAGCGTGGGCAGTTCAACAGGCAACACAAGAACAGTTAGGGGACCTAATCGAAAAGGCAATTGATCTATCTGGGGAAACTAATGTAGTATTATCCGGCGGATATGGCCTGAATTGTATGGCCAATTATTATTACAAAAAACGATTCCCTAATATTAATTTATATGTTGATCCTATCGCGCACGATGGTGGAACAGCCATCGGGCTAGCTAAATTAGCATGGTATTCTCATAGCAATTCCACAGAGGCCAAAAAACTAGATACATTGTATTTGGGATTCGCTCCTAGCTATGCTGCTCTTGAGGATTATGTTAAAACGATTAAATGTAAAATGCACAATACTGATGCCAATAAGGTTAGTCAACTTATAGCAGATCAAAATATTGTGGCTATGTTCTCTGGTAGAGCAGAAGGTGGTCCTAGGGCACTGGGAAATAGAAGTATTTTATTTGATCCTAGAACTCCTAATGGAAAAGACATTGTCAATCAAGTTAAAGGGCGTGAATGGTTTAGACCCTTTGCCGGATCCGTAATGGCAGAACATGCCGAAGAATGGTTTGAAATGAGAGGACTGGAAGATTCACCTTACATGATGTATGCGGTTAATGTCCACCCCGATAAGTTAGGTGATATTCCTGCTATTACACATGTCGACGGCACCTGTAGAATTCAAACAGTTAAGAGTAAAGAAAATAAAAACTATTACGAATTAATAAAATCCTTTTATGAGAAAACTGGAGTTCCTGTATTGTTTAATACCAGTTTTAATCTAGCAGGAGCCCCTCTAGTAGACTCAATTGAAGATGCCCTAGATACTATATTAAATTGTGATATCAACTATCTTTATCTTCCTGACATTAAAAAATTAATAGTTAAAGAATAACTTATGGAAAAATTACACTTTATTTCAGGACTACCTAGATCTGGCAGCACTATGCTCAGTGCTATTTTAAAACAAAACCCTAGATTTACAGCATCAATGACCGATCCTGTATTGGATATGAGCAGATCTATTATTCAAACAGTTCAATCGGCCCCCGGAATGGAAGAATTTGTCACAATTGAAAAAAGACGATTGATTATTAGGGCAATGTTTGAAGCCTATTATAGCGATGGGAACGCAGTTTGTTTTAATACCAATAGGGGATGGGCGGCGCATACACCGATGATAAAAACCATTTGGCCCGATGGAAAATTAATACTGTGTATAAGAGATGTTCCTTGGATACTCGACAGCATTGAACGAATTAATGAAAAAAATCCCCTCACGTTAAAAGGCATTTATGGAAGTCAAGAACATATCAGTGTATACGAAAGGACACATACAGTTATGGCTATCGGTGGTTTCTTAAATGCTCCGTTGGCCTGCACAAAACAAGCATTATACTCTAATGAAAAAGATATAATTTGTGTAGTGAATTATGACGCAATCACAAAACGTCCAGAAAATACCATGCGTCAAATTTATGCCTTTTTAAATGAACCGTATTTTAATCACGATTTTGATAATGTAGAAGACAATTATAATAATTTTGATGATAAAGTTTCAATGTCTGGGCTACATACTATTAAGAAAAAAGTTGAATGGACTCCGAGGAAACCGATTATTCCTGAGGATTTATGGAAGATGTATGCTGATCAGTCCTTTTGGAAAAAAGATTTTGACCATATGAAACGTCAAGTCAAGTGGATAGACTAATGAATAGTATTAGTCGTCGGCTTTCTGTATTAAAAAACTCCGGTGTAGATATAAGCCATTTTTTAGATATTGGAGCCTATCGGGGTGAATTTACTAGGACAGTAAAAAATTATTGGCCTGAAGCTAGGGTATGGCAAATAGAAGCCGACGAAAGACAACAACCTTGGCTATATAGCGATGCTATTTTTGCATTACTAAGCGATAGATCTAATCAAGAATTAGATTTTTTTACATTACACAACGAAAATTCAATTACAACAGGTAGTTCAGTATATAGGGAACTGACTCAATATTATAAAAATCCTATTGTAATAAAAAAGAGAACAACTACATTAGACGATATTTCAAAAAGAGTAAACTTTAGAGGAAATTGGAAAAATTCGGGGCTAGTGAAACTAGATACACAAGGATCAGAACTGGACATACTTAGAGGGGCTGAAAACTTTTTAACAATATATCAACCAAAATATATATTAATAGAAACTTCAGTTAAACCATACAACTTGGAGGCCCCGCTAGTCGGTGATGTAATTGAATATATGAGAAGTAAAGATTATCAAATTTTAGATATAATGCATTGTATGTATGATAGCAATGAATTTTTACTTCAAATTGATATACTGTTTAATAAAATATGAAACCACTTGGCGGATCGGAGTTGATGTATTACTCGTTAATGAAATACATGGTGAACGATTTTGAACCAGATATTAATCTAATTTCATCCATGTGTGATTTTAACCTAATACAAGAAGGTAGGATTAATATTCTTTGGCAGGAATTGAACTACGATCAAGAAAATGTTGTCCTAATGGCCAACGAAGATTTTGTTAATAAAATTGATTACTTTGTTTATGCTTCAAATTGGCAATATGAAAAATTTAGATATATTTTTCATATTCCAGAAAATAAATCTCGAGTAATTAAAAATTGGATTGAACCGATACCCCATGTTAAAAAACCTAATAATGGAAAATTAAAACTGATATATACATCTACTCCGTGGAGAGGATTATCTGTATTGTTAGATAGCTTTGAAAAACTTGATAGAGACGATGTTGAATTGGATATATATTCTTCTACTATAATTTACGGCAAATCTTTTGATCGACAATTTGGTGATCGTTACATTGAAATGTTTAATAGAGCTAAAAGCATGAAAAACGTAAATTATATGGGATATGCTTCGAACTCGGGTGTAAGGAAAGCACTACAGTCCGCTCATATATTTGCTTATCCAAGTATATTTGAAGAGACCAGTTGTATTTCGGCTATTGAAGCAGCAGCAGCCGGGTGTAAATTATTAGTAACCAATTATGGAGCATTATTTGAGACCTGTTCAGATTGGGCAACCTATGTAAACTATACACAGGATCATGCTGTATTAGTAGATTCCTATACAGCAGCATTGAATCAAGCAATAGAAGAATACAATCATAATGACTTATTTTACAAAGAACAATCCGATCATTACAATAAATTCTGGTCTTGGAATGCTAGAATGCCACTATGGAAAAATTTAATAAAAGATGTCAAAAGATAAAAAAAGAAGAGTTGTTATAGGCACCCCTTGCTATGATGGAAGGGTTGATTCCTGGTATGCCAATAGCCTTGTTGGCACTGTTAAACGATCGTTTGATGAAAACGTTGAAATTATACCAATGTGGGTTAGTTATGATGCGCTAATCCAACGAGCAAGAAATGACACACTGTTTATAGCATTAGATAACGATTGCGATGATCTATTTTGGATTGACTCTGATATAGAGTGGAATCCAGAAGACTTCTTTAAAATACTTAGTTATCCGGTAGATGTTGTTGGTGGCACATACCCTAAAAAAAGTGATTCTCCGGAGATGTATGTGGGATATTTTGGAGAAATGAAACCGAGTATACAGAATCTATATGAAGTTAGAGGATTAGGAACTGGATTTTTAAGATTTAGTAGAAAGGCTTGCCAATGGTTATGGGACAACAGTGAGCCCTATACAGAAATACCCGAATCATCAACGGACACAGTTAAACACAGAAAGGCTATATTTAACATTCAGATTAAAGGCAAATCTTTAGTCAGCGAGGATATATACGTATGTAATAGGCTTCGTGAAGAAGGAAATTTTAAGATATATTTAGATCCGCACATTACTTGTAACCATTACGGTGGAAAAAAGTATACAGGGAATTTTTTAAAATGGTATAAAAATAATTTTAAAAATCAAACAAAGCAATATATCGATACAACTAATTCCTCTGGCCTTGATTATTTAAAATCATTTAAAAACATCTACAAGGAACTATAATGAAAAATAACAAACGGCTCGAAATTCCTGCTCGAGCTACTCAAACAACAGTCGAAGAAACATCAACAACAAATGTTGACCAGCAGGAATTTGTCAATGTGGTTATTTTAACCTATACAGAAAATAATTCTGTATCTGCATTATATGCCAACAGTTTATCTAATACTATCAGACTCTGTATGAGATATGGCATTAGAGTATTTACATCATTCATTGGGCACATGTCTAACCCACCGATGGCAAAAAATGAACTGTTAAACACATTAAGAGATACAGACTACAAGTGTGCTGTATTGATTGATGCTAATTTAGCGTGGGATGCTAATTCTTTTTTAGAAATAATTCTCAGCCCAGAGGATGTTGTAGGATTGCCTGTAATTAAAAAAGTAGTTCAAGATATTGTATTTGATCTAGACATGGATTTTGATAAATTTGAAAAAAATAAAGAAGACTTTTTTAAAGTAAAATATTCCAGTGCGGGATTTTTAAAACTCAGCAAAGAAGTTGTAGAAGAATTATTGGATACAAATATATCAATCACCAATAATACAGGCAATGAAATCAAGAATGTATTTGAATACAAGGTAAAAGATGGTAAGTCTTTCAGCGATTCAATTGTGCTGTGCGATAAAATCACCGATCTTGGATATAATATTTGGTTAAATGCCAAAACATCTTGTGCATGTTCGGAACAACATGTCTATGCTGTAGATTTAATTCGAGTAATAAATGATAGATTAAATTCTCCCCAATCTACCACTCAAACTGGTGAAACTGTTACGGAAGTTAAAAGAGAAACAACAGACGATATTAAATCACTATACGAATAAGGAATAATCATGCCTGTTAAAATTTTAATTATGGGATTACCTGGAGCAGGTAAAACATATCTAGCAAAAGCTCTTAAAACTTATCTTGAAGATTTCAGTAATCTTGAAACTATGCCGCTCGAAAGAGCTGTAGGACATGAAATTGCACCTAGCAATTTCCGTGCCCGTGTAGATTGGTTTAATGCCGACGATATTCGCCAAAGATATAATGATTGGGATTTTAGTCGAGAAGGGCGCATCAGACAAAGTTTTCGAATGGCTAGATTTGCTTTAGAATGCACAGGCGATTATGTTATTTGTGATTTTGTAGCACCATTACCCGAAATGCGTCATAACTTTAAAGCAGATTGGGTTATATGGATGGATACTATTGCTGCCGGTCGCTATGAGGACACTAACAAAGCCTTTGTTCCGCCGGATGTTTACGACTTTAGGATTACCGAACAAAACTGTGAAAAATGGGCAGAATTTGTAGGCAGCCATATTCTTTATAATAAGCGTCGCCCTGTATTTGACTGGCAAAAAGAAACTGTGCAGATGTTAGGCAGATGGCAACCATGGCATGCTGGGCATCGAGCACTGTTTGATCGGGCTATCGCCAAGACTGGACAGGTAGTAATACAAATTCGTGATTGCCAAGGGTGGCAAGGAAGTAACCCATTTGCGGTAGAACAAGTTAAATCATTTATTCGTAGGGATTTAGATCCATTGTATCAAGGTCAATACGAAATTCAGGTTGTGCCTAATATTGTTAATATTACCTACGGAAGAGATGTAGGATATAAAATCGAACAAGAAACCTTTGATGATGCTATACATAATATATCGGCAACTAAAATTCGGCAAGAACTTGGATTGAAATGAACAAATATCACGTTAGGTTCAACACTAAGCATAACGGATCTGATTTAGTTTGGAGAGTTTTTGAAAATGGTGTTGAACATCTAGCAACCGATGTAAGATTAATCGGGGAAACTTTTACAGAATGCACACAAGAACACGGCGAAACCAAGTGGAACATTGCCTGTTATGGTAGATTAATTTGGATTGATCGTGTTGCTGTGATAGTTACAGAAAAAGATTAGACAATAAATATTGTAATATTTTAAAAGGATTTTTTATGTCAACATCATTAAGCAAACCTGTTGTAGTGATTCCTCCAGTTGAGGCTGTAATTGCTGATTCTTTCTATCTCGCAGATGTTCAAGAAAATTATGGATATACACCCGGCAATGCTCAAACCGATAATTTTAATTTTGGGCGAGGTCGTCGCAATAGTGTCCAGGTAACTGTAGTTTTTGAACCGATAGGGGCCGACCCGATTCCTAGAACATTCTTTGCATGGGAAGGAGATGAGTATCTTGCAGTTCGAGGTACATGGACAGACGAAACGCTTATGGCTAGAATTAAAGAAATCCTCGAATCCGAGTAATGTTCAATAATCCCCGTAAGGTGTAGAATAGTAGTATTTTTAGAAGAAAGAAGGATAAATTAGAAATTTATTTTTCTTTTAAAATATCTATAAATACACTATCGATTAACCTTTCAAGGAAATTCAATTGTCTTTTCCAGCACCGGCAACCAATGGTCAAACTACTACCCTAAACGGTATTACCTATACATATTCCACTAGCACAAACTCGTGGACTCGGACTAGCTCAGGATCGGGGTCGGGCTCAGGAACAGCAAACACTGCTAATACCGCCACTAACCTAGCAGGTGGAACATCTGGCAGTATTCCTTATCAAACAGCCCCGGGGACCACTGGTTTTATACCTATCGGTGGTGCCAATACCGTATTAACTAGTGACGGAAGCACAGCTTCGTGGTCTAATTTAGGGAGTATTAGTGCTGGATCTAGCACCAATGCAGATAATATTCAAGTTAATACCTTAACTCCGGGTGATAGATATTTTACACTAGCAGATGTTGTTGACGGATCATATGTAGGGCTAGAATCTACAACAATTAACAAGTTTAATGCCAGCACCGGCCTTACTATTGGATCGACGGCTACGCTCACATTAAACACTCAAGCCAGTTCTACTACTACAGGTGCTTTAATTGTAACCGGCGGAGTCGGCATTGGGGGCAATTTATATATCGGCGGCGAAATTGTCGCTCAAAAATTAACAATTCAGTATACTACTGTTACCACTACGCTGGTTAAAACAGATGATATTATACAAACAACTAATAATACTGCTGCTAGTTCTACTACTACTGGTGCATTAATTATTGCAGGCGGTGTTGGTATTGGTGGATCTATATATGCCGGTAATATCTATACCAACGGACAATTGGTTAGTGCAGTTGGCCCAACGGGCCCACAAGGACCGCAAGGGGTAACAGGTCCGCAAGGGCCACAAGGAGTTACGGGACCACAAGGACCGCAGGGAGTTACAGGTAACACCGGGGCTCAAGGACCACAAGGAGTAACAGGGCCACAAGGGCCACAAGGAAACACCGGTGCTCAGGGACCACAAGGACCTCAGGGAGTAACCGGGCCACAGGGACCGACTGGTAATACCGGAGCTCAAGGACCACAAGGAGTAACCGGGCCACAAGGGCCACAAGGAAACACCGGTGCTCAGGGACCACAAGGACCAACTGGTGATACTGGTGCTCAAGGACCGCAAGGAGTTACAGGACCACAAGGTCCACAGGGAGTTACGGGACCACAAGGACCTCAAGGCAACACAGGTGCTCAAGGACCACAAGGAGTTACGGGACCACAAGGACCGCAGGGAGTTACAGGTAACACCGGTGCTCAAGGACCTCAAGGACCAACTGGTAATACCGGAGCGCAAGGACCACAAGGAGTTACGGGACCACAAGGCCCAACTGGTAATACCGGTGCTCAAGGACCGCAGGGTCCAACTGGTAACACAGGGGCACAAGGACCGCAGGGAGTAACCGGGCCACAGGGACCAACTGGTAATACCGGAGCTCAAGGACCGCAGGGCCCGAGTAGAACCGACCAAGATTTATATACAACCAGCTCGGTAACATTTGCTTCTATATCGGTTAGTAATAACACTGTATCATCTAGCACTGCAACTGGTGCCTTACAGGTAATTGGGGGAGTTGGAATAGGTGGAAGTTTATATGTAGGCGGTTCCATTATGCCAGGGAACTCCTCTGTAGATTTAGGATCACTTGCTAACCCCTTTAGAGATGTTTATGTAACCAGCGGAACTCTATATATCGGCTCAGTTGCAGTTAAGTCATCTGGGACTTCAATATTGGCTTCCGGGTCACAAGTAGTTACTACTTCGACATTAGGATCATCGATAGCGGCAGCAGCAAGTTTACCCGGTGGAATTACTGCTACAAATATATTAAATGGTACAGCAGGACAAATAGTATATCAAACAGCCCCTGGCACAACTGGATTTGTCGGACCAGGTACAGCAGGACAAATTTTAGTTAGCGGTGGTACAGGATCCCCTGTATATCAAAATACACTAACACTAACAGGTAGCACTGCTGCTATCTCAACTAATACCGGTGCTTTACAGGTAACCGGTGGTGTTGGTATCGGCGGTGGTTTATATGTCGGTAATACAATAACCGCTACCAATATCATTGTTCCTGGTACAACTAATGCTACATCGACTACCACAGGAGCATTGCAGGTAGCGGGAGGATTAGCAGTTGGTAAAGATTTATATATTGGTGGAACATTAACTATTGCTGGTTCGGCAGGCGGTGACCTCGATATGGGGGGTGGCGATATGTTTGGAGTTGGTAGAATATCTGCTAATACAGGAACATTCACCACAACCAATATCAGTTCTACAATTGGTGTTACTAGCACAAATACCGGGGCACTCACTGTAGCCGGCGGTGTCGGTATCAGTGGAGGTTTATATGTCGGCGGTGTAGTAACTGCTACCAATATCTATGTTAACGGTTATGCAGTTAGTACAGCCAGTTCGTTAACCATTCAGAGTCTTGGAATAAGTCAGGGAACCGCTGCTACTATTAATTTCAATACAGGTCTCAGTGCTAGTGTTGCTGCTAATGTAGCCACAGTTACGCTAACAACATCTACATTGATGACAACTGCTGTTAATTTAGCAGGTGGTAGCGCTAATCAATTTGCTTATCAAACAGGTGCAGGTTCTACTGCTTTCATTAGCACAGGTAGTATGTATGTCGGTAATGCTGCTGTAGCTAATATTTTAAATTCCGGTAATACCTCAACTCAACAAGTTGGTTATGCAGCCAATTTATTAGGTAATGGCGTTGCAAACGGCTCATTGGTATATCAAAGTGCTCCTAATACCACCGCGTTTTTAGCACAAGGAACTGCTGGGTGGTTATTGGTCAGTCAAGGAAGTGGATCGGCTCCGGCATTTACTAACACCTCAAGTGTTTATGTTAATAGTGCTGTAAATGCCAATAACATTATCGGTGGTGGCACAAATCAAATTCCATATCAAAGTGCTGCGGGCATTACTACATTCGGTAGTGGGTTAACATTCAATGGTACAACATTTACCGCTACTAACATTGTAGTTCCTGGTACAACTAATGTATCATCGACAGTTACCGGAGCATTACAAGTAGCCGGTGGAGTTGGTGTCGGTGGTAACTTGTTTGTCGGTGGCACTGTTACCGCTACAAATCACGTCGGTAATATAACTACTCTTAATATTACAACATATCCAGTAGGGTCAAATGCTAATCTATTAATTGATCCTGACGGAACAGGTGATGTTTTATTCTCCACAGCTACACAAGTTATAGTATATGATACCGCTACATCAGTATCGACTACTACAGGTGCACTGGTTGTTAACGGTGGTATTGGTGTCGGTGGTGCATTATATGTCGGCGGTGTAATTACAGCAACCAATGTCTATGTTAATGGTTATGCAGTGAGTACCAGTAGTGGAAGTTCATTTACTGGCGGAGCAGTAGTTAATGCCACGACAATTACCAATACAACTCCTACAAGCTCGACCAACACGGGTGCTTTACAGGTAGTTGGCGGAGTCGGAGTTGGCGGCGGATTATTTGTTGGTGCAACTATTACTGCTACTAATTTAATTGTTAATGGCACAACTAATGCAGTATCAACCACTACTGGTGCAATTCAAGTAGCAGGAGGATTGGCAGTTGGTAAAGATTTATACGTAGGTGGAACACTTTATATTGCTGGTGCTGGTGGTAGCGACATTGATATGACCGGCGGCGATATTAGTAATATTGGTAATCTAACTGCAAATACAGCTACTATTACTAAGTTTATTATCACTGCTACTACCGGAGCATACAGCACAAATACTGGTGTATTGCAAATTGCCGGCGGTGTTGGGGTAGCAGGTGGATTATATGTCGGCGGAATAGTCACTGCTACAACTTTTGTAGGTAGCATAGCAGGATCTAATATTACCAACACCAGTACATTACAGGTTGGTTATGCTGCTAATTTACTAGCTGGTTCTGCCGGTAGTTTACCTTATCAAAGTGCCGCTAATACCACAGCTTTCCTAGCATTAAGCGGAACACAAAAATCATTATTAACAGCAGGTGCTAGTGCCCCTACTTATGTAACACAAGTTCAAGCAACCAGTGGAACAGGCAGTGCCAGTGCTACCGGTGGACAAAGTTTAGTAATAACCGGCGGTGGATTAGGTGTAACCGGTGATAGTTATCTAGTTAATAACGTCGGCATTGGCGGTACACTTTTAGTTACCGGCGATACTACATTCAGTGGCCAGGTAACTTTCAATGGTACTGCTACCAATGTATTAAGTAGTAACACATATTACACTGATAACCTAATAGAAGTTCACGTACCTCCTAGTGGGGTATATGGAAAATGGAATGTAGATGACGGAAAAGACGTTGGTTTTAGGTTCCATTATTTTGCGAATTCAACGGATACAAATGCCGCACTAGTAATAGATAATACCAACAAATATTTAAATTGGTATAGTGCAGGCGCAGAAAGCACCAGCAGTGTATTCACTAGTGCTACATATGGTACATTTAGAACCGGTAATATTATTCTTACCAATTCAACAGGGTCTGCCACTACTCAAACTGGCGCACTAACTGTAGTCGGTGGAGTTGGCATCGGTGGTGGTCTGTATGTCGGCGGTGTAGTAACTGCTACTACATTTGTTGGTAACTTTACCGGTTCTGTAACTGGAACTGCAACAACTGCAACCAATGCTACAAATATTGCCGGTGGTATTAAAGATCAAATTCCTTATCAAACATCAACTGGAACTACTGCATTTAGTAGCGGATTAACTTATAACGGCACTACACTTACAGCTACAAATATCATTGTACCGGGTGTAACTAATGCCACATCTACACTAACTGGTGCGCTACAGGTAGCAGGTGGATTAGCAGTTGGTAAAGATTTATATGTAGGCGGCACATTATATATTGCCGGTGCTGGTGGTAGCGACATTGATATGACCGGCGGCGATATCAGTAACGTAGGTAATCTAACTGGCAATACCGCTACCATTACCAAAGTGGTAGTTACTGCTACTACTGGCGTTACTAGCACCAATACCGGGGCATTACAGGTAATAGGTGGTGTTGGAATCGGTGGCGGGTTATTTGTCGGCGGTGTAGTAACTGCAACTACCTTTATTGGAAATCTAACAGGAACTTCTACTACTGCTACTAACATAGCAGGCGGTGCAGCAAATCAACTACATTATCAAACCGGTGTCGGTGCCACAGGATTTATAGCAGCACCTACTACTGCTACTACATATCTAGCATGGACTGGAACTGGATTTACGTGGAGCAGTTCGGTTGGACCACAAGGACCACAAGGGCCAACTGGTAATACTGGAGCGCAAGGACCACAAGGACCACAAGGTGTTACTGGAGCGCAAGGTCCACAAGGTGTTACTGGTGCTCAAGGGCCACAAGGACCAACTGGTAATACCGGTCCGCAAGGGCCACAAGGCCCGGGTAGTCCGTTAGCTACACAATTTACAATAACAAATACTACTGCGGCGACATCAACAATTACAGGTGCTCTGCAAGTAGCAGGCGGTGCGGGTATTGGCGGGAATATTATAATTGGTGGGGCAATATCCGCGGGAACTGCCGTTCCGGGAGTTGCGGGCGAAATACGTGCTAGTAGCGAAATCACAGCATATTATTCAGATAGACGCCTTAAGGAAAATGTCCAAACTATTGACAATGCTGTTGTGAAGGTGTTATCATTAACAGGTATTACATATACACCAAATGCTACAGCTGAGTCTTTTGGTTATGATAGAACCAAGAAGCTGGTAGGATTGTTTGCAGATGAAGTTGATGCAGTCTTACCAGAAGCGGTTCGTCCAGCACCGTTTGATGATGATGGAGCAGGTGGAAGTAAATCAGGGGAAAATTACCAAACTATTCAATACGAAAAACTAATACCACTGCTTGTAGAGGCTATTAAAGAACAACAACAGCAAATTATTCAGTTGAAAGAAGCAATAAATACGTTGACTTCTAAGGAATAAAAAATGGCAACTTTACCGGCAACAGGGGCAACAATAGTAATGGGACAGGTTTATACAGCATTCTCGGGTGTTGCTCATTCAGCCGGCAGTAACATTAAATTAAGTGCCACACTAGGTGTCAATTATGGCGGTAAGGCAGCTAATGCTCAAATTAGTTTTTCTAGCACGTTTGGCGGTAAGACAACTCCTAATGCTTATCCTAACTAAAATGGCAAAAAATGACAAAATTAAACGTAGATTACATTCTATCACAAGTTCCAGTCGGCCCTAGTCGGTGGGAACTAGATAACATTGTTTATAACGATCGAACTACCAATCCAGCAACACTAATAGATTTTTTAAATAGAATTCAAATTCTTCAAAATGAGGATAACCCCTTAGAAGAAGAGGTAGCAGAATTGGCCATTCTTGAAGAACTAGCAGAAGAATTAGATCAAGACGAATGTTTAGAATTAATTAGTAACGACGACGAAATTGTTAGACAAAATTTTATTGAAAATCTAGCTCGACGCGGTGCTATCGAAGTGCTATGTAAAGATAAGGTCAGTGCAGAAACAATGAGCATGACCTGTAAACTTAGCCCTAGCGATTTTATTCTCACTGCTAAACGCACCCAAGACTTAATTAATGCTATTAGAGAATTGGTTATACAAGGAGAGACCTTGAGCAGAGATGTGGCGGGTGCATGAAAAAGAGCGTATTTGCTACAAGTCAATGGTCAATTAAAAAAAACAAACTGGCAATACTAGTTCCTACTAGAGATTTACTACATAGTGCTCATGCACTATGCCTCGCAGAAATCGTTAAACTAAACACTATGAATGGTCTAGATACACAGGTTATCATGGATGCCAGCACCATTCTTCTTACACAAAGAGAACGTCTTGCTACATTTGGTAGAGAAACCGGGGCAGAATATCTATTGTGGTTAGACAGTGATATCGTTGCTCCTGCTAGCACAGCACTGAGATTATTAGCTCATAAAGAACCTATTGTAGCCGCAAATTATATCAGACGACAACTACCTGCTAAGGGTGTTGCCTATGAGACTATCGGCAATTGGCAAGATCCTTTGCCTTTTGAAGCCAGAGATGAATTGGTTCCGGTTGAAGGAGTGGGTATGGGCTGTATGCTGATGCGAGCAGACATATTTGATATTATTCCTAAACCATGGTTTGAATTTGGGTGGAGCCCGGAAAGTAATGATCACTTAGGCGAAGATATGATACTTTGTCAAAAAATGGCTCAGGCAGGATACACAGTTAAAATTGATACTAACCTTAGTATGGAATTGAGACACCTCGGAACCTGGGCATTTGGACCAGACCTATTAGATTAAGTCTAGCAACACTTCTAACTTAGCTCGTATTGTTTTATTATTAAAACTATTCTTAACACCTTGGTGTAATGGCTTGGGCCATGAGTTATAATTACACCAAGCATACCCTTCGTGTTCGTTGTTTAGTATAGGAATAAATTCACGATCGACTAGTAATACATAGGTGCTGTATTGAAAGTGTTGATCATTACTGGTAAACAATTCTAAAGGAACAATCTTTTTTATTGTAGGAGTGCGACCTACTTCCTCTTGGGACTCTCTTATTAGAGTATCAATTGGTGTGCTATCAGCAGGTTCTTTTTTACCACCAACAAATCCCCATGTTCCGGCTGTTTTACCCGAGCTACGTAACAACAATAAAAACCTTCGAGTGTCTTTAGAGAGGAATAATCCTCCACTGCAGACAATACGATTTATAGCACTAGACGCCATAGAGCCTTGTCGTATACTCCCTCGAAACTCTTGCTCCACGACCCTTGACTCCATTTATATTGAACCCCTGTATAAGAATTAGTTATATAAACTACATCGGTGACTGTAGTAGAATCGAACACGATGTTCCATTGACTACCATCCCACTCTATAATATCATTGCCATGCGCCTGTGGATCAGAGTTGTCTGAATTCTTCCAAGCATCTGGGCCATCATAGCCTACATCTGAATATTGATTATTGATATTGAGATCTTCGAGAATCAAATACCGTGTTCCGGTTACTCTTCCGCTAGGATTGAATGTTTCTGGATTAATAATAGCATCTACTGTGCCTCTTCCGCTGATAATAGTATTAGTAGGAATAGTATCGCTGTCGATATTTAATACCATACGCCTTTCATCGGTAGGATCTAAACTGATATAAGCAACAATTTCTGTGCCATCATCTTTCTTTAATCTTATTTGACTGATACCGGCCTTAAAGGACCCAGGATATAGATCCAATACACTACGCCAAGAATTTTGATAAGCTGGAGCAGTGATGTCTAAGAAATCATTTTGACCATTTTGTGATATCAGTGTGGCTACATTATTCATCACTAGTAAATCAAAATCTCCTGGTGTTACAACAACATTAAGCAGTGTATCACCTAACGATCCTAATACAGCATCGGCATTGCTATAATCACTGCTAATAACCCCTTGTTCTGTGCTAAACGCTGTGGTAATAATTTTAGTGATAATCCCTAACTTCTTAACTTTAACAGGCGGTGTGATCCAAACATGTGTATCAAATACCATGTTTAATATTTCAATATCTTGTTCTAACCCTTGTGGCACAGCTCGACTGGTCCATGTTTGACTTTTAAGAGTAAGAACACTAATACTGGTCCAATCAATATAGTTATCGGTGGTCTGTAATTCTAAACTGGGATTAAACAGCACAGAGATCTGTTCCCATAATTGTAGTTTTTGATCAGTATTGGTTGTCCAAATATCTGCAGCAAAGTCAGCCAGATAAGGAACTGGCATCATACGCTCTACAGTATAATTGCTCCCTTGGGTGTTTAGGTATTGATTACCAGCGGCATCTAGGGCACGTTCTCTGATATTAACTGTGCTGACAAATGTCGGTTCCTGCATTCTAGCACGATCATATTGTAAATCTTTAATATAACAAGCAATAAAAGGCGCACTAGGAACGGTATTCTCACTGTTTTTCTTTAGTATTTGAGATACCTGACGGCTCATATCTCCGTATCTTACAGGAACACGAGTTAGTTGACCTTTAGCATCCTTCACACTGAAGTTGCTCATGATACGCATGAACTGAGATAGATATCGTCTTACCTGTCCATCATAGTAGTGGTCCATCTTAATTCATCGGTATTAAACCGACGCCTCCCGTTCTACCCATCTTTTCTTACCGTCAATCATTTTTAAAGTTTTTCCTTTTAACGAACTTGTTCCGCCTTTATTTGGATGAGCTTTACCCTTCATCGGTCCGCCATCTTTTCTTTTCCAACCACTATCGGTGCCATTAATTTTTCTTTCAGCCCTAACAGCTTTTTGTGCCTCGCTCATTCGCTTAATACTGTCAGGATGATGTGTCTTATTTCCTCCACCATTTCTAATATTAAATCCATTAGCAATACTATCAAACTCTACAATGAATTTTTCTTCCAAGACATTTAACTCATCCAACGATGATGCTTTTGCAATAACTTCAAAACTGAATGCACCTATTCCATATTTTTTCAATGCATTGTGAAAGTGATATGTTCGTGGAGTATGTCTACTATCACAAATATGTTCAAGCCTACGCCGATTAGGATCTTGAATAGTTTGTCCTACATAAGATCTTCCTGTTTCTATGTGAGTAAATTTATAGATATACATATTAATTGTCCGCCTTGGGTTTTAATGCCTTACTGAGTGCCTGGCGTTCTACTACAACCTCACCGTTAATGGTAGCAGTGTTGGCATTATTAATAAATCCAGTTTTTTGTGTTTGTCTAACTTGTTTACCAGCAAATGTTCCACTAGCAGTATCTTCGTTGCCTAGATTATTTAGAGTCATTCGCACATTATCTTCAAATTTAATCCAATGTCTGCCATCATACCTATATAGTCTATTTGGCAAATAGTCCGATCTAAGGAAAAATTGTCCTGTAATAGGGTTGGAGGGAAATGATATGCCGAATCCATATGCTGCTCCATTTGGAGGAATACCATCATCACTGAGATAATTCAAATAATAATTTTTATTTGGAGTTTGTAATACCACACTGGCATCTAATACTGATAACTCTGCGCTAGCATCTGCATAGTCTATACTGGCATCGGCCACATTGACTAATCCTGATTCTCTAGTAGGAATGACATACAAATTCTGTGTATTATATCCACTGCTAGGCGCATCCTTTTCTGCCTCTGCTATGATTTGATCATTAGTTTCTATGCTGCGTTGATATGTGCTGAGAAGATCTCGTAAAGTGCTGCCATTTCCTGCTCCAGCATCGCTATCAAGAATTTCTTTAAACTCTTGACTGTCCACCATAGGCACACATTTAGCACGAAGCAAATGTGGATACCATGTTTGACTAAATCCCACAGCAGGACGACTAACATCCTGTATAACATAAAATCGTTTTAGTGCCACTAAGTTATTGTCCAGTGCATATTCATCTTTGAGGTGCGGTAGTTCTATTACATCGCCTGGCATGACTTTTCGTTGAATTGTATCTACTGTATTACGCAAATGAAAATGAATCATAATGGTATCATTCTGTAGAAACAATCCAAACTGGCTTAAATTAAAATCCAAGTCCTGCATAGTGTAGATACAGCGCATAACATAGACATCGGGATCATAATGTCTATCTCTATTCTCCATAAAAATCACATCCTGGATTCCTAATTCTGGAATAGGATTGGTATTCACGGGAGTTCCTGGAGTGCTGGCTCCTTCTAATGGATCAACAGGTCCGATATATTTGTGTAGGTAGACATCTGTTCCACCTACTTGAAATTCTTCATTGATAATGCGATCTAAGAAACGAAAATCTTTTCCTTTCTCTGGGCGGAACATTGACAGGCGAGGCATTAGATTACTCCTAAAATAACTTTACAATTATCACTGTGCCATCTTCGATAATTACCCTTAGTTGTAGTTTTCCCACAATGTTCGCAGGTATGTAATGGTTTATTTAAAACTGATTGCCTTATTTTTTCTTTAATGCTGTCGTCTAACGGTTTACCATATCCTGGATGATTTTTTCCAGATCGAGATTCTCTATTTTCAGACCAAGATTTTTTTAAAGAATTTTTGTGGGATTCTGTTTTAGATTTTCCTAACCTAGATAGACTTATATTTTTACAGGTTTCTTTAGATCGTTTTTGACCCAGATGAGAAATACCCATTTTAACCCTTGCTTCATTAGAATGAGTTTTTCCATACATTGGGTTATTTTCTCCACTGAATTTAATACTTTTGATTTTAGCACCCTCTTTTTTGATATTCTCAAATATTTGTCCAGTTACTTTATATCGAGTTTGATCGGATCTGGTTCGATATAACATACAACTAAATGCATTCCACATTTGATATCGATGTTTTGTTTCAATTACCATCTTAGTAAGTAACCAGTGACATATAAAATGCTCTCGTGCGGTTAATTTAACTAAATTGTCTTTGTGATTACTTCCACCTAAACTTTTAGGAATAATATGATGTTTTTCAATATAGCCAACAATATCTCTATTTTGAGCATTGGAAATAATATTAAAATACCACCTGGTATATTTGTTTTGGAGGAAAGCAAAGGTTTCTGGCATAGTGTTGTATTTATTAGTATAAATATTCATATGAGCGACTCCTTAAACGAAAGACAACAAGTCATAGAATATATTCAAAGTATGCTGGGCGGCAGCATGGTTGATGTTGAATTAGAACCCAAAGATTACAATATTGCCATAGATCGCGCACTGACAAAATTTCGTCAGCGCAGCAGCAACAGTGTTGAAGAAAGTTTTGGATTTATTACTACCATAACCGACACTAACGATTATGTCATGCCCAAAGAAGTAATGGGTATTCGACAGTTATTTCGTCGCAGTATTGGTAGTCGCACAGGCGGTGGCGATGGCGGTAGTTTGTTTGAACCATTCAACCTGGCCTATAGTAATACATATTTGTTAACATCTACTCATATGGGCGGGTTGGCTACCTATTACGCATTCGCTAGCTATCAAAAACAAGTAGGTAAAATGTTTGGTAGTGATATTAATTTTACATTTAACCAAACTACTAAATTGCTAACACTAATGCAGCGTCCTCGTAATGAGGAAGAATTGTTAGTTTGGATGTATAACTATCGACCAGACTTTAATTTACTACAAGATCCACAAGCAAGGCAGTGGTTATATGACTACAGTTTGGCCACTTGTAAACTCATGTTAGGCGAAGCACGTGAAAAATTTGGCAGTATTGCTAGTCCGCAAGGTGCCACACAGTTAAATGGTGCTGCTCTCAAAGGCGAAGGCAAGGCTGAACTCGAAGTATTGGAACAAGACCTAATCAACTACAAAGATGGTGGAACACCTCTTACATTTGTAATTGGCTAAACTGAGATTGATTTTTTAATTAGACTGTAATATAATATTACTATCTAGTGGGAGAGCATATGATCATCGGGTTTGTAGGATTTATCTCAGCAGGCAAGGACACAGCAGCAGACTACCTTGTAAATTATCATCAATTTAGGCGAGACAGTTTTGCCAGCACATTGAAAGATGCTGTAGCAGCAGTATTTGGATGGGATAGAACACTGCTAGAAGGTCGTACCAAGGAAGCCAGAGAGTGGCGAGAACAGGTCGATACTTGGTGGTCATTGCGATTAGGAATTGCCAATCTTACTCCTAGATGGATTCTACAATATTGGGGCACAGAAGTTCTACGTGGTGCATTCCACGACGAAATTTGGATTGCCAGTTTAGAAAATAAAATGCGCAAAACACGTGATAATATTGTTATCAGTGATGTTCGTTTTCCTAATGAAATTACAGCAATTAAAAATGCTGGTGGAAAAGTAATTAGGATTAAACGCGGCCCAGAACCCGAATGGTATCATCATGCTGAAAGCTACAATAAAGGTCCAAATGGAAATATAGGGTGGGCTATAGGTCGTAAATGTTTAGAGGATCTAGGAATCCATGCTAGCGAAACTTCCTGGATTGGTCAACCCATCGACCTTGAAATTGACAACAATGGATCTATTTCGGATCTATTTGCGGCTTTAGAATCTGTAGTTAAAAATCGGGAGTCAAATCTCCCTGACGCCAACGCACCCCGTCTTGATGAAGTGTTCGCTGGCAGTTAGCACAGACTGTTTTAAGATTAGTAATTCTATTATTGGTTAAGTCGCCGTCAACATAAAAGACATTAAACACTTCTGGATGGCGACTCTTAAACCCGCATCGATCGCACTGATCTTTTTTCTTATATCCTGACAACACCCACAGTGGTTTAGATTTTTCTAAACCGCGAGCGCAGTGGTCGCATTGACTTCTATAAAAGACACGCCCTTCTTTACGATAGTTAATAGCTACCGGGCGTGACTGACATTTCTTACATAATTTACGCATACGACTGCCCTTTTTGTGCCCTTTTCGTGTGTATTTAACCTGGAGATTTTTTAATCTAGTAGCTAAATAATATAAAGTAAATCCATCAGGAGATCATACAAATGGCTACATTACAATCACCAGGCACGCTCGTAACAGTAATCGACGAGAGTTTTTATACTCCGGCTGCTCCGGGAACCGTTCCTATTTTATTCGTTGCTACAGCACAAGATAAAACTACCCCAAGCGGTGGAGTTGCACAGGGTACCACAGCAGCAAACAGTGGTAAGATATATGTTATCACAAGTCAGCGTGATTTGGTAGACACATTTGGAACTCCAAGGTTTTATACCGATACTGCCGGGAATCCAATCCACGGCAACGAATTAAACGAATACGGTTTGCAGGCGGCATATAGTTTATTAGGTGTAAGTTCACGTGCTTACATTGCTCGTGCCGATGTTGATTTAGGACAACTAAAACCAGCAACTAGTATTCCAACAGGCAGCCCTGCTGATCGCACATATTGGGTTGACAGTGAAAATAGCCTATATGGTGTATTTGAATGGGATCCTACACTAAAGAGTGGAAAGGGAGACTTTGTTGCCAAGACTCCGCGAATCATTGATGATACCAATGTTGATACTGTAACTAGTGATGGCATGACTCCGGTTGAAGGAAGACTCAATGAAGCGATTGGTGATTATGCCATGGTCGTAACAGCCGATAATGAAAATACATTATGGTATAGATCCACTTCTTCTTGGCAAGTAGTAGGCGGCACTGCCTGGTTAAATGTTTCTAATACCCTTACTAACAAAACATTAAAAATCAGTCCACACACTGACTATCCTGATTTCACTTCTACTGCTACACATACAGGTAGTGTTTGGGTCAAAACAACCACGCCTGGCAATGGAGCAAATTGGAGTGTAAAATATTACAGTGGTTCAACTCAAACTTGGAGCACAGTATCTACCGCTATCTATTCCAGCACACAACAAGCCCTACAAAAATTAGACTTTACTGGTGGTGGTAAAAACATAGCAGTAGGCACACTGTTTATCGAGTCCAACTACGATCACGCAACTAACCCTGTTGCCAACTTTAAATTATGGAAACGCAACGGATCCGGTGCTACTGTTGTAACCAGTCCTGCAGTAACTACAACCAGCAGTGCGGCTACACAAAAATTCACGATTAGAGAAACATTAGCCAGTGGCACAAGCTGGGGACCTACTGTAGAGATTACGGTTGCTCCGTGGACAACTGGGGCAAAGAACAGCGTTGCTAAAAATGCTGCAACAGCTATTATTGCTTCAACATTGACTAACATCTCTGCTTCCTATAATGATACTACCAATAAATTAACAATCAGTCACTTACTAGGTGGTGATTTTGAATATAAAGATGGCGCCGGAACACCATTAGCCAATTCTAGTATTAACACCAGCACAATAACCAATGTATATGCTTCACCGGATAGCGCATTTGATTTCCTAGCTTCTAATTGGAAGCCATTGGGCTATCAGGCCAAGACTACCGCTCCATATACTGATCCAGCAGATGGAAAACTTTGGTACGATGTTAACTTAGGCGAAGTTGATATTATGGTCCATACTGGAACCAATTGGTCTGGGTACTTAAATGCTTATCCTACCACTGATCCAGCTGGTCCTATTGTGTCTGCTATCGAACCAACAACACAAAGTAACGGAAATGCTCTTGTTACTAATGACATTTGGGTTAGCACAGCCGACACAGATAGATATGGTAAAGATGTATATGTTTATGATGCCGATTCGAAGATGTGGAATCTACAGGATACTACAGATCAAACCAGTCCAGACGGGTGGGTGTTTGCCAATGCTCGGTGGAGCACAGCAGGTGCCGATGAAGATCCGGCAACTATCGTAAATCTATTGTCCAGCAATTATGTTGATCCAGATTGTCCAGATCCTGCGTTATATCCAAAAGGTATCAGACTATGGAATCTACGCCGCTCGGGATATAATGTAAAAGAATACATGAGAGGTGCGATAGATACAACAGCTAATAATATTAGACACAATAATGACAGCATGTCCGGATACAATCCAAATCGTTGGACCTGTGTTAGTGGCACCAATGAGGATGGCAGTGGAGTATTTGGTCGTCTAGCACAGAGAAAATTTGTAGTTGACGGCTTAAAGTCTTTCATTGATGCTAACACCGCAATTAGAGATACAGATACATTGACCTTCAACTTGATTGCTACGCCTGGATATCCAGAGGCCATTGCTAACATGGTTGCGTTTAACACAGATATCGGTCAAACAGCATTTGTAGTCGGTGATACACCATTTAGATTGGCACCCAATGCCACTGATCTAGCAGCATGGGGTAAAAATACTGCTAATGCGTATGACAATGGCGAGGACGGGTTAGTTACACATAATGAATATTTAGGTGTATTCTATCCTAGTGGTTATACCACAGATAATACAGGCAAGAATATTGTTGTGCCAGCAAGTCATATGATGCTACGCACTATTACCAATAGTGATGCTAAGAGTTATCCATGGTTTGCACCAGCAGGGACACGCCGGGGCGGCGTCGACAATGCTACATCCGTAGGATACATTACAGGTGAAGGCGAGTTTAAAACAGCGGCAATATATCAAGCATTGAGAGATGTGTTACAAAACCCAACTGACAAGATTGCTATTAATCCTATCGCTACATTACCTGGCGTTGGACTAGTTAACTTTGGTCAACAGACCCGTGCCAGTGTAGCCAGTGCGCTAGATCGTATCAATGTGGTTAGATTGGTAGCTTACTTGAGAAGACAGTTGTCTATATTAGCTAAGCCATTCTTGTTTGAACCAAACGATGCTCAGACACGTAGAGAAATTAAAGCTGCTGCTGAAAGTCTATTGATCGAGCTAGTAGGTCAACGTGCTCTATATGACTTTATTGTTGTTTGTGACACTTCAAACAATACTCCTGCGAGAATTGACCGCAGTGAGTTGTATATGGATATTGCTATTGAACCAGTTAAAGCTGTGGAATTCATCTACATTCCATTGAGAATTAAGAATACTGGTGAAATTGCTGCCGGGAAATAATAGGTAAATAATAAGAATAAAGGAGCATCCAGATGCCAATCGCAAGTTTAAATAGATTTACAGTGCCTTTATCGACAAACCAGAGTAGCAATACTCAAGGTTTGTTGATGCCGAAACTGAAATATCGTTTTCGTGTTACGTTCGATAACTTCGGAGTTGCCGGCGCACCCAGCACAGAAATGACAAAACAGGTTATGAACGCAGGAAGACCTGATGTGAGCTTTGAGCAAATTTCTCTCAAAGTTTATAACAGCACTGTTAAGCTAGCAGGTCGTCATAGTTTTGCGGATACCAAAGTGGTTCTACGTGACGATGTCACTGGAGCAGTTACTAGAAAAGTCGGCGAGCAACTACAGAAACAGTTTGATTTCTATGAGCAAAGTGGCGCAGCATCCGGTGTTGATTACAAGTTTAGAATGCGTGTTGAAATTACTGACGGTGGTAACGGTGCTTACGAACCAACTAGTTTAGAAAGTTTTGAATTCTTAGGATGCTTTATTAAACAGGCTCAATATCAAGGTGGGGATTATGGTAGTAACGATCCAATGGATATTTCACTAACCATCACCTACGATAATGCTATCCAACTAAATCGTCCAGGTGGAGATCGCACTGGACTAGGTGTAGATGTAGGACGCACAATCCGCACATTAGCACTAGGCGGCTAATAAACCGCTTTTATCAACCCAGGCCTGGCTTAAAAACCAGGCCTTTTTATTTGGCTAAATATTAGCATGAGTAACGCATTTACAAATTTTCTCGGTAATGTAGCAACCGGAATCCTCGGCGGCGGGTATGATGGTGATCTTAGAGACTACCAACATGCTAATCGTTTATATGTTCAAAATAATTACGATCGGTCCCCTAAGGTAGGATTCTTATATTTTGTAAATTTTAATGTTAATAAAGATATTATTAATAAATTAGATCCTACATATATAACAAGAGGTCTTAACGACATTGGATTTCTAGCTAAAAGAGTTGATCTCCCTAAATTTAAGATCAATACTGAAACACTTAATCAGTATAACAGAAAAACAGTTGTTCAAACCAAGATGACATATAGCGAAGTTAGTATTGATTTCCATGACGATAACGGCGATGCAACTACAAATCTCTGGAAGAACTATTATAACTATTACTACTTCGATGGCAAGTATGGACAAGCACGAGCAGCAGATGGAACGGTATTAGAATTTTCTGATACAAAATATGGCATCACTGATTATGCATACGGATTGGATAATTTTCAAAATAAAAACTTTTTTGATAGTATAGATATTTTTGTATTACATAAAAAAAGATTTACACAGTTTACATTACTCAATCCAAAAATATCCGACTGGACACACGACAGTTTAAGTCAAGAAGAATCTGGTAAAATACTTACCAATAAAATGAATTTGGCATATGAAGCTGTTGTATACAGGCAAGGCAAAATAAAGAAAAATGATGCTTCTGGAAAATTTTCTGCTGTTTATTACGACAATGCCCCTAGTCCATTAAGAACCGGCGGCGGTGTATTAGGAGCCATTGCTGGAGCAGATTCTATTTTTGGCGAAGATGGGACACTGGCCAATGCCAAAACTCCATTAGATTATTTAGGTGTAGCACTACAGACTAAGGATCTGGTAAAAAGTGTTAGTCAGTTTAACAAAGCCGGTCTAAGACAAGAAGGCTACAGTATATTATCCGGGGCGCTGAGTAATATATCATCATCGGGTAATCAACCCGGTAGTGTAAAAAACGATATCAATACTGGGTTAACCATTGCTGGGACAACAGTACAAGAAGTTTTTACCAAGGCACGAGCTGTAACATTTCCAAGAACATAAAATATGTCAAATATCTATAGCAATCTTCCCTTAAAGTCTACCGCCAATCAAAACTCCACTGTTCTGGCTTTTGATACCTACTACGAAAAACCCCTTGAACTAGATAACAACACATTTGAAGCAATGAAATCATTCTTCACCGGCAGGGGATTTGAACCCAGTGCTGCTGAATCTGTAGTTGTTGTTATAATTAAACAAGCAAAAAAAGACGGCTATAATCCTATGGAAATATTAGATACTCTAAAAGGATTAGACAACGTCGAAATCAGTGCGCTAGTATCAGAGATAGTTAATAACAACAGAATAAAGACGAGTTTTTTAGGATATGGTTTAGCGTTTGAACCCAACTTTGAGGTAGCAAGAAATATCCTACCATGAGTTTAAAATTTGCTCAAGGCATATTTACACCCAAGAATCCTGAAAAATATGTTGGGTCTAAACTGCCATACTGTCGCAGCAGTTGGGAAACCACCTTCTGCATGTTCTGCGACAACAATCCTGCAGTTCAACAATGGTCCAGTGAACCAGTAAAAATACCCTATCGTGACCCACTAACTGGTAAACAAACTGTTTATGTTCCAGACTTTCTAATATCCTACATAGATCGTAATCAAACAAAACATGTGGAAATGGTAGAGATTAAACCAGCTAATCAAATGATAAAAGAACGTGTAGGAAAAAATCCCTATAACCAAGCACAGTTTGTTAAAAATCAAGCCAAGTGGGCTGCTGCTACTCAATTCTGTAAACAGCAGGGTATTAAATTTAGGGTAATTAATGAGCACGACCTTTTTGTTGGGAACCCAAATAAAAAGAGATAATTAAAATTATGACTAAAAGATTAGAAGAAATTTTGAACATCGAACCTGATAATACTCCTTATATGGATCCTAAGGATGTTAAACCTGTCCCAACCCCTGTGATCAGTTTGGAAGATCGCTTAGAAGAATTTGATAAAATTGCCGCCGCATTGCCCAGAGTAAAGGGGCTAGGTGATGTCAGTGATGCCGAATTAGACGCATTGGCAAATAAGGCAGAACAGGCCTATGACGATCTAATGGATCTAGGAATGAATGTAGATCCACGGTTTGGTGCTCGTATGTTTGAAGTAGCAGCACAAATGATGAATGCTGCCATCACAGCCAAGACTAACAAGATTGATAAAAAACTAAAGATGGTAGATCTGCAGTTGAAGAAGTTAGCCATAGAGAAAAAACACGGTGGAGAGAGTGCTACTGTAGAGGGCGAGGGCTATATTTTAACCGATCGCAATAGCATCTTAGAAAAACTTAAGAATCTTAATAAATAACTACACTATGAAATCATTCAAAGCCTACCTTTCTGAAAGTAAAAAACAATACGATTTTCGTGTTAAAATCGCCGGTGATATCACCCCTGACCAAGAAGATCAACTGAAGTCACTATTGGGTAGATATACGCTCAGTGGTTTCAAGAAAACTGCTAAAACACCTATTCAAGAGTTACCACTAGATTTTCCTCATGTTAAAAATGCTGAGGTTAATATCTACGAAGTTACACTGGACTATCCTACAACACAATATGAACTGACTGAATATCTCAGTGCAGAACTTGGATGTGGTAAACAGCGTTTGGTTGTGCGTCGTCCAGGTGAGCCCAGTGAAGAATACCAGGAACCAGTTGAGCAGCGTGAGGGTGCGCTACTAAATGATCCCGATTATAAAGAAGCAGGAAGTCCTCAGTTTGAAGATTATTATGGCGACAAATATAACAGTGGTTTTGTTAAAGAGTTAAATGATCTACTAAAACTAGAGCGTAAGGCTAGAGGTGAACAGATCCCTACAGAAAGCACTGTTAAATACAGCACCGATAGCGAAGGCAACACGGCCAGTATTTTAAAAACTGCTCCCGATCCAAGGAAATAAAATTATGCAGATGATCGATCTAATGAAAAGATTGGCCGAATTAGACGCCGGCAATCCCAATATAATTCGCGAAGGCCAGGCTAGTCCTGCCTTACAACAATTGCAGGCTATGCAACAGAAATATCGTGGCACACCATATGAGCAGCAATTAAACAAACGAGTTGCTGACCAACAGTGGAGAGATGCCAACGGTAAAGGTGCTCCGGTTGATGCTACCGGTCGTCCTGTTCCTGTGCTAAGTCCAGAAGAATTTGAAAAAAAGAATCCTAACTATCTTAAAACCAGTGCTGCCCCTGCTGCTGTGGCCCCGACTGCTGCTGCCGATACAATGGATCAAACTGCCGTAAGTGAAAGTTTAGACCTAGCAGAATGTGGCATGATGCCTATGCCGGGCATGGGTGGACAAACACATACTCCTGCCAGTATTTCCATGACAGCCAACAGTGGTCCTGAACTCAGTGGTATGCTAGCAGACATTATGAAACTGGCCGGTGTTCATCAAGTTGAACCAGCACATCTAGGCATAGAACATGAACCAGCAATTTTAACTGCCGAACCTTCTATGGATCTTGATCACGATCATAGCAACGGCGAAATGATGCGCAGTGTAATGGACAAAATGAATCCAGACATGGGCGATGAGGAAATGGACGACGAGGAAGAAGCCGACGAAGGCATGTATGATAATAGTCCAGCAGATCCAGAACCACCTGCACCCTTTGATGCTAATGAATTCGCACATCGTGAGAATCAACCTGGTCAAGGTGATCGTATGGACGGCGATAAGCCTAAAGCATTTGCCACTATGGAAGAGCAGTTAATGGCAGACTGGAAACAGTTCGTGACTGAGACTCGTTAACAGTTAACCCAACTTAACCAAAAAGCCTCTTCGGAGGCTTTTTTTATGTAAATAAAATTATGGCCAAGAAAGAAAACGAATATAAACTGGTTAAAACACCACACAGTCAGATTCAATACACTGAACAGATGATTGAAGAACTGGCGAAGTGTAAGGACCCTGTCAACGGGCCGCATTACTTCTTAGACAATTTTTTCTTCATTCAGCATCCGGTGAAGGGTAAACTAAAATACGAAGCATTTGATTATCAACGCAGACTGATTGACAGTTATCACGATCATAGATTTAATGTAAATCTACTACCAAGACAAACAGGTAAAACTACAACAGCAGCCGGTTATCTACTGTGGTATGCTATGTTTGTAGATAACAGCACCATACTGGTAGCAGCACACAAACACACAGGTGCTCAAGAGATTATGTTGCGTGTTCGTTATGCTTATGAATTATGTCCTGATCATATTCGTGCAGGTTGCACCAGTTATAATAAACAAAGTATTGAGTTTGATAACGGCAGTCGTATTGTAGCACAGACTACTACAGAAACAACTGGCCGGGGTATGAGTTTATCACTACTATACGCAGACGAGTTTGCGTTCGTGCCGCCTAACATTGCCAGTGAATTCTGGACCTCCATTAGTCCTACACTGGCCACTGGTGGTAAGGCCATTATTACATCAACCCCTAACAGTGATGAAGACCAGTTTGCGCAGATCTGGCACGAAGCCAATAAACGATTTGACGAACATGGAAATACTACAGAAACAGGTAAGAATGGATTCTTCCCATTCAAAGCACATTGGAGCGAACATCCTGAACGAAACGAAGAATGGGCCGAAGTTGAACGCAGTCGTATTGGTGAAGAACGATTTAGGCGAGAGCACGAATGTATTACTGGAAATTCTATCATATCTGTTAAATGGCCAAATGGAAAAATAGAACAAATATCGATTATAGATTTAAAACAATTGTTGATGAGTTCATAATATTTGACGAAATGATAAATAATATTATGAAAATACATAAGCATCATATAATACCTCGACACGCAGGAGGCTCCGATGAACCTTCAAATTTGGTTGAATTAAGTATAGAGGAGCATGCCATTGCTCATAAAGAACTATATGAAAAATACGGCCGATGGCAGGACAGAGTAGCATGGTTGAGTTTATCTGGCATTATGAAAGACGAAGAAAGAATTTATGAAATATTAAAAAATTCTAATCCCGGTGGCTATAAACATACTACAGAGGCCAAGGAGAAACTATCTAAAATGCGTTTAGGAGATAAAAATCCTATGTATGGAAAACCTGCCGCTAATAGGGGTGTAAAAAGACCGGGTATTGGCGGACGAAAGAAAGGCACAGGGTGGTCTGAAGAAGAAAGAGAAAAACAAATTAAGATTAGATCTGCCGACGGATATTATGATTATACTAAAGATCCTGCAAGAAATAAAAAAATAAGTGATGCTAAAAAAGGCACAGTAGGATCTGCCAAAGGAAAAACCTGGTTCAATAACGGAGTAGTAGAAACATATGCTCTAAATTGTCCAGATGGATATGTTAAAGGTAGGTTGCCTCGATTATTGCCTGCAAAACGAGGAATGCTGTGGTATAACAATGGCGAGGTGGCCCGTCAATTTAAAGAAGGTAATCAACCTGAAGGATTTAGTCGTGGAAGAATTGCTAAAAAATAAATTAGGATTACAAGTCCTCACCGACACCGGATGGAGTAATTTTGAGGGGCTATTGGATAAAGGCCTACAAAAAACACTGAAGGTAAAAACAGAAACCAGAGAAATAACCTGCACTCCTGACCACAACTTTTTTGATAATAAATTCTGCCCAATTGAAGCACAAAAATTGTTTCCCGGTATAAGAATTCAAGTTGCAAGTGGTATTGAAAAAGTAGTATCTGTAAAATTGTTTGACAAAGAACCAGTATATGATCTATTCAATGTTGAAAAAAATCATAGATTTTATGCTAATGATATTCTTGTTAAAAATTGTGAATTTTTGGTTTTTGATGAAACCCTGATCAGCAGTCTCAAACTGGCCGGTATAGACGGTAAGGAACCCATAATGAAAATGGGTCAATGTCGTTGGTATAAAAAGATCAATCCTAAACACACTTATCTAGTGGCATTAGATCCCAGTCTAGGAACAGGTGGTGATCCTGCGGCTATACAGATTATGGAACTGCCCAGTTTTGATCAAGTAGCCGAGTGGCATCATAACCTTACTCCTATTCAGGGACAGGTGAGAATATTAAGAGATATTTGTAATCACATCAATAGCGAGTGTGCGAGGAAAGGTGTTACTCCTAGTTTATATTACAGCATTGAAAACAATAGCGTAGGTGAAGCAGCACTGGTAGCCATGGAAGAGATAGGCGAAGAAAGTGTCCCTGGACTGTTCCTCAGTGAACCAGTTAAGCGTGGTCATGTGCGTAGATTCCGCAAAGGATTTAATACTACACATACTAGTAAAATATCAGCCTGTGCTAAATTAAAGCATTTAATTGAAAGCAATAGAATGACATTAAACAGCAAGCCCTTAATCAGTGAACTTAAAACCTATGTGGCTAAGGGTATAAGTTTTGCCGGTAAATCTGGAACCCATGATGATCTAGTCAGTAGTTTGTTATTGGCTGTGAGAATGGCCATGACTCTGCAGGAATGGGATCCCAGTATCTATGATAAAATGAGAGAAGAATCCGAAGATGAATGGGTTATGCCTATGCCCATCTATGTAAATACATTTTAACATAAATACAAGATGAAACCTATCCAGATAATTTCTCAAGACGTTTTTGACAAAGTGCGTAGTCGCTTTAGTAATTTAGAAATGGGCGACGAAACCGGCGCTGTGACCATCGATCCAGCCGAAGCTCGCTTCTTTGATTTTGATTTTATTCACGAAGGTAATAATCTAGGTCGTGTTAGTATCAGTCTAAATGATCTGGGTAGTCTCAAAGTTTATTATAGTCAAGGCATTACAGAAAATCAAGATACTCCTGTTAAACAAACATGGTATGATTTTTTAAAAGAAATGCGTTTCTTTGCCATGCGTAGACTGTTGAGATTTGATACCAGAGACATTGCCAAAAACAACCTTGACAAAAATGATTTCCAGCATCTAGCTGCGACCCAAGGCCCTAAGGAAGAAGAACCTATGAACACCGTAAATGAAAGCCGTTGGAACCATAAGAGTTCGCGCAAAACCAGTCGTGCTATCCAAGGACGCACTGAAGTCATTGTAAGACATCACAAACCAGTAGATGAAGATTTTGCTGGTAGTCGTAGCCAACGTAAAAACATCAAGGCAATTTTTATTCAAAATAGAGATGGTGAGCGTTTTAAGTATCCGTTCATTCATCCAGCAGGCGCATTTGCCATGGCACAACACGTAGATCACGGTGGCATCCCACATGACCCCGCAGGCCGTGCTATTATTAAAATGAGTGAGGAAATTGCTCAACTAGGCGAATTTCAAAGAAAAGTTCAACATCAAACACTGCATGATGACGCCACAGGAATAACAGACAGGGCCGTAGGCCGACTTACAGAGCTAAAAGCGAAAATTGCTGCAATAGGCAAGCGTCAATATTATGAAAATTGGTTAGCAGAATTTAACGAGCAAGAACAACTTGATGACAGCATGACAGAACTAGATGCTGTAACTATGGAAGAATACAAGAGCAAATTTACACAGAAAAATTTCCAAGAAGAACTTACACAATACTTTCCACTAATACATCGCATCATGGCAGAAACTAATGAGATTGAATTAGAAGATCTAGTCAGCGAAGATGATACAGAAGATGAAGAAGATGACAAAGAAGTTAAAGAAAGCATATTCAAAGAATTTGAAGATTGGGCAGATGCTACAGAACGTGGCGAACTAACTGACGATCAAATTGCGGCAATTAAACAGGCATTAGAACAATTACCAGAACCATTACAATTAGGCCCTAATGGTGAAACAGCCATTAACTTTTTTAGCGAATTAGGATTAGATGACGAAGAACTAAATCAAAACTTTGAAGATGAAGCAAGAATTGATAGCGAAGCAGATCCAATGGAAGATGTATTCATTCCTTGGGCCAAAGAAAATCAACCCAGCTTATTAGATAAACTAGGCATTAACTATACAGATGCAGAAGGCGAGTCGCCTGCACCCGTGGCAGCGGCTGGAACTGAACAACCTCCGGCACCTGCTGCACCAGAATTACCACCTGCGCCAGGAACTGAACAGCCCACAGCAGAAATGACACAACCAGAAGGTCGTGGTACTGCTACTGTGCATGGCATCATGTCAGCAGAGAACGATGAAGGTATGTGGACCAACAGCACAATGACCGCAGAAGGTCGTGAGGGAATGGTTCGTAAGATTGCTGAAATCGTTAAGAGTCGTTTTAATGAAGACAATCCCGATGTGGGCGCATTTAGAGATCCAGAGAACATTGCCACTGAAGTTAAGAAAGAAATTTCTGAAAAATACGGCGAGGAAATGGGCGAACGTGCTCGTGAAATGGCCGAGCAGTTTATGGAAAAACTCACACGTCGTTGGGCTAAAAAACACGGCAAGGTAAATGATGTAGATGGATTGGCTAGAATTCGCGAGCTCAGTGGAATGCCAGCTGAACCAGAAATGGACGAAGGTGCCATGAGTGATAGAGATATTGATTTCCAAAATGACCTACCTGAAATGATTGCTGCTCTACGTAGCAAAAAGGTCAATGCCGGAGATATGCGTCGCCAATTTGGTAGCAGTTGGAAACATTTAGTTGGCATGACACCTGCGTTTTCTGGCAAAAATCCTACCAGATCTGAAATATTAAAAACAGCCATGGAAATGCAAAGCGAGTATGAACCAGAAGAGCCATATGCTGATGATTATGCTCCAGGACATGGTGATAGTGCTCCCGACGATATGGATCACTCATTTGATCAGGCTCGTGAGCGTGGAGAAATGGAGAGCATGTTGAAACTAGCTGGATTAAAATAAAAAATGGTTGCGGCATATAGAAGAGGAACGTTTGGAACTGGTGTTGTACGTGGCAACGGGTTAGCTATTCAAAAGTCCGGGGTTGTTTCCTCAGGTACAGCGGTCACTGTAACTGACAGTAACTTTGCAAATAATGTATTATTAACTAAAACAACTGGTGTCAATACTGCTACAAATAATACGTTTTTAGATTCTAGTGCCAACAACTTCACCATCACTCGCAGCGGAACTCCAACACAAGGTTCATTTACTCCATATTGGCCTAGCGGATATTGGAGTGGGTATTTTGGAACAACAACTGCTGATAATTTACTTGTATCAAATAATGCTGTATTTGCAGTCGGCACAAGCAATTTTACTGTAGAATTTTGGGCAAATTGGACTGCGTGGTCTGGTACTAATCAAAGAATGATTTTAATGGGACAAAGCGGGTTGAGTCCTATAGAAATTAGTAGGGATTCGAATGCAGATGTTTTAAACATTTTCACAAATGGCGGCAGTTCTAAAATAGCCTACACATGGACACCGACTCTCGGTGCCTGGTATCATATCGCTGTTGTTAGATCAGGGACGAGTACAAATCAACTTACATTATACATAAATGGTACAAGTGTAGCAACTGGAACCAGCGCCGATAGTATCAGTGCAAATAATTTTTTCATTGGTGGATTAAATTGGGCTTCTGGTTACAATATGCAAGGATATCTTAGCAATGTTCGTTTTGTAAACGGAACCGCAATTGTTCCTCCTGCCGGTGGTCCTACTACTCCATTGACCGCTGTTACCAATACCGTTCTATTGACCTGCCAAGATAATCGATTTAAAGACAACAGCACCAATGCTTTTGCAATTACAGTTAACAATTCCCCTAAAATTCAATCCTTTCAACCATTTGCCCTGCTATCTTCGTATACCGCTGCAGCCTATGGCGGGAGTGTGTATTTTGGAACAAGCGGAGATTCTGTTGTTCCCCCGCAAAATTCCGTGTTTAATCTTTCTACTGGAAATTGGACAATTGAAGCATGGTTTTATGCTCAAAGTTTGGGTAGCAGCAGTGCCCGCTATATTACAATGACGCCGGCAGCTGGAACTGTTTATGGTTTAATACCGGGCGGATCTGCTAACGCATTTGTAATCAACACATTTGGATCTTCAAACGTATTGACTTCAAGTGTTACGCCAACTCTCTATGCTTGGCAACATATTGCGATAGTCAAAAATAGTAGCACAACTAGCGTTTATTTGAATGGTGTGTCTATTATGTCTGGAACTGTTAGTTGGGTAAATGCAAACACAACTATATTTTTTGGTGGCAACACAGGTTCTTTTGCATATGATTATTTTGGTTATATATCTAATCCGCGTGTTGTAATGGGAACGGCTGTTTATACTGCTAACTTTACTCCTCCCACTGCGCCAGTAACAGCAATTTCAGGTACACAATTGCTTCTCAACTACACCAACGCGGGAATCTACGACGCTGCGGTGCAGAATAATGAAATCACGGTAGGAAGCGCACAAGTCAGCACCAGCGTGTACAAATGGTCGCCTGCTAGTATGAAGTTTAATGGCACTAGTGATTATTTGAGTATCCCTCATAATCCTCAGTTAAATTTAACAACTGGTGATTTCACTATAGAAACTTGGTTTTACTGTACAGCATTAACAGCAGCTAATCAAGTAATACTTGGTAAAGATGGCATTTCTGGCACATCTTATTCTCAATATTGGATAGGAGTAACCACCGCAGGTAAATTAATTGCACCTCTTGGCAATGGAAATGGACTATCGCCGACTGAAACAGATTATGGTGCAGCTACCTCTGTAACATTAAATGTTTGGAATCATGTTGCATTAGTTCGCACTGGCACAACTATTAAAGTATTCTTAAATGGAACGCAGGTAAACTCTACAGCACAAGTAACAGCAATGAGCGACGGTGGTAAACCATTATTGATTGGATGGAGACAGGGAGATACTGTTTATTTTAATGGTTACGTGCAAGATGTGCGTATCACAAAAGGTATTGCTAGATATACGGCAAACTTTACGGCACCAACTGCTGAATTCCTTGCTGGTCCGGTTATTACCTATACCCCAACAGTGCCAGATGCACCAATTATGGGATATGTAAGCACAGTAACTAACGACTACACAGCTAAAATTGGTTATATGGCGCCTCTACTAAATGGTGGTAGTACTATTACCAGCTATACTGCGGTATCTACGCCGGGCGGTATAACCGGTACATCAGTTACTTCAAGAAGTGGAACAATTACAGTTAGTGGGTTACAGGCTAGTAATACCTATACATTTACAGTCTATGCCACCAATGCCATAGGAACCAGCACCTACAGTGCAGTTAGTAAGAGTATTACTACACCTGCTGCTCAGCTAGGAAGAACCTTTATATTATCAGACATGGATTTAGCACTAACCGATTTAGTGCTGCTAAATACCTCACTATCGACTAATATAGGAACAACAAAAGCCAAGAGTTATGCATTGGCAACAATTTACGGGAGTGATTAAACAAAATGGCCAATCCAAATATCATAGGGGCATCAACCATATATGGCAACACCACATATTTGATTCCCGCTAACACCAGTGCTAACACTTGGACAGCACTAACACCAGCTACCAGTACAGTAAATAAAATAGAAAGCATTGTGGCCAGTAACGTAACTGCCAATGCTGCCACTGTAACAGTATCAGTTAATAGTGCAATCAGTGGCGGTGGTACTGCTTATCGTATTGCTTATCAAATTTCAGTACCAGCTTATGCATCGCTAATTATCACAGACAAGACTACTGCGTTTTATGTAGGCGAAGGTCAAAGCGTGGTAGTTACGGTGGGCACTAGCAGCGCACTAGAATTAGTAGCCAGCTACGAAGCCATAACCTAAACCCGATACGGTTACATAATGTCACAACGTTACAACGGCGGGATACTTTCGGCAGGTTCTACGGGGCTGAATGGTCCTGTCACTACCGTTGAGTATTTGGTAGTTGCCGGCGGCGGCGCTGGTGGTAACGCACAATCTCAAGGAGGAGGCGGCGGCGCTGGTGGATTACTCACCGGAACTGGGTATCCTATTACAATTGGTTCAAGTATTACCGTTACCGTTGGCGCAGGCGGATCTGGTTCAAATGGGTCAAATTCTGTCTTTGGAACTATAACTGCCATAGGCGGTGGCGTTGGAACATCAAATAACGGGGCCGGCCAATCCGGTGGTTCAGGCGGTGGTGGCGCAGTTGCCGGCAATCCAACTTATGGATCAGGAACCGCAGGACAAGGTAATAACGGCGGTGCTGCCGCTTCATACTCAGGAGCAGACTACGGAGCGGCTGGCGCCGGAGGCGGAGCGGGTTCAGTTGGGGGTAGTGGAATTAATAATGCTCCTGCTCCAAATGGCGGGGCAGGGGTTGTTTCACAAATTACTGGATCACCAGTTCAATATGCTGGCGGTGGAGGAGGCGGTTATGGTGCCGGAACAGGTTATACTCTATTCCCTGGGGGGCTCGGTGGCGGGGGCGGCGGTGGCGGCGGTTATGGAACTAACGGACTAGCAACAACTGGAGTTTCTAACACCGGTGGCGGCGGTGGCGGTGGCGGAAAATCTGGCACAGTGACATCAAACGGTGTAGCAGGCGGCTCGGGCATTGTAGTTATCCGTTACCCGGCATATTTTGGCCAGGCGACTGCAACAACTGGTAGTCCACAAACATACATCGCAGGTGCATGGCGAGTGTATGTGTTCGTTGCTAGCGGAACAATAACTTTTTAAGGTTGGATATACTATGGCAAGAGGAATTTTTACCTTAAAACATCATCTACAAGGTTTACAACAAAAGTCGTGGAATCCCCAGCAACCACTTACATACGGAGTTATTTTTAATAATTCAACTGGTGGCGGTAATCGCATGATTAGATATTCTATTACAGCCTCTGGACCATTAGATATAAGCACAACTACTACATATACAATAGAATCTTGGATTTTATGGAGCGCTAATACAGCAAGTACTGTTTGGTCATGGAATAAAGGAAGCACAGATCAATCTTACTACAATCTTTCTTGGGCCGGCTCCTCCACTGATGTCCTAAAATGGGAACAATTAAACACATCTGGCAGTTCGCTGACAGCAGTTACTACAACATTTACTCCTGTAATAAACAACTGGTATCATGTAGCGGTTGTTAGAAGCGGTTCTTCAATAAAGGTTTATGTAAATGGAACAAGTGTAGGTACCGGAAGTTATGCTTCAAACGATCAGGTATTTACAGAACTAGATATCTCGGCACATAGAACCAGCGTGACTCCAGGTTTTATAAACTTTCATACAGGAATTGTATCTAATTTTCGTCTTGTCAAAGGTACTGCTGTTTACACCGCGAATTTTGCACCGCCGACTAGTCCATTGACTGCTATCAGCGGTACTTCTTTATTAACATGCCAAAGTTCAACACTTATTGATAATAGCGGTAATGGATTTACCGGAATGGATGGTACAATATATTCCGGAACTAACGGAAGTAATCCAGTTCAAGCGTATCCATTTACTCAAATTACTCACCTTCCACCTCCGGTGGTAGACTACCTTGTGGTTGCCGGCGGAGGAGGAGGCGGCAATGGTAACGCCGGTGGCGGAGGAGGAGGCGGGGGATTACTTCAAGGATCTGTGTCTGTTACCGCAGGATCTGCTATCACTGTTACTGTAGGTGGCGGCGGTGCCGGAGGAGCATTGTCTTCTAGTGACAACACATTAGTCGGTTCTGTTGGTCAAAATTCCGTCTTTGGATCCATTACTGCTACAGGCGGTGGTGGTGGAGGAGCTTCTGGTATATCATCTTCTGCAGGAGGTTCAGGCGGAGGTTCAGGCGGAAGTTCTAATAATCAAGTAGGAGGCAGCCAAGGAATTGCCGGTCAAGGAAACAAAGGTGGGTCAGGTAATAATATAAACTACCCTAAGTCAGGCGGAGGTGGCGGAGCAGGAGCCGCCGGACAAGATTACTACTATAATAGTACTGGGCCGCAATTGTCAGGAAATGGCGGGGCAGGTATTGCATCTATTATTACTGGCACAGTAACTGTCTTTGCTGGCGGAGGAGGCGGCGGCGGCGATTATAGAGGAACTACTGTAACCACCACAACTACAGGAGGAACCGGCGGCGGCGGCGCTGGAAGTTTAACAACTACTGGTACTAACGGAACTCCAAATACCGGAGGCGGAGGTGGGGGTGGCGGCCTTAGTTTAAGCCCTACAACTTTTTACGCAGGCGGCTCTGGCGGCTCTGGCATTGTCGTCTTAAGTTACCCAGACACTTATGCCGGAGCCACTGCGACTACTGGTAGTCCAACCGTTGGCACTAGTGGATCTGGGAGTATGTACTTTTCTGGCACAGCAAATCAATACATGAGCGCAACCTCGAGCAATTTGAATTTAGGAACTGGCGATTTTACAATTGAGATGTGGGTGTTTATTACCGACCTATCAGCACTTAAAATTTGGTTTTCCGGTGGCAATAATATCTATATTCAGTACAATCCAGCATCAAATTATTTGTATTATCAAAACGCAACAGGGTCAATGTTTCAACTTATAAGTAGCAATACCGCTTCTCTTTTGGTTAACACATGGACACATATCGCGGTTGTAAGATCAGGAACCACTATATCTTTGTTTTCAAATGGTACAAGATATGCAACTAATGCAAGCAACTCGCAAGCAGTGGATTGCACTAATTTTGTATGGGGAGCATACAACCAAGCGCCAAATTTATACAATCCAAATGGTTATTTTACTAATTTAAGAATGACAAACACGGCTGTGTACAACCCGTCGTTAACAACATTAACAGTTCCAACAGCACCATTAACGGCAATATCTGGAACTAAACTACTATTAAATTCAGTGTCTGGGTCTTATTTTGCAGATTCTTCTACATCAACTGTTGTGCTTGCACAAGGTAACGTAAGTGCAGCGGTGCCAACTTGGAGCCAGTCCAGTCCATTCGCAACTGGTTTAGGATATAAAAACCGTGTGTACACATATACAGGTAGCGGAACAATAACCTTTTAAATAACAACACTATGAGTAATAATTATCTAGGCGGATTTGTTAGTGCAACATTTAATCCCTTCACTGACCAAAAGACTGCCACTGTAGAATACCTTGTGGTTGCTGGAGGTGGTGCCGGTGGTGCTTATATTGGCGGGGGCGGGGGTGCCGGTGGTCTACTGACTGCTGCAGGATATGCGATCACACCGGGATCGAGTATTACAGTTACCGTCGGTGCAGGAGGCGCTTCATGGGGTGCAACCAATGCTACTACTACAACAATAAACAACGGAAGTAATTCAGTATTTGGTGGTATTACCGCAACTGGCGGAGGAGGTGGTTCCGGCGGCACTACAGCTGGCGGTTCCGGCGGATCAGGAGGAGGCGGCTGTGGTGGACAATTGACAGCCGGCGGATCGGGTATATCAGGTCAAGGTAACTCAGGCGGGTTGGGTGCTTTGAAAACTGATTATTTTGGTGGAGGAGGTGGCGGTGCTGGAAGTGTAGGGCTTGATGTTATTACTGCTGTTGGAGCGAGTGGCGGTGCCGGAATGGTTTCAACAATTACAGGTTCGAGAGTTTTCTATGCCGGTGGGGGCGGGGGTGGATCAAATAATGTATCTTATATTGCAGGGCTAGGCGTAGCAGGTGGTGGGAATGGCGGTACAGGAACCCCGGTTAGTAACCCAACTGGTTGTAATGGTTATCCTGCTATTGCTAATTCAGGCAGCGGAGGTGGTGGTGGTGGATTTTATAATGTTAGCACAATATATAGCGGTTCTGGTGGGTCTGGTATAGTCATCATTCGTTATCCACGGAATCTAGCACCGCCTGTGAGCACCACAGGCAATCCGCAAATTCGATACAATAACGAATATCAGATATATATTTGGACCAGTAGTGGTACCATAACTTTCTAAAATAAGAGGACAATAAAATGGCACATTTTGCAAAAGTAGAAAACGGTATAGTCACCCAGGTGATTGTGATTGAACGTGATGTTCTTGAACTAGGACATTGGGGTGACCCTGCTAGTTGGATTCAAACCAGTTACAACACACAAGGCGGAGTACACTCTCAAGGCGGCACACCATTGCGTAAGAATTATGCAGGCGTTGGTTACACTTATGACAGTGTAAGAGATGCTTTTATTCCACCTAAACCATATGCCAGTTGGTTATTAGATGAGGCAACATGTTTGTGGAATCCACCTATATCCTATCCATCTGATGGCAAGATGTATACTTGGAACGAAGCAACAACTAGTTGGACCGAAGTCGTTCTACCGACGCAGGAGTAATAGAAATGCCAGCATACAGTGGGATGTGGACGCTGAGCCAAGTTGCTCAAGCCGTTAAAAATAATGATTGGGTAGGTATCCCTCCTACTGTAATAGAGTACTTGATCGTAGCTGGCGGAGGCGGGGGTGGTTCACAAAGTTCTGCGTCCGGCGGCGGAGGCGGAGCAGGTGGATTACTTCAAGGTTATGCCGGTATCACAGCAGGTAGTTCTTATTATGTAACAGTTGGCGCCGGCGGCACTGGTGGTAATCCTGGCACTCAAGGCGGAGCGTCTGTATTTGATGCTACCGGTTCCGGAGCATCTACTGGTCGTATTGTAGCCACTGGTGGTGGTTATGGTGGTGCATACGGCGGAGCAGGAACAGTTGGCGGGTCCGGTGGTGGAGGTGGTCAAGCAAATAATAGTTATGGGTTAGGTGGTGGTTCAGGAATTTCAGGACAAGGTAATGCAGGTGGCACTGCTTATGTGACATCATCAAACACAACTTACCCATATGGCGGGGCAGGTGGCGGCGGGGCCGGGACTGCTGGACTTATCCCATGGGGAGCAACAACTTTTCCTTCCGGAGGCAATGGAGGTGCAGGTATTGCATCTGATATTACTGGAACTCGTGTTGTTTATGCCGGTGGGGGCGGCGGTGCAAGTCATAGCAGTGTTAACACTACAGCAATTGGGGGTATAGGTGGAGGAGGCTACGGAGCAAATCAAAATTCTCAAGCATTAGCTACTACCGGAACTACAAATACTGGAGGCGGCGGAGGCGGCAATGCTGCGGCTACTGGTTTATCTGGCGGCTCTGGTATTGTGGTCATACGCTATCCCGGTTTCGTCCAGTACTTTACCGGCGGAACGGTTACCTGTACAGGTAACTATGTCATTCACACATTTACCTCTAGCGGAACACTAGCACCAACTACTCCAACTTATCTAGCAAATAGAACTGTTGAATTACTTCTAGTTGCCGGCGGCGGCGGCGGTGGTGGAAAAACTGTACTAGACTGGGCGCAAGGCGGCGGTGGTGGTGCAGGTGGTTTTCAATACTATCCTTCATATGGAGTTACAGCCGGTGCTAATGTATTGGTAACAGTTGGCGCAGGTGGAAGTGGATCGGCTGGGACTAGCTATCGCGGAGGTACTGGATCAAATAGTGTATTTTCTTCAGCCACTTCATTGGGAGGAGGAGGCGGAGGATCTTGCGATAGTGGACCAACAACAGGTGGCAGCGGCGGAGGTGGCAGTTTCGGATATAATAGTGCAAGGATACCTGCTTTGGGAACAGTTGGGCAAGGAAATAACGGTGGGCAAGGTGGTGGATCGGGAAGAAATTCTCCTGATAGCTGCGGCGGTGGCGGCGGCAGTGGCGGCGATGGAGGTATAGCAGCTTACGGAGGTAACGCAGGAAGTGGAGGCAACGGAACTGCTTCTTCCATCACAGGCAGCAGTGTAACATATGCCGGGGGCGGTGGAGGCGGTGCTGGAGGTGATGCTGGAACACTAGGATCGGGCGGCTCAGGAGGCGGTGGTGCAGGGGGAAGAAGATCTAACGGATCTAATGCATCTCCGGCAAATCGTGGTAGCGGAGGTGGCGGTGGCGGTGGACAACCAAACCCGCCAGGACCGACCGTAACATACTCCGGTGGGAATGGTTCGGCTGGGGTTGTTGTTATTGTCTACCCGACAACTTTACCTGCTCTTTCTTCAATAGGTGGCGGATTGACATATTCCGTAGATACATCTACTCGTGCAGGATATCGCATATATACTTTTACTGCCGGAACCGGTAATATTGTATTTGCTTAAAAGGTAATTAAAATGGCACATTACGCATTCTTAGATCAAGATAATATTGTTACGGAAGTTATTCCTGGAAAAGACGAAGGAGACGACGGAATCGATTGGGAACAGGTATACAGCGAAGTTCGAGGGCAGGTTTGTAAACGCACCAGCTACAATACGCAAGGTGGTGTTCATTTATTAGGTGGTACACCGTTTAGAAAAAATTACGCCGCCATTGGATCTTTTTATGATCAATCTCGTGATGCTTTCATTCATCCTAAACCATATGCTAGTTGGATATTAAATGAAGATACCTGCTGGTGGGAAGCACCTGTAAGTTATCCATTGGATGGTAAAATATATCAATGGAATGAAACAAACCAACAATGGGAAACTGGAACCAAAGTGGAATACTTATGAACTTATATCACGAATTAGGATATTTTGGTAACATCTGGGTAAGACAAAACACGCTGGATAAATCCGGTGATAGTCACGCCGGGCATAAACATTATTTTGATCATGTTACCTTATTGGTAAAAGGCAGTGTTCAAATAGAGGTTACCGGAAATCCAACAAAAGAATTTACAGCACCTACCTTTATAGTGATCAAAAAAGAACATGAACATAAAATTACAGCGTTAACTGACGATGTACTATATTACTGTGTTTTTGCTCTGAGAGATATGGATGGGAATGTAGTTGACGAAATGTTTGAAGACCGACATAACCCATTGTCAGCTGCTGCAAAGGTAGATTGATAAAAGCAAATTTCTGGCAAAACTTGAGGTTGCGAGATAAATAAAGTTAGCATACAATAGCTGTATGCTAACTTTTTTCTTTTAGTCAGTGGGCTAGAAGGAATGGCATAAAATAGGCACATAAACATTAAGGAGAAATATTATGGCTACTCTTGCAGAAATTCGCGCTAAACTTCAACAATCCAGTCAACAAACTGTTAGCACTGGAGACAACGCAATTTATCCACACTGGAATATCCAAGACGGACAAACTGCTACCGTTCGATTCCTTCCGGACGCAGACTCAAACAACACTTTTTTCTGGGTTGAACGCAACCTAATCAAACTGCCTTTTGCTGGAGTTAAAGGCGAAACCAGCAGCAAACCTGTACAAGTCCAAGTGCCTTGTATGGAGATGTGGGGAGAGACTTGCCCTATTCTTACCGAAGTTCGTCCATGGTTTAAAGACAAGAGCTTGGAAGAAATGGGTCGCCGCTATTGGAAAAAGAAATCATATCTGTTCCAAGGCTTTGTGGTTGACAGCAAACTGGCCGAGGACAAGACTCCAGAAAATCCTATCCGTCGCTTTATCATCGGTAGCCAAATCTTTAACATTGTTAAGAACGCACTGATGGACAGTGAGATCGAAGAACTGCCCACCGACTATGTTCGTGGACTGGACTTTAAGATCGTTAAAACCAGCAAAGGTGGCTATGCTGACTACAGCACCAGCAACTGGGCTCGTCGTGAACGGGCGCTAAATGAAGCAGAACAGGCTGCTATTAAACAGTATGGTCTGTTTAATCTGTCAGACTTCCTGCCTAAAAAGCCAGGTGCAGTTGAACTCAAAGTCATGAAAGAAATGTTTGAAGCATCAGTTGATGGTGAAGCATTTGACATGGATCGTTGGGGTGCTTACTTTAAACCCGCAGGTATGGGCGGTGGCGGCACTGCTACTGGATCCAAAGGTGGGGCAGCAGTAGAGGATACTGACATCCCTTTTGAGGCTGCGGCAGCAACACCCGCTAAAGTTGTTGCTACACCAAAGCCAGAGGTCAAGGAAGAAGAGACTGCCGCTGATTCAGGTAGTGAAGCCAGCAGTCGTGCCGCGGACATTATTGCTATGATTCGCAAACGTCAATCAACTTAATAGGAGATTGACATGACTAAAAAAACAATCTCTACCATTGGCGATAAATTGGCCAAGGTGTGCGAATCATTCACTGTCAATATGTATGATAACGGCTACTTGTTTGAAATCTCGGGTCGCGACGAGGATGGGGACTATAAGTCTGCAAAGATTATGGTCAGTAATCTCGCACAACTGACTGCTCTAGTTCAAGAAGCCACAGAAATGCCAAGGGACGACTGATATGAGCAAGGCTTTTGATATTACAAAATTTCGCAAAAGCCTTACCAAGTCTATCGACGGACTTGGTATTGGTTTTAATGATCCCACTGATTGGGTCAGCACAGGCAACTACGCCCTAAACTACTTGATCAGTGGAGACTTTTTCAAAGGTATTCCATTAGGCAAAGTCACTGTATTTGCTGGTGAAAGTGGTGCTGGTAAGAGTTATATCTGCTCCGGCAACATTATTCGTCATGCACAAGAACAAGGCATTTATGTTGTTCTTGTAGATACAGAAAACGCTCTGGACGAAAAATGGCTACTGGACTTGGGTGTGGATACCAGCGAAGGTAAACTGCTCAAACTCAACATGGCCATGATTGATGATGTGGCAAAAACCATTCATGAGTTTATGAAAGAATACAAGGTCATGCCCGAAGACGAACGTCCTAAAGTTCTTTTTGTCATTGACAGTTTAGGCATGTTGCTGACTCCTACTGACATTAACCAGTTTGAAGCAGGCGACCTAAAAGGCGACATGGGCCGTAAACCCAAAGCACTGACAGCACTGGTCCGCAACTGTGTTAATATGTTTGGCAATTATAATGTGGGCATGGTTTGTACGAATCATACCTATGCTAGCCAAGACATGTTTGACCCAGATGACAAGATTAGCGGCGGTCAAGGATTTGTTTACGCTTCCAGTATTGTGGTTGCTATGAAAAAACTCAAACTCAAAGAGGATGAGGATGGTAACAAAGTTACGGATGTGTTGGGCATTAGATCAGCCTGTAAGATCATGAAAACTCGTTATGCTAAACCTTTTGAAAGTGTTCAGGTTAAAATTCCCTATTCAACTGGCATGAGTCCTACTAGTGGGCTTGTTGATCTTTTTGAAAAGATGGGGATCTTGACAAAGAGCGGAAATAAGCTACAATATGTTAGCAAGAAGACCGGGGAAATCAGCAGTGAATTCCGTAAAAACTGGACAGAAGATAAATTAATGACAATCATGTTGGAATGGGACAATTCAATCGTAACCGCCCCTGCAACTGTTGAAGAAACTGAGGAATAAAAAATGGAAGAAGATCTCATCATTGAAATCTGGGACACTTTTAAAGAATATGTTCCAGAAAAAAATCGTGATAATGCCGCAACACAATTCATCGATTTTCTCATCAGCCGCGATGTAGAAATGAGCGTAATTGAAGGCTTATCTGGCTTTGATCCTCACCTTGACACTGCTATCGAAACAGTCATGGACGAAGAAAATGGCTATGTTGACGATGAAGACGATGAAGACGATTGGAAATACGAGGAAGATGAGGATCACTGATGACTTGGTATACCCGAGTTAGTAGAGATATCGCACACCTTCCAGACTGTTTAACGCACTTTTACAACGAACTAGAGCAAGCCCGCAAAGAAGTCAAAATCCACGGTATTGTGGAGCGGGCTTCGGCGGCCTTGCCTGGTATTGTTGAACAGCGATTTAATCAACTTCAAGAAATTGAAGCTGTGCTAGAATATCTCAATATTGAATTACGCCGCGTACGATCTAAAGCATTTAGAAAGTATTTGGAAAACTATCAACGAGCACTCAGTAGCAGAGATTGTGAAAAATATGTAGAAGGCGAAGCCGATGTTGTTGATATGGAGAAAATTATCAACGAATTTGCCATGCTGAGAAACCAATGGTTGGGCATTATCAAAGCGCTGGATATCAAAGGCTACCAAATCAACAACATTATTAAACTGAGAGCCGCTGGGCTTGAAGACATTGCTCTTTAATCAACTCTACTGTATAATAAACACATGAATATTGAAGATCTTGTCATCTTTTCTGTTAGAAACAGCATCCCCTTAAATTCTTGGGACACTCGGCTGGTCCACAGTATATACGAACAGATCATTTTTAAAAATAGCCTGACCGAAAAGCAAGGCGCTGCCATGGTAAAAATTCTAAAACGATACCAATCAGCGATTTCTGCCCAAGCAGGTCGGGATATTTCACAATTCTTGGAAAATCCCTCATATCGACTGGGAATTAGAAAAATCAATACAGTCAAACGCATCACCGTAGTTGAGCATGATTACTATGGTAAAGCGGTCCAGGTAGAATTTCCTTTTGATCAAAAAATTATTGAAGCTATTAAAAGTAAGAAAACCGTTAATCACACAGGCCAATGGGATTCTGAGAAAAAATGCTGGATTTTTCCTCTAAGCGAATATAGCATTGCACATTTGCTGAATATTGCCCAAGAAAATTCATTTGAAATGGATACAGAATTTCAATCCTATGTCGAACAATATAATAGTATTGTCGAAAACATGGAGCAGTATATACCTATACTAGTGGCAGAAAATGATGGGGTAAAAATTCGCAATTTTTCGCAAAATTCTCCAATTTTTCCGTCTGAAAATATACTAAAATCTGTCTTTGAGGCAAGAAAATTAGGAGTTTTGACCTGGGGTGAAAACATTGAGGAATACCTCAAAACTGATGAAATCAATCAAAACACTAGAGATTTTGTTAGAAGCAATCCCAGCGAAGATTTCCATATCAACAGTGAAAAATACGACATTTTTTCACTGACTGATATAGTAAAATATATGACGCCAACGCTGTTTATTATTCCCGGTGGTAGTGAATTGGAAAAATTACAGACCTGTTGTGAATTTTTAAAAAATATCGGAATTGATTCCGCAGAGGTCAGTGTGATGTTTAGGCTACCCAAAGAAACCCACGAAAATTTCAATAATTTTGTGAAAAATTCTGGTTTTAATAATCCCATCACAGATACTACTCGTGCTGTGTTTGTTAGCGGCAAGTTTCCTAAACCTGTGCTTAAATCTGGAATCAAATTTCATACAGTAGTCAATTTAGGTTTTGATAATGTGCATTACAGCCTGAGAGATTTTGTGAAAAATCACGAAAATTTGGTCTACTACACCGAAAAAATCAACCCCAAACAAACGGAATTTTCATGGCTTCTTGCAAAGTAATAATCAAAGACGAAGTCAATGTCAAGATAGAAAATCTCGACCTTGACACTCGTAAAGCACTGGTCAAAAAATTCAAATATGAAGACCCTAGTGCCCGTTTTCGCCCCAGTTATCGCTTGGGTCGGTGGGATGGCAGCATCAGTTTCTTCGGACTGGGAGGAACCACCTATATGAGCATGTTGCCGCAGGTATTGGAGTATCTAGAAGGTAGAAACTTCTATATTGAATTGGAAGATCACCGTAATCCTATCGACCTGGATTTTGCGGCAATTGACACTGATTTTTGGGGTGAGTTGACTTGGCCGACGGGACATCGTTTTGCCGGCCAACCTATCAGATTACGAGAAGATCAAGTTGATGTTATCAACATGTTTCTCAAACATCCGCAGTGTATTCAGGAAATTGCCACTGGTTTTGGCAAAACCATCACCACAGCAACACTGAGTAAAATCTGTGAAAAATTCGGTCGTACAATTACCATTGTGCCCAACAAAAGTCTAGTGGAACAAACCGAAGAAGATTTTATCAATTGCCGTTTAGATGTAGGAGTCTATTACGGAGATAGAAAAGATCTAGATCGAACGCACACAATCTGCACTTGGCAAAGTCTCAATATCTTAGACAAAAATAGCAAGAATTATGACGAACTTGCCTCCGCTCGATTGGAAGAACTATTAGACAATGTTCAAACAGTAATGGTGGATGAAGTCCATATGGCCAAGGCAGAAGTTCTAAAAAACCTATTAACTCGCAACTTATCGCAAACTCCTATCAGGTGGGGATTGACTGGAACTATTCCCAAGGCAGAACATGAATTTCAAGCCATCAAGGCCAGTCTAGGCGAAGTAGTAAATCGTGTTCAAGCACATACTCTGCAGGAGTCTGGCGTGCTGAGTCAATGTCATGTAAATATTGTTCAGACTGCCGAATGGAAAGAATTTAGAAGCTATCAAGAAGAATTAAAATACCTGGTCTGCGATGAAGTCAGAATGACTTATATTGCTGGGTTAATCAGTCGTATTGCTGAATCCGGTAATACGCTGATCCTAGTAGACAGAATTGAAAGTGGTAAGTTTTTAGTTGAAAATTTGCCAGATAGTGTTTTTGTATCCGGCGAAGTCAAAACAAAAAACAGGAAAGAACACTATGACGAAATTAAAACTGCCGACAATAAAATTATCGTGGCCACTTATGGCGTTGCTGCCGTCGGTATTAATATTCCCCGGATTTTTAATTTGGTCTTGTTGGAACCAGGAAAAAGTTTTGTGCGAGTTATTCAAAGCATTGGACGAGGAATTAGAAAAGCCGACGACAAAGACTTTGTGAACATACACGATATTACCGCAGCTTCTAAATACGCAAAACGTCATCTTACCGAACGTAAACGCTTCTACAAAGAAGCACATTACCCCTTCACTATTGAAAAAGTAAAATACCAATAATATGCAAATACTCACTCTTGACAACTGTATGTTCAGTCTAAACGATTTACCCGATGAAATCGAAGAAGATCTAAGATTCGCTGTGCTGGATAACAGCGACAGCAGTAATCCTGACCATTTTTTTATTCCACTGATCTTTCTTGAAAGTTTTACAGGACCTGCCGTTGTATTAAAGATCGGCGACAACGAACTTGCTATGCCGTTGGACTGGTGCACCATTGTGGGTGATCCCGAAGGCCCTGAAATGGAAGTGCTGCCACTGACCAGTTTGAACGATCGCGGGTTCAGGACATTCTGTTTTAATCCACTAGGCAGTTATAGACCGGAATTCCTTGACATTGATATTATTGATGTGTATCAAGATGTTAAATGGTATTTTCCTAAGATGAAACCAGGACAATTGCTATGCACACCGCTGCATTCTGGTCCCAACCCAACCTGTGCGTATTTCGTCAAAGAAGTCAGTCGTCAAAGCGAACTGGTTAGTTATTCGGCCTGCTGGTAAAACTGTGCCAATATACGAAAGTCCAGATCACGGAGAAACAATTTATGCTAGGGAACCAGGCTCAACCGATCGAGTGCTGGTCTCTATGAGCGCCAAAGCATGGGCGCTAATAAACGAACGCGAACAAGCAGAATTATGGGCCGACATACGAAAGATTGCTGAACATAATACTGCTTTACAAGAAGCCCTGGAACGTGTTAAAGTATTATACTATTTGAGCAAAGACAATGGCAACACTTGATACCAAACAAGAATTGCACTCAGTAAGCGACCGAAGAAAAAACTTAATCAACGAAATAAGAGAAAGTCAACTGTGGGGAGATATTCACCGAGCAGCACTAACCAATCCCGCTTTACAAGAAGCCCTAGAACGTGTTAAAGTAATATACTACTTGAGTAAAGATAATGGCCGCAGCAAAACTTGATATCAAACGTGAATTGGCAGCAGTAGACAATAGAAATTATGATTTCTATGACAATCTCACTGATGAGGAGAAAAAAGCATTCAGTCCATATATACTAATGCGCTATGTATCAAATACCACAGGCGATCGCGATATACAGGAATGGTATTTAGAAAATACCAACGAATTTGTTAATAAGAATCATTGGACACTAAGTAAAAATCACAAAGCACTGCTTTGGAAATTGTTTGCTGCAACTGGTGGCGGATCGCCAACTTATCATCCATACCTAGCAGCAGGCAAAAAAGAAAAAGTCAACAAATTTGAAAATCTACTAGCGGAAATGCATCCTGCTAAAAAGATAGAGGATATTAAACTGTTGGCCAGTCTAATGACACAAGAAGATCGACAAGAACTGTTTGATAATCTAGGGTTTGATCGTAAACAACGCAAAGAATATGAGTGATTTGATCTTGGCACAACCATACAAGTGTGTTCATTGCAACACCAGTTTTATGAAAGAGCGAACTCTCATGGCTCATATGTGTGAGAAGAAACGTCGTGCCATGCAACGAGATGAAAAGCGTGTCCAAGCAGGATTTATGGCATTCAATCGCTTTTGGCAATTGACACAAGGTGCTAAAAAACCCAAGACCTATGAGGAATTTTGCGAAAGCAGTTATTACAACGCCTTTGTAAAGTTTGGCAGTTTTATTAACAATGTCAATCCACTATATCCAGATCGCTTTGTAGATCATGTGATCAAGAGTGGTGTCAAATTGGATCACTGGTGCAGGGATGAATTATACGATGCATATCTATATGACATGCTGAAGATTGAACCAGTGGAAAGTGCAGTAGAGCGCAGTTTGAAAACCATGATGGAATGGGGTGATACACAAAATGCTGAGTTTGCACACTATTACAATTATGTCAGTCTAAGCCGTGCTGTATATGATATACGCAATGGAAATATCAGTTGCTGGATTACACTAAATTCAATCAGTGGAAAAGAAATGATTGGCAAAATGAGCGACGAGCAATTGGAAATGATTGCTCCTGCTTTTGATGTGCCGTATTGGATTAAGAGATTTAAAGAATTACCGGCAGATGTCGCTTTGGTAAAAGAAATTTGTGAAGAGGTAGGAATAAAATGAGATTAGAAGGTTTTGTAGAAAAAGGTTGGGGCCACGAATTAATTTGGGCCACCAACGACAAGTATTGCGGAAAACTGCTGAAGTTTGACAAGGGATCTAGGTTCAGTATGCACTTTCATGCTGAGAAAGATGAAACTTGGTATGTGCTGGATGGACGATTTGAAGTTCGCTGGATCAACACTCGTAATGCCACAACAGATAGTCGCACATTGGTCGCCGGGGATACTTGGCGCAACGAACCATTGTTGCCACATCAGGTAATCTGTATTGAAGAAGGCACCATTATTGAAGTCAGCACGCCAGACAGTGTGGAAGATAATTATCGTGTGGGCAAGGGCGATAGCCAACAGTAATGGATATCGATATTGATTTTGCAGATCGTAATAGTGTGCTGGAGATTATTCAGCACATTCCTGCCAGTCTCGATGGCAGTAAACGACACAACACCGGAGTTTACTGCCACGAAATACCCGTCAACCCTTTAACAGGGTTGGCCAGTATTGATTATCGAACTGCGGAAACAAGAGGCTATTTTAAATTAGATTTTCTCAATGTCAACATATATCGAGATGTTAAAGACAATGAGCATTTAGAACGACTAATGAATACTGAGCCATTGTGGGATCTGCTGGAGCAAGACGAATTTGTTAATTTGCTGTTCCATGTCAACGGACACGGAAATCTACTGCGTCAAACTAAACCAACAACTGTGGAACAATTGGCAGCAGTATTGGCTATGATTAGGCCGGCTAAAAGATATCTAGTAGGGCGAGACTGGGATTCCATAATGCAGGAAGTATGGATCAAACCGGCCAATGATGAATATTATTTCAAAAAGGCACATGCACTAAGTTATGCAATGGCAGTGATAGTTCACATGAATTTAATTTGCGAAAGCATTAGCCACGAGTATTCTTAGGCATTCTAACCAACTGAATGCTTTTTCTCTTTACTCGCTTTTCTGCTATTTCGCTGAGATTCACAGTGGGCCCAAAAATCACTTCAACATCTTTACTGTTAAATGTTTTAATGGCATAACGGAATAGTATCATTTCGTTTTTCAAGAAGATGTTTATGGGTATTCGTCGGTTGCTTTCCCACCACCAAGTTTCACCTAATTCCAAGAATTGATTTTTTTCTTCTGTATCTTTAATTACAGATATATCGTATATGCTGGCCACATAAGAGTCCAAATTAATGATAATTCCTAGGTATTCTGTTTCATTGGATTTGATACAGGTTATAAAAGGATAGTTGTTTCGAAATTGACTGTTTAGACTCATTGATTAAAGAATAAATACCGTTATGCAAAATTTGCCAATCTATTTATATGCCAATCAGTTCGATGTAATATTAGATTTGGATTCTGGCATTCAAGGAGTCAATCGAGTAATGTATCAACGAGACCTTAACATACAAAAAGGCATTAAAAATCGAGTTCGTATACAATTTAAAAACAGCGATCAGAAAAAAATCGCCGTGTCGACTACTGCTACCTATGTGTTCAGCATGTTTGACGCAGTTAATCGTAGACTGCTTATAGAAAAGCCACTAACCATACTGGACGATAGTCAAACCCTATATACCAGTGCTACACAAACAGATATTGGCACTGCATTGAGTTTTAGCGATACTTCTGTGTTGACTATTGGGCAGACAGTTACCGGATATGGTATCGCTGCTAATACAGCAATCGTTGGAATCAATACCAACACAGTTACACTGAACCGCAGCACCATTTTTCCAGTATCATCTTCCACTGCACTAACAGTTTGCACACCTGGTCTACAAGGCATAGGGGAATTGGTTCTTACTGAAAGCGACACTATGGATCTTGACATTAGTGAATATCAATTCACTGTGAAATATCAAGACCCCACCGACGGAACTTATCTTCCTGCTTATGCCAACACTTATTACACTGTGGCAGGGCAATTAAAGGTGATGCAGGACATTTACCCTGTTCTACAACCCAGCCAAGAAGTGATCAGTTTTAACCAGAGTTTCAACGCCGATTCTAATCTGTATGAACACAAGAGTGGCAACATCTACGCCTATCCGGAATTCAACAGCAATGCTGGTCTACATACAGTGGCCATGTATATGACTGGATATCGCGGAACTGTTTATATACAAGGCACACTGGACAATAGTCCTTCCAGATTCGGTAGATATGCTACTGTGGCCACTAGAACCTATAATGGATACTCTGGTATTGATTATGTCAACTTCAATGGTGTGTTTAGCTATGTTCGCATCATGTATGTGCCTGCTGTTGCTCCGGCTGAATCAACTAACAACAATCCTACTTTCTTCGGAAGTTTTGACAAAGTCCTGTATAGATGCTAAAATAGCATGTGGACTTCTCAAATACAATATTATCTCTAATACCAGGCCGTCGTAAAACTACACCCAGTGGGTGGATTAGTTTTGACGCTGTTTGCTGCCACCACAGAGGACAGGCAGCAGATACTCGTAGCCGAGGTGGTATATTGACCACATCAGAGAGCGGGTTTCAATATCATTGCTTCAACTGCGGATTTAAGGCTGGGTGGAGCCCAGGACGACTACTCAGTGCCAACACCAAACGACTTTGCCAATGGTTAGGTATGAGTGCCGATGACATCAGCAAATTGAATTTTGAACTGATGCGTCAACAACAAAACACCTCACCTGTTTTAAAAAGCCTGGCCAATTTCACATTAGAAGATCGAGATTTGCCAGAAGATACTCGCACATTAAAAGAGTGGGCACAGTCGGATCTTGAAGAATCTGTAGTGAAAATGTTTGAGTATTTGATTACTAGGGGCATGCACATAGATTGGTATCCTTGGATGTGGTCTCCTGCTGATGGTTATAGGGATAGATTGATTATACCATTCTATCACGAAAAAAGAACGGTAGGATTTACTGCTCGTAAAATCACGCCAGGTAAGCCCAAATATCTAAATGTGAGCCAACCTGGATATGTTTTTAATATCGACTCACAAACTGCCAACTATGATAGAAAATACTGCATAGTTGTTGAAGGACAATTTGATGCTATTGCTGTGGACGGTGTGGCCATAATGACCAACGAAGTTAACAAAAATCAAGCAGCGAGAATCACTGCGTTAAATAGAGACACCATTGTTGTGCCCGACAGAGATGCCGCAGGTGCTGCTATGATTCGATCTGCTCTGGACAATAACTGGTCAGTCAGTATGCCACCTTGGGAGCCCCATATCAAAGACGTTGCCGATGCTGTATGCCAATACGGCAGACTCTACACAATGGCCACAATATTACATTATAGAGAAACTAACCCTATTAAAATTCAACTACTACATAAGAAACTGTCTAATGCTAACTAAACCGCTCAAGCCCAACTATAATTTTGATGTTCAGAAAGAATTCCTGGAACTGTTTTTAGGTGATGCTGAAACTTTTATGCGTTGTCAAAATATCTTTGACTCGGCAAACTTTGATCAGAAATTACACCAGGCTGCTGAATTTATTAATTTGTATGTGGACAACTATCGAGTCATGCCCACAGTATCCATTGTGAATGCCAACTGTGGAACTGACTTCAAAGCAGCCAGCGTAGCCAAAGAAAACTATGAATGGCTAATGGATCACTTTGAACAGTTTAGTAGACATAGGGCACTAGAACGAGCCATTTTATCCAGTGCCGATCTACTGGAAAAAGGTGATTATGGTCCTGTGGAAAAATTAATCAAAGACGCCATACAGATCAGTCTAAACAAGGACATGGGCACTGATTACTTTGAAGATCCTAGAGAACGGCTAACCAAACTCAAAGACGGTAACGGACAAGTCAGCACCGGGTGGCCCACTATAGATAAAAAACTCTATGGTGGATTCAATCGTGGAGAACTGAATATTTTCTGTGCAGGATCGGGCGGTGGTAAGAGTTTGTTCTTGGCCAACTTAGGAGTCAACTGGGCACTGGCTGGTTTGAATGTGCTGTATCTAACTTTTGAACTTAGCGAAGGGTTGGTCAGTATGCGACTGGATTCCATGACCACAGGCATTGCAACTCGTGAGATTTTTAAGAGTATTGACGATGTCGAACTCAAAGTAAAAATGATGGGCAAACGTGCTGGAAACCTACAAGTTAAGTATATGCCCAGTGGTAAAAATTGTAACGATATTCGTGCCTATTTAAAAGAATATCAGGTCAAAAAAGGTGTAAAACCTGATGTTTTGTTGATAGATTATTTGGATTTGATGATGCCTTTAAGCGTGAAGGTCTCGCCCAGTGATCTGTTTGTTAAAGACAAATATGTGTCAGAAGAGATTCGTAACCTAGCAATGGAGACACAATGTGTTACAGTGACAGCCAGTCAGTTGAATAGATCGGCAGTGGAGGAGATTGAGTTTGATCACAGCCATATCAGTGGCGGACTCAGTAAGATCATGACAGCAGACAATGTGATTGGTATCTTTACCAGTCGTGCTATGAAAGAACGTGGTCGCTATCAAATTCAGTTTATGAAAACACGTAGCAGCAGTGGCGTGGGTCAAAAGGTAGATTTGGAATTCAACTTGGACACACTGAGGATTACTGACCTAGGCGAAGAAGAAAGTGAGCCCAGTTTCCGAGAACAACAGGCTACCAGTGTGATCAATAATCTCAAACGAACCAGTGTAGTTACTACCGCTAGCAACGGAACAGACGATATTGATCCTACTGTAGGATCTGGATTTCGCAAACCAATTGCTAAGGCATCTGCCCAGGCTCCACTGATTCGTTCTATGATGACTAAATTAAATCCCGAAAAGGATTAGAAATAACAATTAACTAGGAACTTGGTGCTTTGTTCAATGGCCTCTTGCCACTGGTCATCAGGATGTGTTAAAAAAACATTCTCAGTAGTGGCAGGAACTATTTGCCATCTATAAGGAACAGGACATTCGGCAAACAGTTTAGGATCTAACATTTGTTTTAACAGTGTATTGTCCCACCACCAATAACCGGCACAGGCTCTAAAATACTCAGGTCCTTGATTTTGAGAAATGGCTACCAGCACACTGATGTCATTGGTTATTCCAATATCATCAGTGAGTTTAACAGTGCTGGCCGTTGACCAGTTTAAACTGTGAACCATATGTATCTTGGCGGTGTTGGTATTACCGCCGTAAAATACAGGATGACCGGTATCTACATTTACACCAAGACTTTCACTGATGTCTGCTAAATCTAATTCAGGACTGGGTCTATTAATCTGCAACCCGATAGCTACATTGTCCCCGTGTGTGGCCATGAGAATAACCGATTGATTTCCAAGATCATCTTTGGGGTTACTGGGATTTGACACTAATAAGTGACCTAAATAATTTTTCTTAATCATAAACATATTTAATCCAAATAAATACTAGTCTATGAAATTAACGCAGATCATTCCGGCTATAGAACTACACAATACTCTTAATCCTCGACTTTGGGCAGGTGAAACCCTACGTCCTGAGGTAAGATCTGCACTAATAAAAATTGCTAGAGAATTTCAAAAATTCGTTGATGTTCCATTCAAAGTGGAAGATATTATTGTCACTGGCAGCAACGCTAACTATACTTATACAGAACACAGCGACTTGGATCTGCACCTCATAGTAGACCTCAGTAGAGTCGAATGTGCCAGGGAAGCTGAAGAACTGTTTGATACTAAACGACTGTTATTCAAACGCGAACACGCAATCACTATACGAGATATACCTGTAGAAATTTACGTAGAAAACCTTAACGAGCCAGTAAAGGGAGCAGTATACAGTTTATCTAAGAACGGTTGGATCACTCCACCTGAACAACAAGATCAACCTGATGTAGACTTTGCTGCTGCGGAACGCATGACTCGCATATGGGGTAGACTAATCCAACGTGCTGTTATACATGCTCATTTACCAACTTGCGAACGATTAATGGAACTGTTGAGAAAATACAGACGCATGGGATTAAACACACCAGCAGGTGAATTCAGCAAAGGAAATCTAGTCTACAAGAGTTTACGCAATAGCGGCAGTGTAGAAGCACTGGCCGTAATGTTGGACCGACTACACGATCAAAAACTAAGTATTAGTCAATAATACCAAGGACTAATACATATGCCCACGATATACATTGACATGGACGGCGTCGTTGCTGACTTTGACGCCAAAGCTCGTGAAATACTAAAAGACTGCGACTTCGATACTGTTGCCGAACGCTGGCCCGATGAAGGTTGGAATCGTATTCGAGATTATCCTCATCTTTATAGATCATTACCTAAAATGCCACAAGCCGACCAACTGATGACACTGGCCGAACGCTTTCGCGATGAACTAGGATGGGGTTTATACATGCTGACTGCTATTCCTCGATTAAATGACGTGCCTGACTGTTTCTGGGACAAAATAGAATGGATGAGAGAATACTATCCTAATATTGCTGTAAGGTTCGGACCTTATAGTGAGGACAAACAACACCACTGTCGTCCAGGTGATATACTGGTGGATGACCGCACTAGCAACTGTGGACAATGGCGTAGCAGTGGCGGACATGCTGTGCAGGTGCGAGCCGGTGAATACGACCTAGCACTGGCCGAATTAGAAGACCTGTTTAAATTAGAACTTCTACGACTAAAGGAAAAGTTCTAATACGAATAAATAGTTCTAAAGCCTGTTTTGTGGCTAAAAAATAAAATGAAAAATTTAAGATATTATATCAATCTTGTTGAGGAAGAAGAATTTAAATTTAGCCCAGAACAAGAAAAATATCTCGGCGGCGCCAATCGCCAAGATCCGCATATCTTGAAAGATATGCCCGGTCCTAAACCACCAATTAGCTATTTTAAAGATCCAGAAGATCAAGCAATAGCAAAACAATTAAACTTTGGCCGACAAAATTTAAATACCGTTACACAGGCATTAGGAGGTCAACCGGGCGAACCAGAAACGTTTAAATCTCGTCCTGTATCGACAAATGCTCCGGTAGTTAATGAGCCGACTGTCCCTGATAATACCAAACCTGCAGCAGCGGTCGATGCTGATGTTGCAACAACTTCCCCTACTACAGTAAGAGATCCAATAAAAGTATCTCCTACTACCGTAGCAACAACACCGCCGGAAAAAAATGAATTTGAATTACAACGAGATGGACAAGCCGGTACAGGTGGGACTGCTCCACAACAAACTTCTCCAACGAAAAAAGTGCCAGCACCAGTTGACGAAAAGTTAAAATCAATTCAAGAAAAACTAAAGGCCATGGGATACAACCTAGGACCAACCGGTGTGGATGGTAGAATGGGCAAGTATACACGCCAGGCTATTGATGATTACAAGGCTGGCACTTTGCCCTCCAACAGTAAAGCAGCAACTACCCTTTCTAAAGAGACTATTGCTCAATTACAAGTATTGAAAAAACAAGCTGGACAGCAAAGAGCAGCAGGTGATAAAGACGGTGCAATAGAAACAGAGCGTGCCATGGCGCAGATATCCACCCCGACACAACCCGGCACCAGTGGAGCGGCAGCACCAGCACCGGCAGCACCAGCAGCAGCACCTGCTCAACCTCAACAGGCAAAAGCTGCATTAGATCGATTGAGTAAACAATTCAAACTTGATGAAGGCTTTAACAAATTAACTCCAATTGAACAGATACAAAAGATTCGTCAAATAGTAGACGAAGCAGAAATTATTGTACCAGATAGATCGGGAGGAGTAGCTCGTGATGCCGGTGCACAGGCCAGAATGCAAACAATGCAAAATGCTAATCCTGCAGTCGCTAATGCTCACAATCCTTTTGGCATAGGTAAAACTGTTGCAGCAGATGCAGCGTCATCCACAGCTGGAAAAGTAGCCAAGGCAGCACTAGGAACAACATGGAAAAAAATAGCACCCGGCGCAGGATTGGCATTTGGCGCACAAGACGCTTATACTCGCGGCAAAGAAGGTGACTGGTTGGGCGCAGGAATAGCCGGAGCCAGCGCTATCGCTAGCTTACTTCCAGGACCAGGAACTGCTATTGCTTTGGGCTTGGACGCTGCTAACATAGCTAGAGATTATGCAGCAGGCAAATTTGACGATGCAGCAGCTGAAGTCACTCCTGAGGTAAGAGCACAGACAGAACAGGATTGGAAAACACTGAAACCATACCTTGACAATCAAGAACTGTTTAAATCACTGTCGGCGGAAGATCAAGCACGACTTACTAAACTAAAACAAAAAGCAGCCGAGCTGGCCCGAGCGGCCGCACCCAAATAAAGGAAATTGTTCGATGTCCAACTCTAAAGAAATGGCCAACCTGAGGGATCGGTTGACGGTATTGGAAAATACTCCTTCCACTCAAATAGTAACCGAAGCACTACCAGGTGCTGGACAATTGATCGGGCAAGGTATAAAACTAGGCGGCAAAGCATTAAAGGGTATTAAGAATTTTTTCACCTCACCTGCAGCAGCATCAGCACAACCCAGTGTGGCTGGCACTGCTGCTCGTACTATCGCTGGCTCACCTGAACTGATACATGCTATTGGCAGTGCAATGACTAGATATACGGCAAATATCCTTTCTCGCCCGGGAATCAGAACTGGGTTTTTATTTTTTAGTGCTATGGACTTTGCTAACTGGAAAAACGCCAAACAGAATCACGATGAAAAAACACAGAGTGAGTTGGAAAAACATCTCGTTCGCAATGTGTTGGGTCTAGTGTTTCCTTATACAACTGTAGCAGGAACAATAGCAATGGAATTATTTTCGCGACGTATAAACGAACCTTTTACCAAAGAGGAAGAAGAATATATAGCAAAAACAGTCGCAGAACTAGACAAAAGTAGTACCCCTCCGGATCCTGGTAAAATTGAAGCCAAATTTTACGAAAGAATTAAAAACGATTACAATAAAGCACAACAACAAAAAAGTTCATCTAAACCAAATACCACTGCAACACCTGCCGCATCGCCCACACCCGGCCCTGCTGCTGCTAACACACCTGCTGCATCAACTCCTAGTGCTACCCCTCCTGCTACAGCCGCTCCATCAACAACCCCCGCAACAGAGACACCGCCGACTACAACAACAGCAGCAACTACAAGAAAAGATCCCGAACTGGACGCACTGCTGAAAGCTGCTGGTCTTTAATCCTCCGCTACCCCAAAGCGTAGCAGAAACATACTGACTGAGGGCTCCCAACGAAAACTCACAGCACATAAATCACTATGTGCTAAACTCCACCCAGTCCAGGTCCATTCACACCAATGCCGACCTACCGAAGTTTCTAACCAAGTCTGTACACAATCCACAGCGGCAACCCAATCCTGCTGATTACCAACCGTATACACACGTGGCCACGGAACTACAGCACGATAGGGCAATTCTGGATGACGATCCCATAACATGTTCATATAGATATTTACACAAGAACGGAACACTAGGCCCACCCAAGCGAAGCGCGGAGCGCAGATTTTTGCGATGATTTTTACAACACCACCATATTATCTACCCACTACACATCACACCCCGCTCACCATAAATATATACTACACATAACAAAGGACCCGCCCACCATGTCACAACCATACAATATTCGTTTCGGATCAGGTATCACTATAGGACACGGTGTTACCGCTGGTGCAGGTGGTGGCGGTGGCCCCGCTCCTGGTGATATTACTATAACTTTTACAGAATTTGATTATCCTAGTGGCCCTCCAGTAATGGGCAGTCTGGAAGATTTTACTGCTACTGTTAGCGGAACTGGTATCACTATAAACAATTCCACTAAATCTGGAGTGGCCATGAGAGGACTGACCAGTGCTAATTTAACATTTGTTGCTGCTAATTTACCAGACAGCACTCCGGGTGGCAGCGGTGAAATATGGACTGCACATTGGAGCTCAGGCAGCACATACAGCACTACTCCAGTTGCTATATACTACAGCACTACAGGATTTGGCGGAGTCCCTTCTATTGTATACTGGATACTGGACCCAGCAGACGGCACATATAACACTGGCACTGCAGGTACATTCAACTGGCCAATGACACTAACAGCAGGAACAACTACAACTTCATTCCAACAATAATATATACTATGAATAATAACAATAACACAACCAACGCAGACAACAACGACGACAAAACACCCGTGCCTGATTCAGCACGTAAACAGCATAAACCATGGTGGCCTAAGAAATAGTCACACACATACCGACCTCTATATAGTGTAACTAAAAAATTACTGCGCAAAATTTTTTAAGGTGTGGTTTGTAGACCCCAGGTTGTTTTTAACCACAGCCGCTCCATGCTGTAATGCACACACAGCAATATGAGTTGCAGCGTAACAGCTACACTCCACCCAACAAAAAAGGCCGTTATGGCCAATGCTATTAGTCTGAATGAAACAATACGTGCAAATGTTCGTATGGGACGCTCTACCATATATACAGTTCTCCTATAATATACAAATGTGTATAACCGGAGATATTTATACATACAATGTGTATGAGTGATACAGCCCGAGGGGTATAGCTAGCCTAAAAAAATTGCTGCGCAAAAGAAAGCAGAGTTGGAGATCTAGATCACCGGGGTTCTAATCTAAGTCGAGTTTTTTTAGGGGTGAATTTTTAGCAAGCAAGTTGTTGTTTTTTTACAACACTTGTGTATGTATACCCAACCCCCCTCACCCTGTTGCCATTACGCCACACACCGGCACCCTGTTGACAGTCTGAGCCACCCGCTGTATTATACACACATGGATACCACAGCACAGCCAACTAAGACAGCCGCTCGCAAAAAGCGTAGCGATCGTAACCATATCATTTACGAGCTGATTGTAAATGGTCTCAACTACATTGGTGTTACTGCAAAGACTGAGTCTACTGTAATGCGTTCAGTGCAAGTCCGTGCTAATAAGCATTGGTATCGTGCGCAGAAAGAAAACAAGGACTGGAGTCTTTGTGTTGCGTTACGCGAGTTGCGTAGCAAAGAAGACATTGAGATCCGTGTGCATGAGATTGTGCGTGGCAAGGCTGCGGCGCATAAGCGTGAAGTAGAATTGCGCCGTGCGATTAAGCCTGTGCTCAATACCGATGTGCGTGGTGATTAAGGCTTTTTAATTGTAATGCGTGGGGTGAATACAACAAGAATAACCGCACCCGCTACGGCTGTTTCCCATGTGTAGGGAATGACATGAGTGGGCCACAGTGTGGCTCCAAACACATTAATAGTCCAGGGTATAATCCACCCTGCCGCTAGTAGCAGCACAGCGCAGGCTACTAGCGTAATTACTGCAACGATCAATTTCAAGCTGACACCTCTGGTAGGTGATCAGTGTCTGGATCCGTTGCTGTAGGATCTCGTTCACTCTTAACGATGTAGCCGGCCAATCGTTGGTCTGCCTTGCGTCGGCTTAGGGCCGAGCCTACAGCGTAGATGCGTGGGTAGTGGTGGCCGCAATAGCTTGAATCAGTTAATGATTTATGGTTGCAGCCTTCACCGGCTCCGATCCATTGGCACTGTGTAAATTTCATGATTCGGTCTCTTCTTCACGTAGCTGTTGGATCAGTTGGTTGCGGGCGGATTCTGGCATGTTAACTATCATTTCTATTCCTGCTTCCATTCCCGCACCGTGTGCTAGGAACTCCATTAGTAGTGTAATTGCCAGTATAGATCCCAATGCCCAAAAGTGGTCACCGGCTAGGTCAAGTCCCAATACATACAGGGTGAATATCATAGTCAACAGTGCAGCAAGCCTTGCTGCCTGCCTGCTGCCAATGTTGATCTGTAGCATTTTAGTGTTTCCTTGTTATGCTCGACGCATGCATGTAGTACGAGCCATTGCTTGCCAGTTGGCAGGAAAGCCGCCGCGCAGGTCTGCAATCTTCAGCACCATACGCAAGCTGAGTTCGCGCAGTCGGTCCTGGTTTGCTGTAATAAACTCAACGATCTCGTCTTTGGCAATATCGGTGAGGTTGTCTCTATCATCCAGCATGCCGCCCTTTACGATCTGCCGGATACGCAGGATTTTCTCCCTGTTAGTATCCATCTGCAGGTCAATATAGTGACAGCGTGACTCTAGTGCGTCCAAGTGATCGCGCAGTTTCTTGCTCTTAATGTGTTCAAACTTGATATTGGTGATAAAGATGGCACTACCGCAGAACTCAAAGCGATTAGGAATACCTTCGCTTCTTAGGATGCGACTGTCAGTATTCCAGCTGATGAATCGCCGACGACTTGAGTCCAGTGCGCCTTTAAGGATGTTAAGGCTAAGGTCCTCCATAAGGATACTGTCGCAATCGTCAAACACGACCACATTGCCTTTCGCTGAGAATTCAAACAGTTTGCCGTATAGACCAATCGCTGACATAGCGCCTTTAACGATCTCAAACTTGGGTTTGCGTTCGGCTAGTTTATTGAACAGGTCGTCCTTCTGTAGTACTGCTTCAACATTATGGCTTTTGCCCACGCCTGGAGGACCACTGACGATCATTGCGCGGATATCGCCCGACTTGACTGCCTTAGTCATTTCGGTAAGGATATCAAAGCGTTCTGCCAGTCGTGTCAGGATCTGTTCGTCTGACTCTTTGGCCACTTCGCGTTCGCGTCGTTTGATAGCTTCGACATCAAACTCAAGTACTGTGGAGCCTTTGCTGGATTTTGCTGTTGCCATTGTGTGTATTCTCTAGTAAGTAGTAGCGTAGTATACGATTATTTACACAGGTTGTCAAGCACTTCCTTAGCCAAATCAATATCCTCGTGGCTTTGGATTTGTTCGTCGTAGTGTGCGGCAACCATCAGTTGGTATACTGTGTAGGCTGGGTCGCCGTAGAAGTCAATCACTGTCCGGATTTCTTCTTCGTTTTCACAGTCCCACAGCGTGTCAGCCAGGTCCTGTTGGAATTGGGTCAGTCCGTGGATTTCCATACTGGTCCTTTCTTAAGCGGTTTGGAACAGTTCGAATTCCTTACGACCTTTTGCTGTTGGTGCATTCAAAATGCGCACATTCAGGGATTCATACACAGCATAGAACTTCTTCAGCGCAAGTTCGCCTGCATCCTTTGAAAGGTTGTCTGCCAACACAACCTTATTGATAAAGGTATAGTTAGGGTCTTTGAAATAACCAGGCACTTCTCTTGCAAGGACGCTGTCAGTCCTACGGTCAGTTCGATTGGTTAGGAAAATTGCATCGCCGGTTGGAGTGGATACATTGATCAGTTCGATTGCATAATTGTTCATTTTAATTTCCTTTGGTGTTTAGTTGATTATTCAGCACCGTTGAGTCGGTCGAGACGAGCCTGGAGTTCATCCTTGCGGCGTTCCTGATCAACGAACAGTTGGAACATACCGTAGAAGGTAAAAGCCAGCAGCGCCATACAGATACCAAATACGATTTCTTCGCCGGTAAACCACAGGGTCAACGAGCGTAGCAGCATTGGCACAACAATGACAATGGCAGTGATACCAGCCATCTTGACGATAGCGCGAACTTCTGGACTTGGAGGACTAAGATGTTTCATTTGATTTCCTTTGTGTTTCAGTATGTGTGTAGTATACCTGATTGTTCAGGTGTTGTCAACCGTGTTGCTGTTATGCCACACGCTTGAGATCAATGTCTACACCGTCAGGATCGGTGATGTAGACGCGATCGATGTCCGGATGAGTGACCAAGCCCACGCGATTGACGAAGTTGGTACGCTCGTCAGCAGTGGTAAAGAATTGGCTCCACTGGTGTCCGTTGCGGAAGATCCAAGTGACTTTAAAGTTATCCATAGCGGTCCTTAGACTAAGGTATCTGCTTCAGGCAGGTAAGCGATTAGGTATTCGTCGTCGAGTTTCGAAAGCAGCTCTTCTATGGCAGTAGTGTCCCTGTCTTCCAGGTCACACTGTATTTGATAGATCACTCGATTTACTAACTCTTGTTTAAGGTGTGCTGTTTTCATAGCCGCTCCTTAGGAAATAACGACTTCGCCGTCCTGGTCAATTTTAACTTCGTCGATTGGCTTATTGGTGTCAAACGATCCATCATAGATCAGGATTTCTTTATTGGGATCCAACTGAGCCAATACGGCAATCAATTCTTGTGCGGTCATTGTCTGCTCCGTTGCGTTCATCATGTTCGTAGTATAGCGAACTTGAAGGGACCTGTCAACCCTGTTGTGCTTATGCCACAGCCACAAAGGTCCTGCCACGCAGGTCAATGTCCAGTGGTGTCTTAAACTTCTGGACCGGGTCTACACCGTGTGGTACATACGCCACGGCCTTGGCACTGCGGCTGCCGGCCTTGTAGTCCTCAAACACATAGACATGATTACAGTCGCCCGACCCCTCTGGCCAGGCTGTGGTCTCCAGCATGATCTTCATGCTGACACCTCAGTCTTAATGTAGCCGTATGGCACGCCAACCAGGTAGCAGAGATACTCGTCATCGCCGTCGCTGCCTTCCGCTTCGTGTATCCAGCGGATGGCCATAGCGCGGTCTTTGGCGCCCTGGGCGATGATCTTCTCAACCCTTGCCTCAAAGGCGTGGATAGCCGCGTCCTCGTCAACCCGGCGCTGGAGATCGTTGCGCTCAATCACTTCCTGCAGGTATAGCATCTCTGCCCGGAACCGAGCCAGCGACCAATCGCTAGTGTCCGTGCCGCGTGGGCGGATGCCGTGTGCGTCCTTGTACATGTCCCACCAGGTCATAGCAGCCTGCTCGAGCGGAGTGTACTCTTCCCAGGATTTGTAAGTGTATTCGCTCATTGCCTGCTCCTTGTTTGCGGTGTCCATGTTCGTATTATATGGCGTAGCGGGGACTGTGTCAACCTGTTGTGTTTTTACAACGGCTCAATACTTGACCACGCGATCCACCTGGGTCAGGTATGCCCAACTGTCGCCGTAGCCAATGCCCGGGCGACCGTTTTTGACATCCTCTTCCAC